GAAGAAATCTCTATGAAAGTAGATGAATTACAAGCTGCTCTTGATGCTGAGCAAGAACAAATTGCTATCTTAATTTCTGCAAAAGATGCAGCAATTACTGGATTAACTGAATCAATCGTTGCTTTAGAAGCAATGGTTGTTGAAGGTGGTACAGCTGAAGCAAGACAAGCTATTGTTGAAAAGATTGCAGCTATTAAAGCTGATCTTGAAGCTACTGCTTAATTCTTCTTACAAAGAATTAAAAAGCCCTCAATTTAAGAGGGCTTTTTTATTTCTATTAGTCTAGAGATGTGACCTTTTGGAATCTAACAGCATCTGAAGGATCAAGATAGATTTCAGATTGGAAAGTGTCCTTAACACGCTTCATAGCTCTCATCTTATTTGTTTTAGGATCTATATCAGGAACTTCTTGAGCTCTCTCATGTAGATCATCTAATAAAACTAATGTACGTTCATCATTCATAGTGATTGTTCTCACCACCTTGTTGATGTTAAAACTGTCTCTGAATTCTTTAAATTCAGGATTTTCTGGTGTTCCAGATACAAGCTCTTTACGAGTGTAGAAAAATTGATTCATTTTATTGGTTTTTGGTTTAAATAATTCCATTACTTTTAGCAATAGGTTGTCCTATATTTTCAAATCCTTTCTTAATGGATTTTGTGACTTTCTTTACCACCTTGCTAAGTTTACTTTTTGTTTTCTTCTTTTTACTTTCCATATTCTAATTCTAATATTTTACCCACAAGATCAGACCTGTGGTTGTGTTTGAGATTTATATATTTAATCTCTGGAATCTTTTTAACAAGAGATGTGATGAAACTTAGGCCATTGAACTCATCTCTAATATCCTTTTGTTCATTGTCCCCATTAATTATAATCTTACCATTCTTTCCTAGTCTTGTAACAATTGCTAACATCTCTGCTTTGCTTAAGTTTTGAGCTTCTTCTACAATCAATATGTCATCAATTGTTTTTCCTCTTATAAACTGTACAGGCATTGCGTTAATCTTTTTAGCAGTGACCATTTCTTCAACCTTCACTTTATCATAACACTTCATAAGGTTTTCTTGAAATGCTTCTAAATAAGGATCAAACTTTTCATCAAGACCTCCTGGAAGAAATCCAAGACTTTTACCCACCTCAATAGCAGCTCTTGTAATTAGGATTTGATCACATTGTTTTTTAAAAAGGAAATCTAAAGCAACCTGAGCACTAACAAGACTTTTACCACAACCAGCTCTACCAGTGATGATAACAATCTGATTCTCAAGGATGAGTCTTTTAGCTTCTTTCTGTTCTTCGTTTAATGTAATTTTATACTTAATATCTTGTTTACGTTCTCTGTTAGCTTCTTTCATATTTAAGTTTTAACAAAGATAACTATTTATCAAACTTGTTCCTAACTTCTTCTATTTTATCTCTAACAAAATCAGTTACAAAACCTCTTGTTTTAAGATCGTGACATTCTAAACACACTAACATTATATTTTCTTCTTTAAGTTTGAGATCAGGGTATTTACTTTTCTCAAGAAGATGATCAAACATATAAGAAAGTGGCTCACTACCAAGCCACTTCTTACAGTTTTCACAATTGTGTTCTTTTCTCTTTCTCCATATATCAAGGAAGAACTCTTGCATTTGTAAAATTTGTGCTGAATCATCGGAAGTTTTCCGTTTAATAGCTGAAAATTTTACATTTTTAAGGGCCTTTCTTGGTTTGTGCTGAAAGCAGTATTCACTTTCAGCGTTCTTTCCACATGTTTTACATTTCATATTTCAATTATATTTCCAAATGATGTAAGTCCTAGATCAAATCTTCCATCATGTACACATGAAGCGTTAGAAAAGATTGTTGGTGTTTTTGAATAATGAGAGATTCCTTGGTTATCACATCCTGGAGAATCATGTATGTGTCCAAACAACATCACTTTAGGTTTTAATCCCCATACAGCTTTCATAAGAGCACTGTCTCCACAGAATTCAAGCATTCCATCTCTATCGTGTGAAAGATCTCTTACACCTTTAGGAGGACCATGGGTTATAAGAACATCTACATCTATAGGAATATGTTTCCACGCTCTACCAATAGTTTCTCTACTTTTCATAAAAGCCCATTGACCAAATGTAGGAGTGTAAGGACTTCCCCAAAACTTAACACCATCTATGGTGGTAGCTGCATTCTCAAGATAGGTGATTCCTTCAGAATGAAAATCTGCTGGTGTCACTCTGTTACGTTCTATAGATGTATCATGATTACCTGCTACATAAATTTTATGTTTAACAGGAACATCTTTATACCAACCTATGAAAGCTCTAACTTCTTGTTCATTCCTAATATGGTCTTTATAATTGGAACAATCACCAGAGTGTACAACAACATCTACATCTTTAAATCTCTCCATAGGAAACATCTCATGGTAACCATGACTATCACTAATGTGCAATATTCTCATTTTACTTTATTATAGGTTTTAAATGTTGCCCTTGTATTATACATTTCAATTAAAAAATTGATTTTCTCTTTCCATTCTTGATAGACCTTCTTCTTTCGTTTATCAATCTTAGCTCCCTCATCAAAGAGTTTTTCGATTTCATCATGAAGATCAACCAAATTAATGTATTGCTTCTTGAAGATGTTAAGATCGTCTTCATCAAGCTGTAATATTAATTTTCCCATCTGCAATGTTTGTTGTAGTTATGAATTTAGGATCGATATAAAAGGTGTTATTTGAAGAAGTGTTCAAATCTCCTATTCCTGTAGAACCAAATCCACCTTCTCCTCTTATAGAATCATCTAATGATGTGACTTCCACAAAGGTGGTAGGAAGGATTGGCATAAAATAGATTTGTCCCACTCTATCTCCTACAGCATAAGGAAGTGCTTCATAAACTCCTCCTATAGAATTGAGTTTCATCATCCATTCTCCTCTATAATCAGAATCAATTATACCTGTAGAATTGTTCATCACCCATTTGTGTTTAGTGATGTTGCTTCTAGGAACTAATATTCCCATATAGCCCACTGGTATTTCTGTTGCAAACCCTAATCCATAGGTAACTATTCCACCATATTCTGCTGTTACACTTGTAGCATAAACATCAAAACATGCAGCATGCTCACTCCCCTTTACAGGAAGTTGAGCATCAGCATGCATTTTTTTAAATTTCACTTGCATTTTCTTCAATTTTTACGTTATTAATTTTGTTTAAAATTTGTTTTACAATGTCATTATAGAACTCTTCATTGTCCATTAACATTCTTTTGAAATCTTCAAGATCGTATTTAACTTCATTAATGGTCATTGTCTTACCATACTTTCTACCTATCTCAAACTCGTTAATCAATTCCATTAGTTCTCCAATCTTATCAATACCCTGACCATAGATGATTTCAAAACTAGATAGTCTATATGGAGGACTCATCTTGTTCTTAATTGCTTTCACCTTGGTGATATTACCATAAGTTTGATCTCCTTCTTTAGCAAGACTCTTGGAAACTTCTATACGAACATCTGAATAAAACTTAAGAGCATGTCCTCCCTGTGTTGTGGTGGGATTACCAAACATAACACCTATCTTTTCTCTATACTGAGAAATAACAATAACACAAACATTGTGTTGTGACAAAGCACCTTTAAGCTTTGGATAGGCATTTGAATTAAGCAGGGCTTTCTTACCAATAGAAGAATCACCCACCTCACCATCTAACACTTTCTTAGGAATTAAAGAAGAATCTGAATCTATGATAATAAGATCAATGGTTCCTGTTTCAATCATTTCCATAGCAATGTTAAAACCTTCCTCACCACATGATGGTTGAGCAATTAACATCTTGGTGGTATCAACACCAAGAGCTTCAAAATAATTCTTATCAACAGCATGTTCACCATCTATATACAGAACAACACCACCTTTCTTTTGGCATTCTGCTACAGCATGACCACAAATTGTTGATTTACCTGAACCTTCCCATCCCATAAGTTCATACATCTTACCTTTTACAAATCCACCTGTTCCCAATGTAATATGATCAAACCCAACACTTCCTGTGCTGATAAGATCATAATCACCAGTTGTCTTACTATCTAATGTAAGAACAGTACCTACACCATAAGCTTTATTTAGCTTATCAAGTGCATCTTGAAATTTACCTTTGCTCTCTGGAGCTTCTTTTGCTTTCGCCATATTGATTGATTTTTAGTCTGTAAAGTTAATTAATTATTCTCGTTTTGACAAAAAAAAAGAGCCCCAAAATGTAGAAACATTGGGGCTGTATTCATCAATCATCAAAAACGAAACAAAAACAATATTATTCTACAGCACATGCACCACCTGCACAACTTGCTATCTGACCAAATTCTACATTATCATCTATCTCCATAACTTTTGTCAAATCTAAGGATTTTAAATGACCTATTCTAGAATTATATTCTTCTTCTATAATGTCCTCAAAAGGAGCTTGTTTGTATGAGCCTCCAAAATATGGTAGTACAGAAAGACCATTGTATGATTCTCTAAAATTCCACATCCATTCTCCTACAGATTCCCATTCATCAGCTTTAATAGAAATTGTAGCACTTACATTATGTGTATTATCACCATTAATATGTCCTGGTGTGACCCATTCTGTAGCAAACTTCTTAACACGTTCTAATGTATCAATAGCTGTTTCTGTTCTGAATATAGAACCTTCAGGTGCTTTAATAGGAATTCTTACACACAATGTATCTTTTGGTCTAAGTACATCATCTTCACATAGTTCAGGATGATTCACTTCCATAAACATTGCTATGTCTTCATTCTTGTTAAAACGTACAGTTCTTAAATAATATGGAGCATGCCAAGCATGAATACCACTAGCAGTTCCTAATACACAAGATGTTGTACCAGAAGGTTTAATACATGTTATACGAGCTGCTTCATTAGTTCCTATTATAGCTGATATTGTAGAATTCACCACCTTAGCTGTGTTAGCTGCTATTTCAAGATCTGCATCAAGAATCTTTCCTGAACCAATACCTGTCATTCCTATTCCTAATAAAGCATCCTTGTCTGTAGTTTGTTTCCATATAGGACGTAAGTAATGGAAGTCTGTAAATCCTGCTTGTAATGTACCAAAGAATGCTGATACAGCTACACGATCATTAAGATCTAGTTGATTCACAACATCATCTACATTTATCTCGCATAAGTTACAGAATTGGAATGGTCTAAGTCCTATTTCACAATTATGTACAAACACTCCTGAAGAAGTAATAAAATTATCATCTTTAGAGGAAGTGATAATTGCAAAATTATGAGTGCCTTCTACAGTCATATCATAAACATCTTCTCTTCTTTTTAGAAATTCTACAGAAACCACTTTATGATTTGCTAACTCTGCTAGATTTTCAGCAAATTCTCCAACGGTTTCAGCTTTCATTTCTTTAAGTCTTCCTTTAGAAAGAAATTTTACACCACAGCTGTCTAACACTTCTTGGTAAGATAATTTAGCTCTTTTTTGAACTGTTCTTTCAAAACAACGCATTATCATCTCTTCTGTAGTTAAACCATTACTGTTAGTATTGTGTTCTCCTTTTTGACGAGATGATTGTTTTTCTGACCATTGCCCACGTGTTTCATAAGACATTTTATGAAAAGCATTATTTGCTCCTAACATATGTTGTCTATTGTGTTCTAATGCGTCTATAGCTTCTAAATTCTCAGGTAGGTCATTTAATCCATTTCCATCTTTATGATGGATGTGCTGAGAGTCATATCCTTCCTTAATGATGTCATAATACTGAGCAACATGGGCATATTGAGCAATGTCTCTACCTGTGTTAGATTGAATCATTCTATAATTCCTATCACTTCTTTTGTAAGAATTGAAAGGCATCAATGATGTTCCTTCTACAAGTTGTTGAGCTTGAACATATTGTCCATTTCTGAGCATTATTCTGTGATCAGGAGTACATGTAAAACTGCTACCATCATCAAGAATAACTTTAACAAGTTCTGCATTTTCTCTACTTTTCCAAACTTTTGAACAGTAAGAAGTTACCACTTGTCCAGTTTGAGCTTGCATAGAATATACAGGTCCCTGGTATCCTTCATCACACAATTGTTTAATTGTTACAGCATTACGCCCATCAGCAGTTGCTACTAATGTACTTCCAATAAAACAACAAGGGTTAGTTCCCCAATCTTTATTGTTAGTCCAGTAGATACCAGGTTCTCCAGATCCAGAAGCTTCTATTCTCTTCCAAAGAGAAAAGAATTCTGTTTCTGTAACATTTCCTCTCTCAAGAACAGCAGAGTTATTAGCTCTACCACGTTGTTCATTTATTTCCCACCAATTACCATACTTACATGTAATCATTTCTTCATCATCAAGGCTAAACAATGCAATCATAGCACTTCTTCTAATACCACCTGCTAACACACTGTTAGCAATATGACACAATATATCATGTGCTTCTATAGGAGATAGGTGTTCTCCTTCCTGTTTTCTGTCTAAAATAGCTTGTACATGTGTGAGACAAAGTTTTAATGGTTCAGGACCAGGAGCTTTACCACCTGCTGTAATCAATCTAGCACCTTTCTGTCTAATAGCTCTGAAATCAAATGAAGGCATAAACTTACCTTCCATATAAGCTTTGAACAACACCTTTACAGCATCAGCCCAGCCCATAATAGAATCCTCAATTAGATAGGTCTTTTTCTTACCAGGTTTTGTAATAGCTGGAAGTTGTGCAACATGATGTTTCTGTACAGAATATCCAACACCTGTTCCTCCTAATAGCAAGAACATGGTCTCACTAAAGCTATGTAAGCTATCTATAGGAAGAAAACAGCAATTGTATATTCTTGCATTGTTCACTTCTGCAGCAGGACCAGCAAACTGTAATGCTCTCATAGAAGGAAGGACCTTCTTCTGTCTAATGAGTTCAGCACTTTTAATAATTGCTTCCTCAAGGGTGGGGTATTTCTTGATCATCATATTCTGATAACGATCAACTATTTCATCCCAAGTTTCTCTTCTCTTCTTCTCTGGAATAAACTTTGCATACTTGCTGTACACAGTTATGTCAGATAGAGCTTGTAATCCTAAATCCATAATGTTTTTGTTTTAGTTAAAAAATAAAGGGCTGTAAATATACAACTTACAGCCCTTACAAACCAAATAAATTAAAAATATTACTTAACAAAGTTTCTTACAGCTGCACCAAGATCTGCATCATTACCATGAAGGTTAACCAAACAAGTTAACTCTTCCTTCAGATACATAAGTTTCTCAATGTACAACGTAGCATCCATAAGTTCTTCTTGTAAGTGCTTAAGATAGTTGTCCTTGTTATTTGTAAACAAGGTGGTACCATACTTAGTAATACCTATTTGACTTCTCTCATAGTATTTATCTATTACATCATCTACTATTTTGTCTCTCATAATTTTTCCTCCAATAATTTAAATGATTCAATAATAGATTCTTTTTCAGCTTCTGTTCTAATTTTATAAGGATCATTTCCTAAACGTAGAAAGGTTTTATCATCTTTAATTTTCCACCAGAAGCCTGTAACCTCGTGTAAAATTTCTACATGGATTTTATGCTCATCAAATATATCAAATAGACTTCTAGGAGAACCTTCCATCATACTTGCTATCTTATCATCATCTATTCCCTGTTCTCTTACATAATTTTTGAAATCTTCAGGAAGAGATTCATCTTTAAGACTTTCTAACATCTTCTCTAAAAACCATTGTTTTATAACAATGGCTGTTTTAGGATGTTCTTGTAACAGTTCTAACATTTTCATAATTTAAGGTTTTAATTTTAATTCTGCAGTTTTCCACCAATCTCTTTCAAAATCATATTGTGTACAAGTGAGATCTTCACCTGACTTAACACATTCTTCAAACAGATAGGAGTTTTTTGCACTTTCCATTTTGCAATAAGCAATAGTTTGGTCTACACCAAAATCAGCAATAAGCCTTACTAATAATTGTTCGTTATACATATTGTTTAATTTTATTAAGGTTTAAAGATTCTTTATCAATATTAAATCCATCCCAAACTTCCATGGTGTCATCAAACTCTACACCAAGTTTTTCTTCCCAGTATTTCTTAAGATCTTCTGTCTTATTGAAGACACGATATTGAAGAGAGATTTCATCTTTATGAAGTCCATTCTTGAATAGCTTTACAATCTTTGGAAACTGTGCTTGAAACTCTTTGGAAGTTTTAGAATACAATCCTTCTTTAACAAGAAGAAAATCACTCTTGAATTTCTCATCCAAATTATACACAAGAACAACAAATCCTTCTGGATAGTCATAATCATCTATAATTTGATTTGTTCTTGCATATTCTTCATCAAGAAAACTACGAAAAGCATCCATCTTTTTTGGTTTAAAAAGAGCATATACAGCGTTTTGATATTGCACATCTCTTTCTTCATCCTTTATATACCCATTTATATATCCATTTCCAAGTAGTCTTTCTCTGCCTATCTTTAATGTAGGCATTATGAATATACTTGTGATGGTCTTTTTTACATCCATCAATTTCCTCCTTTTACATTTACTAATCCGTTATTAATATAGTTTCCTCTGCTAATGTTCCAAACATTATATTCAATAGCCCACTTAAGATCTTCTATAAGCTGTTTAACACCAGGATAGATTCTTCCTTTATGTTCAAATCCCTCATAAGCATTTGTCATATCAGCAAGATCAAGTGTATAGATCAATGGATTGAAATAGTTTGTACTATCGCATACAATAAACTTTGGATAGAGAACATAATATCCATAAAGTTCACTTTCCTCATTGATAGTCATAGATTGTGCTGCTTTATAATACAAATAGGCCTGAATATAAGCTCTTCTGTAAAGATAGTATTCTTCATAGAAATTCTCAACACTCCATGTACATTTAAGATCGTACACTTGTATTGTTCTTTCGTTATGATCTATAACCACCTTATCCATCATGCTCTTAAACAAATGGCCATCTACACCATATCCTTCTATCTGGAACTGATTATTGATAGTGTAACGTGCACTGTTTACAAGATTTATCACTTCTGCAGTAACAAAGTTGCTTTTCAATTCTGTCACAATATTGTCAGCATTTGTGACATCTTCTGTTGTAACCACTGTAAGACCTTTACTTCTCACTTCTCTCATTTCCTTATAGAAGATTTCAGCATCAGAACCTACAAACTTAGCTAATACAGCATCAAACTTGATTTTGAATCCTGAATCTGCATAAGCTGCTTTGCAAATCTCTTCAAACTCTACACTAATGTTTCCATTCTCATCTGTGTTTGCCATAGTGTGCTTATATAAAGCCTCTACAAAAGCTAACATTAGCCCTGTAGGAGCACTTGCACATGTAGACATATAAAATCTAGCATCAAATTCTTGTGGTTCTAACAACAAGGTTTCTACCACTCTGCCTATAGTGGCAGCTTTGTTATCCTCATCTTCAACTCTTTCATTCAGTATATACTTTTTGTAATACTTCTTTCTGTTAGTTGAAAACTCCTTAAGACTAGAAGAACTATCCATTTGGATAGCTCTGTAACTCTTTTCTGTTTTTATCATATTTTTTGTTTAAATGCGTCAATAATATATGGAATCATTGCTCTAACTTCCCTAGGAACTCTTTGGAAGAAAAATCTTACATCTATTTCATAGCTGTTTCCATTAATGTCTGTTCCTTTTGGATAGATTAACCAGAACAAATGCTCCTGATTATCGTATTGTATTTTTCCTTCATACCAGTGTTCAACAAAAGATACATCTTTGTTAATCTCAATTTTTAAATCGTTACTCATTTATTAATTTTTAAATTTCCAAATATATCCTCCAGCTGTTTTAGATAAACCTGCTAGACAATTTTAAAATCTTTTTCTTTTCCAGAATGAATATTTATAGCAAGAGTACATCTCCTTAAATTAAAATATTGAGCTGCTTTTGTTATAGATTTAAATTCCATGTTAGTTGGTATATGTAAAACTTTTAAAGGTTTATTTTCATGTAATTTACCTACACTTTTACCTTTTTTAGATTTACTTATTTTTTTACCTACTTCTGCTGGAACAATTTTACCTAACTGAGCATTTTTCATTTTTAACTTAGTTTCTTCACTATGTTTTCTTCCTTTCATATTTTCTGAATGTTTTAATCTGATTTCTTTACTTGGTATATACCCAAAGGTACCTTCACCACCATCTGTAATATTAGCTAGACATCCTGTTTTGTATTTTATTTTACCATAATAAGCTATTAGTTCAATCTCTTTAGATTTTATAACATTTATATCATTAGATTCTAAAAGAATTTCATATATAAAATTAGTTTTAGAAACAATATTTTTCCAAATAGAGTTTCTTTTATCTTTTTGAGCTGCTCTTTTATACTTATACTGTTTATTATAACGTGATATTCCAATATAAAATACTTGGTTAGTGTCTAATCTGACATGTTGATAAAGATAAAACATACTATAGAGTTTATAATATAAAAGTAGACCATATTTATCACATTTCCAAATATATGATTAACTTTTTTTACGTAATTCTTTTTCCTTTTTAGTCTTAACATCATGACAGTTTGAGCACAAACACTGAAGATTTTCTTCTTCACAAAACAAACGTTCAACAAAACCAGCTAAATCAGCTGAACAATTAAGAGCCCCCACTGGGATCTTGTGGTCAACATTGATCTCCTTGTCAGGAAACCATTGTTTACATTCGTTACACTGATATTCAAACTTCTGCCTCTTGAGAGGTCCTTTGTAAGTTCTTCTGTTAGCCATCTTACATTGTGTAATAGGTTTCCAAAATCTACTCTTTTGTCTTAGTCCACTTCTAATAAAGCTCCAGAAAGCACTCTCTGTTAGTGTGCCTGCATTTCTAGTCTTTAAGGTTTTAGGTTTAGCAACAGCCTTTTTTCTTTTTGTAGTCATAATAATAAAATATACCCCAAATATAGACATAAATGGGGTATATTATTTTAATTAATCGATGTTTTTGATTCTATCTGCAATTTCTGAATACATTTCTTCAAGAGATGCTGTAATTCCTTTTATCTCTGCAATAGAAATGTTAGGAATGTTAAAATCATACTTACGAGATTCTGCTACAAATCCTGCTTGTGTTCTTTCAACCAATGATTCCAATTCGCGAACAGCATATTGATCATCTAATTCCAATGTATCAAAGTTAAGATCGTGAAGGATGGTTGTAGACTCTTCTGTAGGAACAGTCATCAATGGAAGATATTCATAACAACGACCTTTGTATTCACCAATACCAACAACCTTCATTGGGTTAATAAGAATCAACATAGATGTATCACCACATCCTACATAGTTGATATGATCAGCTGTGAAATGTAATCCTGCAGCAGCACAATCTTGTGTACTCCAGTTACAATCACTCATAGGCATGTTTACAGGAACACCTACACGAATGTCAAATGTTTTAGTCCATGCATCTGTATAACGGTTATTCTTCATTTGAGGAAGTTCCAAATATAAAGCTGTAAGGTTACCTACTAAGGATACATTTGAAGCTCCTTCAAATTCAAGATCTTGTAAGAAATAGAAATCGTTAGAATCTTTCCATACATTCTTTTGAGAAGGATCTTTCTTCCAGATAGCCTTAATCTTGTTGTAAGAATTGCTTACAAAATCTACAAGGGCTGTATCATCACATAAGCTTACAACATTCCTAAGAGCAACAAAGAAACCTTGTTTTGTTATTCTGAAGGAATTCTCTTTCAAGAATCTGTACAACTCATGTGCAACTTCTGCTCTTGGATTTAAGCAACACCACATAAAGAATCTTTTAAGACCTTGATAGCTTTCATTATACGGTAGTGATTTCTCTATCTCATCATTAGATATTCCCATGTTAGAATAAGCACCAATGATTGTTAAGAACTCTTCTACAATGATTTGTGGAAGACTTCTACTGATACCTTTAAGATATACAGTGTAACCATCTACAACAAAATCATTAAAGTTTGAAAGCTCATCCAATCCTTTTTGGATAGCTTTCATTCTGCTCACTTCAGCATCTCTTTTCATCTTGTCTTCTCTAACTTCTTGAGACATAACAAGAGTGAATAAGTCTGCTTCATTGCTAGCATTCTGTGCTGCTTTGAAATCATCTTGTGTAGCATTTGGTTTGCTGATGATTTGACCATCGTGTAACACAATAGTCAATACATCATTAACCATTTTAAGATGCATGTAAGGTTTAAAATAAGGAACATACTCTTGCTCATCACTAAAGTTTTGAGTACCATCCCATTTGTAATCATTTTCTTCCTCATCAAAATCATTCTCAATCTCCCACCCATCCTCACAGTCACAATCATCAACCTCTTTTTGTTTTTCTTCCAACTCAAGTCTCATCATTTCGTTCTTAAGTCTTTGTTCTTCTAATTGTAATTTTACTAATTCTTGTTTGAACCAGTCAATGCTAAAATTGCTCATGTTTTTTTGTTTTTAAATGAAAAATAAAAATGGGGGCTTTGTACCCCCTAAATATACTAAAAATTATACATAATACCAAATTTAATCTTGTAGAGTTTCTACAACATCTTCAGTTAATTCTTGCTCTAAAGGAGCATCTTCTGTAAGTTTAACAGTGTAATTCTTTAAATTAACTCTATGTCTGTTATACTTCAAAAGATCAATAACAACTTGTTGTAAAGGATCATCACATCCCCAACTTTTCATTACACTGAATACATTCTCAATGAATGGGAACTTCTCAAGAATCTCTTTAACCTCTTGATAAATAGGATAGACTTCACCATCAAATAGATCTTTAGCTTCAGCTATTTCTAAAAGCTCACTGAATATAATAGCTTCTGTATCTGCAGACATATATCCAGGATGATAAAGATCTTGATATTTACCAAGCATTACAATTTTATTGTAAAGATCTTCAGAAATTGATAACATGTGGTGATTTCTTTGAAACACCGATCTGTTCTTCTCATAAAGCTTCTTTACTAAATAAGCTGTCACTATTCTCTTAAATGGTTTGTTGTCTCCTTTCATAAATTTATCAAGTTTTATCCAGTTGTGTAATTCTACTTTCTCTAAGTTATTAAGTTCTCTTTCAGAGAATATGATGAACTTAATGTTCTTACGACATTTATTAAATGCACCATATAAACGATCAAGCACATCTTTATCAGCTTGAGAACCATAAACATGTAGATATGGTAGTTTGTGAGCGTTCTCTAAAACATATGTTGTAGGAACAAACTTACAATTCTGACCATACACATCTCTTTCTAATGGAGAAGCTTCTTTACCAACGATTTCACCTTTAAGCTTTTGTCTTCTTACACCAGGCGTGCCTCCAGAAACACTAATCTTCACTTTCTTCTTACTGTCTATAAAGGATTGAGGAACCACTAATGCATCAAGATCTTGCCATTCTTTATTGTACATCTTTACAATAGATTGAAACTCCTTAATAGCAGTTCTCCATAAAGACTTATCAATGTTCCTAAGATCTAGAATATCCATGTAAGTCTTATAGTCAGTAGCACCTCTTACAGAACCAAGTGTAAAAGGTTTACCTTTTCTGATAAGTAGAGTTTGCTCATTCCATGCTTGAGAAGCAATGCTCTTTAGATAGTCTTTCTTGTTTCCAGAGATTCTTTCATCATAAATGTAAATGTCTTTAACTTTGTTGTATTGACCATATCTTTGTATATCAACATCCCAATAACTTTTACACTCTCTCCATTTACCACGCTCTATTCTAAACTTAACATCAAATTCACCAAGTATGTATTCTCTAACTCTATGAAGTTTTTTCATGTTAAGAACGCTAACATCCTTAAGCTTTGGTTCGTTAAATTTTATTGTAGCAAACTCTACTAAAAGTCCTGCATTATATTTAGATTTTAGAATAGTTACATTTCTATTTGTATTAGAATAATAATCCATGATAGCATGTATATCATCTGTATCTTGCACTTGCTCATTATACTTATTTACAAAGAAATCAGCAAGTTCAGAGATTCTCTTAAGGATGATTTCTTTACCTTCCTTGGTATATCTGATAGATTCTCTATTTGGAGTTGGGAAAAGACCATCTGTAAGACTAAATCTAAGAGCTACAGGAAGTTGAATAGAATCTATCCCAAGCTTCTGGAAATCAATAGGATAGTATACATTATCTAAACATAAATGTAAATAAGATTCACTAGCTAATTCAGAGAATTGAAACAATTCATTCCTGAATATAGAAAAGTTATTATCTACAAGATCGCCACAATCAAAATATACATTCTCAAAATAGGCCAATTGCTCTCTAATCTTTGTTCTAAAATCGTGTCTGTCATAATAGTTTACAGGAACAATCACCTTAACACCATTATCTTCTGTTGTAGCTTTTTCATACAACAAGTCAATTGTGTTTGTGTCTTCTCCTTCATACATCATATACTTACGTTCTATTCCATCTTTTCTACATACAAAATAGAAACTAGAACTGTAAGCTAAAGGAGCCTTGAAACCTAGCATGGTTTCTCCTTAGTTTCCTAAGGCATGGACTATATCATCACCCTATAATAGGGGCTGGACGCTTTTTCATATGGTTACTAACCCATACTACTTCCTGTTATTAAGCAGACTTTACTGCTCAGGTAGTCTCTAAACGTTCTACAGATGTATCTGTAGCTTCGCTTTTGATTGTCTTGTTAAATTCAATTACTTTGTTATACTTTCTTTGTAGGAAGTAATTACAATCACCATATAAATACATAATAGCTTTTTGAACATCAGCTTTAACTTCTATCCAAAGGATATAGTTCATAATAGTTCTAACCTTTTCAGTGATGTAAGGCTTTTCTACTTGTAAATGTTTAGCTATCTCTAACAGAAACTCTTTATCTGTTGAAGAAAATGCTAATACAAGTTTAAACCTATCCTGATGAGGATTAGAAATACTATACGATGTCTTTCTTTTGTATTTATAGCTTTGTTTTTTAAGAATTACACTACCATCACCATCTAGAAATCCTCTAATAAAATGAGGAACCATTTCAGGAGATAGTTGAGGAAATTTCATTCCTTCTTTACTCTTTCTAACACCACATCCAAAATTTATTAAATCTTGACATAGTTCATTGGAGCTAATGTTAACACAAACTTGAGGCTGATAGCCTTTCTTTATACTAGATGGAGTTTTAACTGTGTGTTTATGTCCTCCTGCAGCAGCTAATGATAACTGATCTAGAATATAAGAGTCTCTTTCTTGAACTCCTATTCTAAAATTAAGCTGTCTGTTTCCAGGTGGTTGATAAACTGATCCATCTGCATAAATAAAGCCTAATATATAGGCTTTATATTCTGTGTCAATGTTCTTAAAATAATTTGCATTGATGTTGTACTTGTATCCCATAAGAATGATATGTTTAGGATACAAAGTAACTAAATTTAATTTAGATTTCCAAAAATTCATCCAGTTATTTATCCACAAAATTACTTTTGTAGCGGGCCTAGTTTTGTTGACCCATCATTCCTAATTCTGTATTGCTATTACGCTTTGTGCTCTTGCCATACTTACTAATGATGTTTCTTACATCATCAGCATCTAAGCCTATACCAAAATCTTCTACAGCAAATTCTAAATTATCAGAACTTCCTGCTTTAAAACTAACAACTATTGGTTTTGTTTGTCCAGCTCTTCTGTGACTATCTAGTGCATTAGATGCACATTCTCTGATAGTTGAACCGATTGAATCTGAATAGAGATTCTTACTTAACATCTGCATAAGGACTTGTGCAGAATCTAAGTCTAATGACATACCAATTGAGTCTTGTGATTGTCCATCCTGTAGAATGTTTGCTTCTGTTTGCTTTTCGAGTATCATATTTTATTTTTTAGTTTTTTATATTGATTACCTTTAAATTGTTTTTTACCTTTTTGCAAGGCATGATTTTCATTTTCTTCTTTACTTACCCATTCTAAATTCCAGACTTCATTACATTCTTTATTACAATTTATATGATTTACTTCTGGTTTATTTTCTGGATTATATAAAAAATGTATAGCAACAAGTCTATGTACTGAAAATTTATAAGATTTATCAGAATGTAACTGTACAACTAGATAACCTCTTGAGGTTTTAAAAGGTTTTTTAATTTTTTCATTAACTTTTCTAATTCCTTTTTCTCCAGTTTTACTTGTATGTATTGCAGTTCTCTCTAATGAAAGTATATTTCCTTTATTAGATATTTTATACAAACCTTCAAATCCTATTACATCTTTCCAGATTTCTAAGTCTTGTTTTTCTAAAATCATGATTTATTGTTTTATGAATTTTAATGTAATTAATGCTTGCTTTGAATCTTCGTACATTAGTCTATCTTCTGGAGTTGTAAATATGTCTTCTATGTTTGTTATCTTCATCACTCTTGTAGCATGCACAGAGTTTATAAAAGCTTTCCATAAACACTTCATTGTAAATCCTTTTTCATAACGCCTAGTCAACCATTTATTCTTTCCTTTCTCTTCATCACTATATCTCAACCAAGATTTATATTCATTATAAACTCTATTTGGACCTCCCATTGGATAGTATTGTAATGTACCACGACCATTTCCTGCATACCATCCAAAACTTAAATGATTGCCATCACTAACAGCAATGAAATCTCCTGGGACTATTTGTCCACCGTATTTTAATTCTCTCATGTTTTTTGATTTAGAATGGCAATTTTTCTAGCCATTCGATTGTAAAATTGTTGTTGTCTTTTAATATTTTGTTCACCTTACCAAACACTCCTTCTGTATCCCATTCTGTTTGCTTATATGCTGCAGAAGCTGGGTGTGATGTTGTGAATGACCATTTGAAAGGTCCTACATATTTCTCATACTTGGAAGCATCTTTCCCAAGAAATATTACAGGAGCACCTTCTGTTTCTATACATTCAAAGAAGTGTTTAATAAACGGTTCCCAAATAGCAATATGTGATCCTGCTTTATTGATCTCTGTAGTGAGAGCAGCATTCATCATTAACACACCTTGTTTAGCTAAGTATTTAACATCTGGTGTCTTAATGTGATTAAGATCTAATCCATTATATAATTCTCTTTCTATGCCACCATAGAATTGTTCTAGAGAAGGTTGTAACTTATCTGTTACAGAACAGCCCATCAAAAGACCATCTGCTACAAATACACCATTCCTTTCTGTGTGATAGGGACACATTCCCATCATCACAACTTTCAATTCATCTAAAGGAGTTTCTTTAAAGCATCTATACACATTAGAAGAGAGAGGGGCAATTCTATGCCCCTTTCTACTTCTTTCTTTTAAATGCGCATATATCTTATCACACTCCTCACTTTCAATAAAAGGTTGCATTTTGTTATGCCAGCTTTCATGAAAGAATTCTTTAAACAGTTCCCATTTCATATTATGCATTTATGTTTTCAAATAAATCCAATTGTACCAATCCACTCTCCATTATTTCTATTTGAGGCATTGGTTGTGTAAGAATACCACTTTCGTTTACAAAGAACTTGTGAGCACTCATGTGTTTGTCCATCCATAATGCTGGATGAGAATCCTTCATAGCAAATGTTGCATAGTTGTACAACTCCCACATAGAACCTGGAGCACCATAATCATGTGTAGGAGCTTTAAGTTCTCTACTAATGATGTTCAACTGTGTAGATGTAATGATTTGCTCTTCAAGGAACAACCTACCAATAAGCTCAGCTTTAGCTCTACTAGTGATCTCCACTTGTTTCATAGCATCTCTTTCTGTTTGCATTCTTCTAAATGCTTCTCCTGCAGACTTAATGTATTCTGATATAGCAGAAGGAGTGAAATCTTGTATCTCTCCTACATGCTTTTTCTTGAATGCACCCATATCACCACTCACACAACCATTCTGACAAATGAATATGCGTGTACCAATAGCAAACTTCAATGTAAGACTCTTGTCATAAGAATTCTGCCATCCAATTTGTAATTGCATTTCTGAATCTGCTACATTAGCAATAGAAAATCTACCATTGGCTATATTGCCATTTCTAGCTGCAGAATATGATTCACTATCTAATTTGAATCCTGCATTGTGAATACCATTTAATGTAAGATCAATAAGCTGTTTGTGAGAAACAGGCTTGTAGGTCTTTGTCTGTTGTGGAATATCAGCATTGATCAATATGTCTTTTGCTGATACATAACTTGTTGTTTCCATCATAATATTTGTTTTTGTTTTAAATAATCTTCAATAACTTGTAGGCCATAGTCTTTAGCAAGATCAGCCCAATCTTTAATTCCTTCTGATAAGAACTTCTTTGGAACATTCAGATAGTCAAAATCAAACAGTTTTGTAATCTGTTGTGAATTTGTAACACCTGCTACATCAGAATCAAATGATAGGATTTGTCTATCAGAATTAGCTTTAAGATATTCTACATTCTCTGGAGAAAATGCACCAATTCCTTCATTTTGCACAGCACAACAGCAAGGGAATATTTTCTTCATCACCATATAATCCTTCTTACTCTTGTTAATAAATGCAACAGGACAGTTTTTTACATCATCAAGTCCATCCATCATTGTAATAGGAACATTATTAGGAACCCATTTATTCTTTCTATCAGCAAATGGTCTGTATATTTTCCAATGACCATCATAGAAATAACCAAATCTCAACTCTGTATCCTTTAGGAAGAACAGTTGTTTGTTGAAATAAAGTTTCTTGATAGAATAGATGTTATTATCCCTAAGATCTTGAATGTCCTGATAGTAGAGATTCCAATAAGCAAGTTCTTCCTGTGTAAAAGGTCTTGTTACCACCTGAATATGAGAATATCTCTTTCCAAGCTCTTCTGGTTGTTGATATTCTGCTGTTATTTTTTTATACTCTCCTGTAGGTTTTCCTGATATACCAAGACCAAAATCACGATCTATCAGTTTTAGTACATCATCAATGGTGTGAAGATTGTATAACAGCTTTACAAATGTAAAACAGTCACCTTTCTTTGTACCATCTGCAAAATCTACAAATGACAACTTTCCATATCTATTTCCTATTAGGAAAGAAGGATTGTTCTCATTCCTAAATGGAGAATATGTAACAGCATTCAACTTCCAACTCTTATCAGGCATATACCATCTGAATATATCATATTCTGTAATCCTTTGAAGAATAGTCTCTGGTGTTAATGTGGTTTTCTTTTTACCTGTTATCATTGTGTAAATATAAAACCCCCTCCATTTCTGAAGGGGGCTATTTTAATTATTAAAATTAATAATCAGCACCATCTTCAGAAATAACTTTGTCTGAAGCAGCCATGTTGTCTTCAGGATTGTATTCTTTAAGGTCTTTAAATACATAAAAGTCTTTACAACCATATTCACCAGTTACAGTCAATACAAATCTCTCATGAGGTTTTAAGTCTTTTGATTTTTTTGTGCGTAATCCTTCAACAATTTTAGGATTGTTAAAGTCTAACAATCTAAATTGCTTAATTGCATAAGCAGGAAGGAATGCTTTGTTGTACACACCTTGATATTCTTTAGTCTCATCTTCCTTGATAACCGTTTTGATTGTAGCAAGAGCAACAATGTTTGTGCACCATTCACCATCAACTTGATCTTTAAGGTCTTTAACATTTCCTTTCATCAATTTCTTCCAGTCTAACTGTAATGTAGTTTCTGCATCACGATAGTCAAGAGCTCCCAACCATGTGCGTAAGAAGTTGTAAAGATCTTCTTCACCAACATAAGCAACTCTTGTTTCTCTTGCAGAAAACCATGTAGGTAGATTGTTAGCATCATCAGCCCAAGAGCAAGAACCAATAGAATTGATATATTGCTTCTTTGTATTGTCTTTATTTTCTCTTTCCTTGTTCTCAAGGAAGAAAGAAACTTTATATTTTTCAGAACTCTTAATGTTTTCTAACCATACATCTATACGAAGTGATGTATTACCATCTTGACTTGTTCCTAAATACTCAACTGATTTAGAATCTTCTTTAACTTCTATACCAAGGACTTCTTTATATTCCTCAGCATCAGGATTAATAGCTATAACTTTTGCTTCAAATAATCCTACAGATTTTTTAAACTCTGTTCCTTGTGATTGTTCTTTCTTTTTTCCTCCGATGTTACTCATTGTTTTCTTTTTTAAATTGTTAATTAATTATAATACTCGTTAATAGTATCCACAACGATTTGTAGGTTGTTTGGGATCTTAACATCCTTAAACATACCATCTGGACTCTTAGCAGGATATTTCTTAAATCTGTTAGTTACAAAGTTATAACTAACAACACCATCCTTTGCTTCTTCAACATGCGTATATAAACATATTGTGAAGAGTCCTTCTAAATTGATTTGATTGTCAAGCATCTTACCTGATGTCTTCATTTTATATCCTATGATTTCACCACCATCCTCAACAGTTTCAGGATGTGTAAAATAGAACACCTTTAGATCATCACGAAGTTTACGAGCTTCTCTAAATAAGTCCACCATATCCTTTGCAAGAATAGTGAATTTTGTAAATCCAATCTCTGTAGCTTTTTCAGCCATTCTGAAAGCCATCATGTAATTGCTGTCTTCAATAACAACATTCTTGATGTGAAGAGCTTTCTCAGAAATAGTTTTAAGCAGACGAGTGATTTCTACAATATCATCCACTTCTTTGTAATTCTTGTTCTCTTGATTGTACAATTTATCAGCACCTTTGAAAGGAAGTTCCTTCTTAGCAGTGTTGATAATGTAGGTCTCTTTTGGATCTAAGTTTTTGATTGAAGTGCTCTTACCTGTACCAGTAAAGCCAACAATCCCAATTAATTTGCTTGCCATAATTTATTTTTTTATTTATCCAAAAGTACGTTAATTTCCTCACTTCTCAAAACAACTTTTGATTCTTCTAGTGGATTTTCTGGATTGTTTTTATACAATTCAAAGATATTTTCCACCTTTGCTAGTGAGTAACTTCCCATTACATTTTGACCATCAACATGTAACATATACCATGGTTCTTCTCCAATTTTTGTTTCTCTAATAATCTCTAGTTTCATAAATAATTGATTTTTGATTGGTCTAACATTGATAAGCTTTCCTTAATTTTTTTGAGTTCAGGCTTCTCATTTAAGCAGAGTATATGTAAATCTGCAATCTTTCCGTTATAATCTAATTTGATAGCTCTATTTAGTATTTGTGAGCTTTCTTCTGCATTGTATGTAAAATTCAGCAGAATAACGGAATCAAGAGAATTGTATGTAACCCCCACTTTACCCATAGCAGCAAGTGCGAGATGATTATGCTCACCTGATTGAAAACCAGTGAATGCCTGATCATTTTTTGATTTACTGTGATATGAAGGAATACCAAGACTGTCAGCAACTTTTGCTAGTCCTGTAAACACAATCACTCTTTTGTCTTGTAATTGATTAAGAAGCTTCTTAAGATGGTTTGTCTTACCAATAGAAGATTGTGACAATCTATTCCTAGCTAATGCAAGGTGCATATAGGGGCTGTTCTGTCTCTTTAGATTTTCAATCACCCAACTATAGCCAGAATACTTTTGCTTCTCTGATTTAAGCTTACCTTTCTTATCAGCCACCTTTATAAGATCGTCAAGTTCTACTAAATGTACAGATATTTGATAATCAGCAAGAATTCCATCTTCAATACCCTGTTCTGTTGTATATGATGCAATTTGCTCCATATTCCAATATCCATCTGTTTCAGAGCTAACAGTTCCTGATAGACCAAGAGTGTATGTACAATTGTTCATTATATCATGAGCATAATCACGTTCATTTTCTGAACAGCTATGAAACTCATCAATAACAAACATGTCAAACTCATATTGTGTATATTTCTTTAACGAGCTAAAGTTTACATAGGTGATGTTGGGATTTTGATATCCCCACAATTCACGTTCTGCTTCCCATGTTTCTCTCAACTTGTTATCTGGATAGGCTATTAGGATTTTAGGATTGTAAGCAAACATTCTAAACATAAGATCGATTGTAGTTTTACATTTACCAAACCTCATTGCAAGATTGAAATAACCTCTGTCATAAGATTTGTAAAACTCTACACCTTTTTCTACAAACTCTTGTTGTAGCTGATTTTGTTTTGTCATAAGCATTTAATTGTATTTCCTTCACGATCTTTTAGTTCTACTATTTCAAACTTGTTGTCATAATAGTTACAAACATCTTCAAAAATAACTTGAAGATTTCCCCATTGTGGAAGATATTGTAATAGTTCCATAATAAGTAGGAATGGTTTGTGTTTACTATGGTCAAACTTTTCCATATAGAAGTTATAGATGATGTTAAAATCTCTAGTGCTCTTAAAATGAAGATATTGTTCTTTTGTCATTATCATTATTACTAATTAAAATTGTTAAGGACCAAAATAGAAATTCAAAATTAACAGCTACATAATCATCATATTTGTCAACACTGTTTAAAACAGAGACTGTTGGTAGCAACACTATTTGCCAAAAGGTGTCTTTCTTGCTTGGTAGGGTGTTAAATAGTTTAGCATTTACGTTCATGTTTAGTTTATTTGTTTAAAAAAAAGGATTTACTTGTTACACTTTCATAGTCTGAATCATTCATTTCTTTCGCTCTCTTTAGTTCTTTAAATAAACCAAGTTCACCAAGAAAACCAAGACCTATTCTAAGATCATCAGAACCATAGCTATTCTTAATTATTCTAAGACTTCTGAAATACTTAGCACCAAACTGATCTTTAAGTCTTTCTAGGCTATATCCAGAAGGATCTGCCACCTTATACCTAATAGGATCAAACAATGCTAATACAACATCAGCATCGTTCTGTGTGCTTGAGCTTTCACTAAAGTCTTCTAGCTGTGGTTCTACATCACCATTCTTAATCCTCATAGGATTAGAAATGCTCCTGTTAAACTGACTAACAACAACAGGTGTATACCCAAAGAAATCTCTTGCATATCTGAGCTCATCAGACATTTTATCAATAGCTTCTTTCTTTGTTGGTTGGTCTTTTGTTGTCTTTAATAGTCCTATATGATCTATGACAACAATTGTTGTTTCATTAGGATCGTTAGGAATATAAAGTTTGTTATACCCATCTTGCTCAATAGTTCCATTCTCAAGAGCATGAGCTTTTAATTCTTTTGCAATACCTACAGGATTCTCTGGACCATCAATGATCTTAACAATATCACTCACTTGATCAATATAATCTTCATACATTAAGAAAAGATCGTGTTCATCATGATTCATCTTATCAGTCCATCCTAATAGCTTATTAACAGGAATAATAATTCCTTGGTCTATAAAGATCTTTCTAGCCACCCATTTAGCAAACTTGTATGTTTTAGGACGCTCCATTGATCTGTATATAATCTTTAGCTTTATATTTGGAGTCTTCTGATTAATATACCAATCAACTGGATTGAGAACAAATGCATCATCTATAAAGGATGTTTTCCCTGAACCTGTGTTACCACCTACAAGAAAATACATACCCTTTCTAATGCCTATATGCTTGTTCAATCTGTTAAATCCCATGGGTATACCATTGTTGTTTCCTGATAGACCTTTTTCTACTTCTTTTCTTAATTGTTCAAAACTCATATGTCTGTACCTCCTATATCTGTTGGCTGTTCAACAACTTTTACACCAGCTTTAATCAATTCAATGAATGGTTCAAACGTTCTTTGGTTAAGATAGGTGAGACTGTTCTGCATAAATTTAAGCTTGTTAGTCTTTTCTATTACAGATGTTTGTTTCTTCTGTCCTATTTCAAAATTAAGAGCTTCAATCAATTCATTTGCTGTGTATTCACCTTCTTCAAGGATGTTGTTAAACTTTGCTTTACAATCTTCCTTCTTAACTCTAAGGCTTCTTGTACCACTAAAAGATTTTCCTTGATAGCTAAATGTATCAGTGCCTGGATATGCTTTCCACCAAGATTCAAAATTAACAGGATCTGCTTTCTTCTTTACAATCTTCTCAACTGTAGAACTCTCTTCCATAAAACTGATCAATTCCTTACCTGTAAGTGTAAGTTTCTGATCTTCTGTAATAAGACCTTTTCTATATATCCCTTGGTAAAGAGCCTCCAACTTGGGAGACTCCTTACAAAGAGCTTTAACATCCTGACCATCAGCTATTTGGAGAACCAAATAAACATGGTCTAATGTAAATCCACCATTATGTAATTGATGAAACTTTTGAAACGTTATGTTCTTCATAGTCTTTTATTTTATGCTCTTTAACGATAAATATGTTTGCTGGTTTTCTATTCATTTCCTCAAACAATTCCTGTTTAAGAAGTTCTTTTTCTTCTAGCAAATATATAAAATCTTTTTGAGCCTCATGGTCAAAATCTTGTAAATTATACATCTATTGTTCTTTTATGTAAAACAGTCACTTCTTTTTCTAACACCTCTATATTAAGATTTTGGAAGTGTTCTTTTGCTTTAGGTAGTTCTTTTTCAGTGTACACCAAAGCTCTTTCTCTATCCTTAGATATGAAGAACAGAGGTGCATCATAAACATTTATTACACTGCAATACCCTGTAACATTTTCTAATATTGGAGTGGTTAATTGATATTTTTTCATGATTTAAGTTTTATTCAGCAGCATAACCAAAGAATAACCATTGGCCATCTTTTTCTGTTGTAGAAGGTTTGTATGTAATTTTAGCCACTTCAGCATTTCCTTTCTCAAGCTTCTTTTCCATAGAAATAGTTGTACGATATTGTGTCTTTTCTGTATGTGCTCTAGCAGCTTTAACAGCATCACCTTTTGTATTATAAGAACCTATTTGTCTCTCGTTATTATAATCATACACAACGTATTTCAAGATCCATTTCTTTGTACCAGGAGTTACAATATGCTCCACTTGTGTTTTAATCTTGTTGTTGTTAGTTACAGGTTCGTGTGTACAAATAGCAAAGCAATCATACTTGTTTGCATCATCTAGTTTTTCTCTAATGAAACGACTAAGATCTTTCTTACTTGATTTCCATTCTTTAGTAATATCATGAAATCCTGGTACTGTACTGATTGTTCCATTGTAGCAATCATGACCATATTCACTATATGCTTCATCTTGCAACCTTGTAAATACATCTTTTGCAGACTTACCTCTGCCTCTGTTTTCAAATTGACATGTTCCCATTGTTATATGTTTTTGATTATTATTAATATTGTTACAATTGCAATTATTGCCACAAGGGCTATAAATGCAAAAGCCTCAGAACTTTCATTCTGAGACTTCTTTTTGCCTTGATTTTCCATATTATAACGTTGTGACCTTTTCAAACACATCAAATGTGTCTTTAAGACCTTCATCAAATTTGTGTATAAGATTTAAGAATAATTGTAATTCTGCAATTTCATGGTATTCAAAGTTTTTACCAATCTTCTTTTCAAATCTAATACCATCCTCATCATCTTCAGCATAATATAAGATTTCATCATTCTCATCTAGAAGAGTGTAATTTCTCATAGGAAACTCTACCACTAAGAATTTGTAAGTGGTCTTGAACTCATCAGAGCATAAGATCGTGTAAGATTTCATCATCGTTATTTGTTTTAGAGTTATCAATACGTAAACCAAATTGCAAATCAAACCAGCCAAATATACTTTCAGCCCTTGATTTATTACATTTAAATACTTTCTTTATAAGAGGAAGAGCATAAGCTTTCAATTGCTCATGTTGTTCATCTGTCATTGTCCATTTTGAATACCATTCTTCTGTCTTGTAGGCTTCAGCAATAGTTTTACCCACCATAGTGAGTTGATAATCAACCAAATGATCTGCTATATTAGTGCGATTTATCTTGTTCATATATACGCTTTTACACGCAAATATACGAAATTAATACTTTTCTGTAACTATTTTTTCATAATGTTTAAGAAAATATATAATCTCTTCAGCAGAGAATGTGTTTTTTTCATCATACACAACACTATAGTTGTTCTTTCTACTAGCTTCAATTGGTTCACCATCAATCTCTATTTCATCCACCCATGGTAAACCATGTGGACCTCTACTTACAGTCATGCAATCATTCTTGTTCTTGAAGACTAATATGTCTCCAAATATTGTTTTGTAATTTAGCATTAGAATAAATTTAGCTGGTTTGGATCAATAGTGACTTTCCTCTTCTTACCTTCTGTTAGGATTTTATGTACAATCTTGTTTGCTCGCTCTATGTAATACTCATAGTTGATGTTGTCCAAAGGATGGGATGGTGTTAAATGATTGCATACATGCATCACCCATTCACCTGCTTCCACTTGTGCTACATCAGGAGCATCTGTCTGACATTCAGGATTCTTCACTTTAAGAAGCTTTTCTCCTTTGTTAGATACATAATAACGAATGAGTTTGTTATAAACTGTCTTGTTACCTGTATATCTATTTATTCCTTCATAATGGAAATCTTTTGATGCTTTCTGTCTTAAGCAGAAATCATAGACATTATTATGAGAGCGAATAGTATCGTCAATAGGTATACCACTAACAAAATATTGTTCAAGAGCAATTGGGACAACCCTTGCGCTTTTGTTTTTATGAAGTTCGAAATCCGTGAGGAAATCACCTTTCTTTTTAATTTCTCCATCTGTTTTAATTGCTATGTAATCATTTACGGTTGAAAATATAATCTTTTGATAGTCTGTACGCTCAAGCTCATAAGATGTTAGTTCTTGCCACCATGTATTAATTGCTTGCATTATTTCTAATTGCTCCTTCTTAATCATAATGGTTACACCATCTGTATTAGCTGATATAACGTGAATACCTCTAAGTTCATATTGCTCAATAAGCATCAACAAAGACAATTCACCTGTAATAGTGGTGAACATTGTAAGCTGTCTGTCATAAATCCAATTCTGCATATCAGATGATTTACCGTACACAGAATTAACAGCAAGCTTGAGAGCACCAACAATACCTCTGATCTTCTTATCCTTCTTGGCTAAGGGTTTTAGTTCTAGTCTTTTCTCAAACATCTTTTTATAGCCAGCCAAGAATTCCTTACCCAAATGATAGGGGTATTTACCGTTATTAATAATAATAGCAGGATAATAACTAGACACATCCCAATCAATAATGAGAACATCATCCATAGCTTCAAAAATTCGTGGGCTATTCTCCGTATGAAGCCCTCCCTTTGCAAAAGTGTATACATTGTCATAAAAGTTTATTGTTTCTTTAAAATCATCTTGAAGACCAAATGTCATTTGTTTTATTCTCTTGTGGAATGCTTTTAGTTCTGGAGTTATGAAAGTTACATAATCAGCTATGCAATGTTTAACCTTCACTTCCTTTCTAAAGAATCCTTTCTTTGGAAGATCAGAATATTGTAATCTCTTCTCTTCGCAATAAAACTTCTTAATCATTTCATCTCCAATCTTTGAATCTGAATAGTTCATACATGGAATACCAAACTCTTCCTGTATATCAAGTCTTAATTCTATTTGGTTGTTACCTTTATATAATGGATGTTCGCAATCACCAATTGTTATTTTATAGAATTCATATGTGGCCATAACATCATTCTTACAATAATCCCTGGTGATCTCTCTTTCTTCATCAGTCATATTGATTTTTGTATGATGTACAGGCATTTCTTCAATGTTCTCAAGGTCCATTTCAAACTCCAATCTTTTAAGACTAACACGTCTGTTCTTGTTGTCAAAGTGGTTTATTTTGAAAACATCTATTTGTTTAAAAGAAAGATCTTCTTCTCTATATTCAGGAAATACATCATAGTTTGCATCATGTATAACATCTGCAGCTTTCTGTGCTATTATAGATGTTATTTCTAATGTACTACGATCAAACCAATATTCCTGCTTCCTTAAGATCCACTCAACAACTTGTGAATCAAATCGTAGATTGTTGTAGCCCACCCAATAATGTTCATTGTGTGATTCTACAAATCTTATGAATGTATCAAGATCGTTTCTCTCTGAGCTCACTTCAAACTCAAAATACATGTCTGTGTGTGGATCATATACACCAACAAGAAACATTTCTTGCATAGTTTCTATGTCATAAATTAGTACATTCATATTATTCAATTGATTTGATGAACTCATCACCTTTTGTAATGAGCTCCATTAATGTGTTAATAGAAGTGGAGGATATAACACCTTCCACTTTCCTGTTGTTCCAGTATTCACTGATTTTCTCTCTAGGAATAGCATTCCACTGTTTTGTAAATGAAGAATAGTGAAATAAAAAATCGTACAAATTTTCCATTTTAGTTATGTTTTATGTGTGAATTGTCAGGAATGCCCTGACGTTAAAGATATGAATTATTCATTTACAAGTTTATCAAATACTTTTCTTACTGCCCACTTAACTGTTTCCCAAACAATTATTATAATTATGATTTGTTTCATCACTTATTTTTTAATTGTTCTCTATACCATTTAATTGCATCAAACCAAGCACCTTTTTTTGCTGATATAATCATCCCTTTAAGACCATCATATAACTCATCATAAGAATAATACTCTTCAGCACATTTCTCTATTTCTTCATCTGATATCTCAGGTGGTTCATTTAACCAATCCTGATATTCTTTCCATTTATCTGATAGAGACTTAGAATGTTTTTCTTGCCATTTAGCACCTTTAATAAAAATTCTTTTTTGAATACTGCTATCTGGAAATAGTGATTCAGCAGCTTCTTCAAGAGTAGTTTCTTGTTTAGGTTCTTCTCTATTATGCCATCTCATATGACTTGGTATATCAAGTTGTTGTTCTAACTCAAACATTTCTTTTTCTGTATCTTGTTGGGAAAGTTGTGAATTTAATATTTGAGCATCTAAAGAAATATATCCTAATACTACATCTTTAGTATCAGTTCCCTTACTACCAAATGTTTCTTGATAGTATTCTTTTGCTGTTTGTACTTGTCCTAAAAATGGAGGTAGTTTACCATGTTTAAATGCCTCTTCTATTTCAAATCTGTGCATTTCTTTGGCTTCATCTACAATTCTATTAATTGCATCTGACCTATTGTTCCACCCTAATTTTTCTATTAACCATTCTATTGATGTCATAATTAATCTTTTTTAAATGTTTTAAATAAGGAATAGAGAGGGGCAGCTACTCCCCTCTCAATGTTTCTACTTCTGAATATGCTGTTAAATCAGCTAGCATTACAGCAGAAAGTTCATTTTCGTCTATTATTCCTTGTGTTTCCATAAGAAACAAACCTATGATACTGAGACCATAGGGTGGCAGCCAGGGTTGGACTTGAACCAACAACATGCAACCATAGAGGATGTGTTAACCATTTACACATTACACACTACCTGACTGTTTGAGGATGAGAAGTCCTCTGTGTTGTAGTGGTTGCTGTGTCCATTATTTTAACTGCATTCCTTTCTCAAGGGAACAACACGTACAACTATAACTTCCCTGTATAAGTTGCCAATACAGCTAGCTTACGATCTAGAGGACTGTTGCACCTGTGCAGGAGAAGATCTCCATTCTGAGAGGTGTTCCTGAACTTACGATCTACTGGCCAACGTAGCTAGTTAGCTTAAAATCTTTCTCCATTTCTGTTGAGACTCCCATGTATTGTTTACATAGTCATTCACTTCTTTCATAGCAGACTCTACTGTTTCAAAGGCTATAGACTTACACCCTACATGTACAATACAGCCTCTGTTTAAGAATTGAATTCTAATTTCATACTCTTTAAGAAGTTCTGAATTGTTTGGTTTGTACTCTTCTTTTAGTTCAACTGGTTGAGGCATTGATCTCATTTCTTGTGCATCATTCATATTTATTTGGTTTTATTGGTGACTAAATCTAGTGCTTTTTTTACATATCTTCTTCTTTCAAATTCTTCCATAAACCACACTTGAGCATGGGCAGGTTTATCATGTATATACCAAGGAAGACCAAATCTTCTATTCCATAGTTCAGGATAGTGTTTTATGTTTATGTATGGAAATTGATATTTACAGAAGTGACACAAGTAAGTATCTGGATATATCTCTTTAGAGTTTTCATCTAGTTTTTTTAACATCCTTTTGTAAACCCATTTTCTAATAAATTTTGGTACATTCATGATTGATAATTATTGGTTTAAAAATATTGTTATTATATGTAAAAAGATATAATTTGCACAAAGTGTTGTTTTTTATATCCTTTTGCATATAATTACTTTTTCCTTCGTATAAATGTATTCTGAACACACTTATTCCAACGTTAAAGTGTGATTTATGCTACATTAAGGGCTAAAAATGCCATTAATGACTGATTTATCCCACTTTAATGTGTTATATGATACCCAAACGGGTGCATTCTTGCTCATTATAAGGGAATTATACCTCATTGGGTACAATTTCTGTTTGTTTCAATAGTTCCTCCATAGAGAAAGAAGAATCGTTGCAATCTTTTATCATCTGTAATAACAATGCTAGATTTTCCTCTGTAAAAGCAAATCTGTCAGCTTTGAAATACTCATAAGGAAGACAACAATCATCTAATGCTATTTCATCAAGATGTACACCAAGTGTTTTAGAAGGAATGCTCCATACTGTATATATAATGTGATAGGTCTTTCCTTCCTTAATCCATTTGTTAGCAGGAATCTCTTTAGGTCTGTTCTTGTCACTAATGCAAATACATTCTATACTCATAATTATTGCTTTAAAATAAAATAGCCCCTACAAAGGTAGAGGCTATTATTAATAAATAAAAATAAAATTAGTTACAATTAGAACTTAATTTTGTTAATGTAACTGAGATTCTTGTAACAACATTATTAGCATCTTTACAACGAATGTTATATGTTCCTCTGCTTAAGTTTGAGAATGTTCCTGAAGAACCATAATTTGATGAGCTATTAATACTATATTGATATGGAGCAGTTCCTAATGAACCTATTACAACAATTTGTCCATTGGTGGATGTTCTACATGTTGGTCTTGTTGTAGAAACCACAGTCACTCTAACAGTTGTAGCAAACACTACAGATGTTCCAAATGTTGTAGCTGTATAATTTCCTGGTGCTAAAGAAGCAACACTTATTGTAGAACTTCCTGGTCCATAAGCTAATGTAAGAACAATCTGTCCTGATGAATTAACTATTGATAATTGACCTGCTACATTACAATTTACTAATATTGCAGATAAAGAAGGATTAAATGTAAGACTAGCAACAGTAGGAGTTGTACAACTTCTTGTAATAGAATCTCTTGGAGGAGCTCCTGCACAACCTGAAGGACTAGTTAAATATGTTCTTGTTTCAACACCATTATTACATGTTCCCCAACCATCATATATAAATGTACAAGCTGGTGTAATTGGAGGATTATATATAAAAGAAGGACTTGATACATTACTACCACCAGCATTGGTTACAATAAACACACCACCATTAGGAGCATTTACATATTGAGAAGACTGTAAAGTCATTGTAGCAACTATTGTAGAATCGTTAATCACTGTAAATGGTACATTTGCACTAATTGCTGTTCTTAATACAACAGATGTAGCTCCTGTAAAGCTTCTACCTCTAATAGTAACTGCTTGATTTAATGATCCTGATGTAGGAGATATTGATGTTACAACTGGTCCAGCAGACGTTGCATATTGCAAAAGACCTATAGAAGGTGTTCCACTAACAATATTACCTGCAAAGTCTCTTGTAAGTCCTACATTAACACCATTAGCAGCAGCATAAGAAGTATCACTTATAATACGGAAATCCCAATTTTGAGGGAATGCATTTGTTGTATCAGTAAATAAATTTGTATTGATGATTCTTTCTCCTGTAGATAATACTGCACCATCTCCAAGACTAGTTACTTTTTGATAACTTCCTTTAATGTGATAGATGTTATTTTTGTAGAAGTCTCTTGGTCTTCTTGCAAAACTAGATTTCAATTGTAAACCATTGGTATTCCAAATTACATTATTTCTTACATCATACAATGTATCACCAACATTTCCGTCTGTTTGGACTCCACAATCAAAAGTTCTCCAAGCAGAATAATAGTTTAAGTCTTGAGGTTCGAAAGTTGATTTACTTGGAGGTAATGGAGGCCAAAATATAAATCCTGATGATGTGTATGTTTGACCATTTCCTAATGCATCACCACCATTATTTCTACCCGTAAATCGTGATTTTTCATTTTCAATTATAACATTATTCCAAAAGTGTAAGTTAGAAACGGTACATCTAAATGTGCCTGTTGTATTTACATAAGACACATTTGAATTGTTCATAAAGAAGTTATAAGCAAATGTATCATCATTTGGACCAAATCCTGGTCCTCTATTCTGTCCAAATTCCATACCACCAGAATTATCAATAAATGTGTTATATCCTACAAAAGAACTATCGAAATCATTAATAGTTTCTAATGCTCCACCTAACAAACCATTTGAAGATGAATTAAAAGGATTTGCATAAGCCCAACTTCCACTGATATAGTTATTAGTGATTCTGTATTTTTTTCCTGAGATTTGTAAGGCATCAGCACCAATATCAAATGTTCCTAACGTATCACCTACTGATTTAAAGTTTGTAAAGGTGTTATTATCAAACACAAAGTCATTACCATTTGACAAAATACCATATCCTATATTAGTAAAGTTACAGTTTCTAACAGTAAAATGATCAACACCACTTCCCATATCTTCTCCAAACATCAATCCCGTAGCAGTATAACAAGATGTTCTTTTGTCTAATACGGGAAATCTAGTATCATTAAACTGTAACCCATCAAATACAAAATATGAAACATTCTTAAAACACATGTTATACCTATCTGTATTTGGAACACTTGAAGGAAAGGGGAATAAGAAGTTTGGTCTTTCCAAAGCTAAATCTCCATAATATGTAAATACAATAGGTGCATTTGCTGTACCTGTAGCACAAGTGTAACCTTCTGAGTTACCAAACCATTTTAATGATATTCTTTGGTTGTAACCATTTGCAAATACATCACCTCTTTTAAATAAGAAGGTGTCACCTGCTGCAGCACCATTATCTGCAAATGAATTTAGCTTAACCAATGTTTTCCATGGTGTAGCTGGATTCTGTGCTTGTGCTGTTGTGTAGGAATCATTTCCAGATGTACTGAAATAGAACTTCCTTGAGAATCCTGATAGAGCAATCATCATCATGAATGCTACTAAAAAGATTGTTTTGGCATAACTGCCTGATAAACAATGTTTTAACATTTTTTTAAAATTTTGGTGTTACTAATAAATTTAATAACACCAAAATTATGGAGAATAAATGATATAACCAAATATTAGGTAAAATATTACCTAATATTTTTTATTCTGATAACATGATTCTTATATTCCTCTGAAGGAGCATAGAAATACTTGTTCTTGGTTATAACAAGTCTTTTCTTTTCTGATTCAGAAAATATCTTGTGAAATAACTTTGTTGCAGCATCTGTGTTGTCTAACACTAAAATGTTGCTTCTTTCATAGTCCATTGAGGACCAAATAAGTGATGCTTTTGGCATAATTGCTTTGTTGCGCATGTGTGTGAATTTTAATTGTTATTGTTAATTGATTAAAAGAATAAACGAACGTGATCAGAATGCATTTCTGCTCTTTTAGGAGCAAAATCAAATACAAATCCTGATGGTAGCACTACACCATTCTCAACTGTTGCTTTTGATGTGTTTATAACAGCATCTTTTCTTGGTCTTCCTACTTTTTTAGAAATCTTAACTTCTTTAACTTTCTTACTTTGTTTAGCAGGAACTCTAGCTAAGTTTGCTTCTTTACGCAAATCATTAATCTTTATATATAATCCTTGAGTTGGTCTATTCCATTTTTCAGGATAGTTTCTCACTATATCACAAGGTCTTTTGTTAGCTAAAACTTCAGCTTTTAATGCTTCTAATTCTTCTGTTGAATAAAAATTTACTGTTTTTTTCATGTTTTTGATTTTAATTGATTTTTGCAAAACAACACATTGTAGATGTGTCAAAGTATTTCAAATATATATAATCTCCACCTGTTGTTGTATATACTGTGTGCTCAACAGGAACATATGGAGCATATTTATGTGTGACAGACATAATTTTCTCACGTCTGTGCCTAAAAAACTTATTTATTGTTTCATTCTCACCAAATCTCAATGAGAATGTCATAATGAAATTGTCCTTAAATCTTTTTAGATGCTCACTCATATACTTAATGGTGACACAATAGTCAAGATCGTACAATACATTTGGTTTTATTTTGGTGTTTAATATATCACCATATTTTAATACCACGGAACTATTAATGTCTTTCATTTGGTTAAATAACACTTGTGGTGTATTCTCCCAAAGTTCTAAATCATTATATCCCTTTTGTTTGCACCAACTTATGTATTGATTTATATCTGGACCAGCAAGTCCTATAAGACCATCAAGATGTTTATCAGCAAATAAACTAAATAAGAACTCTCTGCATCTTTTCTTATTAAATGCATGTTCATATGTCTTTTTTCTTTCTGATGTCATAATTGAAAATTAAAAAGCCCCCAACATTTCTGTCAAGGGCTAATTGTTCACACACAATAATTATGTTCTTTGGTAACGAACACTAACATTTAATTGCTTACACCATTCATTAAATGGTGGTCTGTCAAAATGTAATGTTCTTATTCCTGTTGAGATTGAATCAACAGGTTGTGCTCGTACACCAAATATTAATCTTCTAAGCTTCTTCATGGTCTTCATCATTTGGGTTATAAAAATGGTCTTCGTCCCACTCATCATCCTCATTATACAGAGATATTATGACTTTTTCCTCTATATATATAGGACGATATAACACATATGGTTCATGTGTTTCAGCATCGTCTATGTGATACTCATCCATCTCTATTAGACACTCACAACCATAATTGTTGATTATATTGTTCATATCATTGACTGTGATGTCTCTAAAATCATCACCATCAGGATCATAATCAAACCACCCAATCTCATGACCACCTGCATATATAACAACATCGTTTTCAATGTTAGGATTACCTTCATCTATTAGGAACGGTTGAACAGGATAACCATTTGCTTCTATGAATGCTTCTTCAAAAAAAGGAACTTTATCTAATTCAAATACATTTGTTTCTTCACCTGTGTGTGAAAGAAACAACATCCCCACCTCTAATCCAGTGGGAATGTAATTTTTGAATGTAAGTTTTACTATCTGGTGCATGTGTTATGATTTAATAAGGTGAATTAATTCTACGAACCATCTTGTTCCAGCTCTGTTTAGGAGCACCATGTCCACACCCGTATTTAGGTGCACATGATGTGAAGGCATATATTAACATAGCCATCAATCCTCCTATTACAAAACCTGCTAAGAACTTTTCTAATGTTTTCATTTTGATTGTTTATAAGTTAGATAATACATATAAGATGCTAAATAGCCCATTGCTGACATCATACATACCATCATCAGCATTCCTCCTGTAGCAGGAAGAACAGATAGTGATAGTATAACCATTGCTGTTGTTGCCAAGAACATACCTATGCTCATAGCAATTAAGAAGTTAATTTTTTTCATTTGTAATTTTTTTATAAAGTGAATGAAATACATTTGCTTCATTATCAATTGCACCAAAATCTTTAAAAAGCTTATACTTACCTGGAAAGATTGTTTCAACAGTGAGATTTCTATTGTTCCAATTTTTAGCACCATGTCTTTGACAAAGACCACCATATTCACCATAGTTAAGAATCTTACCATTCTCATTAGCCTCAAATATATATGTTTCTTCCATCTTATATGATGTACTCGCAATGATATATTCAGGATCATCAGAACGATCACCATTTAAATCAATTGGATAGTCTGGTTCATCCTGTCCATACAGGTCTTCACCACTATTATACATCTCCTCAAGCATCTTCATCTCTTCATCTAACTGAAGCTGTTGTTCTTCAGCATATTGTTCATAATAGTTATTTATTTGATTTTCCAAATAACCTGCATGTTCCATAACATCGTTGATAGATATAAAGCCTCCATCAATTAGGCATTTGATTTTATTGTTCATTTTAATTGTTTTTTATGTGTGTTTTAATCAATTATGAATTCATCTAGCATTGGTCCAATTGTACATACAAATATAAACCAATAAATAACAGAGAGAAACCAAAATGCTCCTCCTTGAAAGACTATAACAGCATCAAAACTGAATGCTGTCAAAAAGAAAGCAACCCATACCAATATGAATGGTAGGATTGCTAATATAATTGCTACTAATAATTTCTTCATACGTTATTATGATTGTAATTGTTAATAAAATTGTTTATTCTGTTTCCATTAAACCCATCTGTGAGTTCATCCCATACTTTAGGAGCATTCTCTTTGATGTGTACATATTTAATGTATTTGAAATAGTCATAGGCTTCATCTCTATAAGCCTGTAACCAAGACCTCATATTCTCATCAACAGGAATATCAAACTGTATACCTGTACGTTGAGAATTACTAAATCTCAATTGACCATCTCTAACTTGTCCCATTTGTACCCACATAGGACTTTCGTTTGTGCTTGAACCAATTGTCATATAAAGGAACAATTGTTTCTCTAGTTCTTCAATGAATGAAGATTTTAATGTTTCTAATAACTTTTTCATGTGTGTGAAAGGTTTTTAAAATTGCTCTCATCTAAACCTAATAGGCTAAACTCAGAGAGCTAATAGTTTTCATATCAGTATTTTATTTTCTATGCAGATTGTTAGTTCCACCTGCTAAACATTTAATATCTTCAAGATGATACCATCTAACAGGTTCAGGTGTATATTGCCAAGTGTTACAAGTGAGACGAACAGAATCCTTATCTATTTCGTTAATAGTGTATATACCATCTTTTTCTTTCAGATGTATTTTATCACCCACTCTATAAACTGTTTTTGATGGACTATTATCTATCTCTTTATTATTAGCAATCTGCTCTCTCCACAGTTTGTTAACAATATAATTCTCTCTCATTTTAGGTGTTGCCTCAATAACAATAGCATATCTATCTGTTATTAATAAAGCATAGTCTTCAGGATTGAACTCTTTTGGTACAATTCCACAATACTTACCTGGATTGTACATTTTGTACGTGTTAGTTGAAACATCAACTATTACAAATTTTCCGTTGACTAATGTTTTCAAGCAAGTCAAGTCTGCTAATAATGTTGTTGCCATTGTGTGTGTTTTATTTATTTTTTAATATTGTTTGCGGTTTCTTTATATTCTAAATAATCTTCTTCATCCACCATTTCCATATCCTCAATCATAATTGTGATTGGCCAAGTGCTACTACCATTAACAGCCCTTCTCATTCTTGCCACTATTTCTTCCAATCTCATATTGTCATCACATTCAATTACTGTCTGTCCAAAAGCAAAATATTTCATTTGTTTTAATTTTAATTGTTTTTAAAAGTTCCCTATATAAACCATAAAGGCAAACTTACAGGGAAATAAAGTTTTCATCCAATTATATCTTACTCCAACGAGTGTGATTAACCCATTTAGTGTTTCTCACGTTAATACCTTCTTTATTAGGAACATAATATTCCACTAACAATTTATTATCTCTATACACATCCACTTCTACCACTTGAACACTCTTTATGTATTGCATAACACTATTGTTTTGTTCAATAGATTCTGGTGTCCAATATCCATATTCAGAGAATCCACCATCATTAGCACATAAATCATCACCCTTTTCAAAGTTGATGTCACAAGCATAACCATTAAGACTATTATATAGGAATGTCAATGAATTATCATTTAACATTCTTCCAATAATACTCTCTGCAACTAATTCTCTGTGCTTAAAATCCATAGACATAGAGTCTAATAATTGATTTGCAATTGTGTCTACAGACACTTCTACTGTAATTACTTTGTTAAACTGTTTCATTTTTTTGTTTTTAAATTGTTTTTATATTGTTTTTAATTGTGTGTGTAATTGTGTGTGTAATTGTTTTGTTCCTATATGCAAACAAATGTAATAATGTGATACTTCAACCAATTTACTATTGGTATATACCTACACATATTTGATGTGACCATAAAGGTATTACACCTGTTGCATTAGGAATTAGTTTAATGATAGATTCATAGGACCTATCCACCCTAGTTGGTTGTCAACCAACAACTCTTGTTTGTTAAAAAATAAAAACCATATAAGCAGTTTAAAGACTTGCTTAGGTCACAATCTTTTAATAATCATCAGTTCTATAATGTATAGCACCTGCCATACCTACAGTGAATATTACACCAGTTATTAACACTACACCAATTGTTAATTGATTAGTCATTGCACTCACAATAAGTGATGATAGTGTTAATACAGCTGTTGTTATGTAATAAATCCAAGATGTTCTTCCAAATGCTTTTTGCTTTTTCATTTGTTTTAAGTTTTGTGTGTTTCTGTTTCGACCCTCAATTAGGTCATCATTCAGGCTGAACAATAGTCCAACGACAGATATATAATGCTATATGTATGCCTTAATCTTTTGTTTTTAGGCATTGTGAATTAATGTTTTATGTCCAAAGAGGCTTATACAACCCCTATTTTACTCTCTTTTATACCCCAATATAATCCCCACCCTACGAACTATTCCATAATTCCCACCCATATATATAACGTTGTGTGGTGTTTTGTTTAACGCAAACTGCCAAAAACCCCGTAAAAAGTTATTTAACGTTAAACAGAGTTATAAATATTTATAATATGAATGCTTTGATACAACAATAATCCCCACCCTTTGCTACATTACATTATGCCCACCCATATATATAATGTAAGAGCACACCGTAATTAAACGATGTGCTCTTGGGAATTACGCTGATTCGAGTTCAGCAAGCAATTCTTTGGTAACAGGTGCAGTAGCAAGATGTTGGAAGCGTGCTATCTTAAACTCCACACTCGCATCAAGTACACGGTCTTGTTGCAAATTGTTGTACTGTGCACGAGAAACAAATGAATCAAACTCCAATTGTCTAACGGTGGTGATAACATCATCCCCATTATCATCTTGTGTTGTAACATCACGTGTTCCGTCCATTAGTTTGATACTTTTCACTTCGCCATCAGCAAACGCTTTGCAAAATGGGTTATCAGTTGGTACAGTAAACACCGTTGATTCAAACTTAAACTGTGCGTAGGTCTTCTTGTCCTTCGCTCTCTGTCCGTTTTTATACGGATTGTTTTCTGATACAATTGATACTTCGCACAATTGTTCGCCTGTTAATTTAATTGGTGTAGGCATAATTTTAGTTGCAGTATTTAATGTGTCGCAAGCACTTTAGATGATTGATAATGTGTGTGGGACCACCCCCAACCACACAAATTCTACATGGGGTTTTGATATGGAGTAGGCTCAACTCCCATCAATATAAAAATTTTTCTGAACACAATGGGTGGGGGTTATATAAAATTTTATTTACATGTGGGGGCCTGTTTCACGTGGAACATCCCCAGAAAAAAATTTTAAATAATAAATAAAAAAAGATTTGGTTGGTATTATGAAACACCTGTAACTTTGGGGAGTGTTGGGTGGGGTAGTGAACAACTGATTCCTTTATATATCAATGTAATGTTTATGGAGAGTTTTTTAGTGTTTATAGTTTTAATGTCTATTGTAGCAATAGTTTATGGAATTAAAAATTCTATTCAAATAGATGTTATATTTGAGATTAAAAGGTATGACAATCCTTTTTATTATATAGGAGTGTCTTTTATTGAAATAGAAGAGGAGGATGTTTTAAGACAAGAGTTTGTTATAGGAATGTTTTTTATAAACATAATATCAGTGTTTTATAAGGAAAAGGATGGCATAATATAGCAATAGATTAAATATTTGTATTTGATGTTGTAATAATAATTTGCTATCTTTACATAATTAATTACATATGGAAGCAGGAAATAAAATAATTGTTCAGAAGATTAGAAGGAATGTAGAAGACCAATTTGCATTAGCAGAGAAGTATTATTCTATTCTTTCTGCTATAAACAACCTCAGTCTTACAACAAGAGAGATACAGCTTGTGGCTTTTACAGCTATTAAAGGGAACATTTCTTATGCTAATATTAGACAAGAGTTTTGTGAGAGATATAATAGTACAAGTCCTACGATTAACAACATCATCTCCAAACTAAAGAAGTTGAATGTGTTTATTAAGGATGGAACAAAGGTGAAGGTGAATCCAATGATTATACTTCCCTTTAATGAGAACATAACATTAGAAATAAAACTAACACATGGATAAACCACAGAGTCTTTCTATGAGGGAATATCTTGTTAGGACATTGGCAGTTAAGCTTATGTTGTCTGAGAAGGTGATTGATTCTGTTATTGTGCACCAGTTTAGTGAGGCTAATGCAGCAATGTCTTCAAATGATTCTATAGAGATTTCTGGATTTGGGAAATTCCTGTTTAATCAGAAGAAGGCACATAAGCAAATGGAAAAGCTTTTCTCTAAGGAAAGATATTTCTCAGAGCTGCTTAAAACAGATTTGTCTGAAGCAAAGAAACAATCAACGCTTAACAAGTTGAATAACAATACATTAGCAATTGAAGCATTAAAACCAAAATTAAAATGAATTTCTCACAGATTTATGAAGGATGGAGAAACAACATGTTCCCTCCAGCACATATCAAGGAATTAATAAGGGAAACAGCAGAGAAAAGAATAAACATTTGTCTAGCTTGTCCCCATCATTCTAAAAATCACAAAACACTGCGACCAGATGATCATTGTGTAAATTGTGGATGTACATTAGCAGCTAAAACAAAATGTCTTTCATGTGAATGTCCTTTAGAGAAATGGATGGCAATTGTAACAGATTTAGAAGAAGAACAAATTAAAAATATATTAGATGGCAAAGAAAAAAGAACTACGTCTTAGGAAGATTCCTCTAGAAATGTTTCTAGATGCATTAGATGAATTGTATGCAATGGGAGTGGAATATGTGGATATTGTGGGAGCATTGGGAGATGAGCAAGATACAATAGGTCTTATGTATTGTAGAGAATATATGAACAAGGAGTTTTTAGAAGAGTTTGACAAAGACGCTGATGAATTTATACAAGAACAAATGATTAAAAAAGATATTAAATTATCTGATGACGATTTAAACCAATTAACATGAACCCAGTACACGAAGCATGGCTTGTAATTGAAAAGCTAGGAGCACTATGTGCAACACCAGGTATTACAGAAGATGTGCAAAAAGAAGCCAATGGCCAGATTAAAAGATTATTAACGGATGTAGTATCTCCTGGATTGAACAAGCTAACAGCTTCAAGCAGTGGTCTCATTGTAAAATAAAAACCATGAGTAGAAAAACCACAGAGCACACAAAAATTATGAAGATCTTGCAGGAGCTGCATCTCTCCTATCCTAATTACACAATAGGAAGACACTTAGCAACAGCACTCTCTGATTATGGAGACTTCTGGGGAATAACAGACAAGGAGTTTTTATTTGCTTTAAACAAGTATAAGAATCAGCTTGAAATGGATGTTCCACATACAGATGAAGATGAGATAGATGAAATCATTAAGCAAGCTATGGATCTTGAGAACATATTAAAAGAAGAAGATAATGGCGACTATTAAAAAAACTACATACATTAATACAGAGCTATGCTAGTTAAAGATCATCCACATATAGATAGATTAATCATTCCTTCTAATATAACTGGAGAAAAAAAGTATTATCTTTATGTTCATTATAGACAAGATAAAAGTGAAGCTTTCTATATAGGAATAGGAACAAAATATAGAAAGAAAGATTATGATAGAGCAATGTGTTACAAAAAGAGAAGTGGATTTTGGAAAAAGGTTTGTAACAAGACTAGATATAATGTAATGATTATTTCAGAGTCTGATGATAAACAAAAAATAATTAATCAAGAAGTAAACTATATAAAGCTTCTTGGAAAAAAGAAAGACAAGAAAGGAACACTTGTAAATATAACAGATGGGGGAGAGGGAATGACTGGACATAAAACTGTATGGACAGAAGAAATGAAGAATAAAATTAGAGTGGCAAATAGTAAAAGAATTATTACAGAAGCTACTAGAGAGAAGTTAAGAGTAGCATTAAAAGCTAGAGGAATTATAAATAAAAAACTAAATAATGGCAACAAGCAAGAAAGCTCTTCTAATTGAATATGAATTAGAATTTTTAGAGAACAAGCTACAAGAACTTAAAGGATATATAGAAGCAAATCCATTTTCTCAATTAACAGATAGGATGGCATGGAAAGAAACTAAAGGAGGAGGAGCTATTCCAATTTGCATAGCTAATAAAGAAGCTCAAAGAAAAGACTTAACACAAGCTCTCAAAGACTATGCTGAAATATTAAGAACAGTAGATTCGATGAGAGAAAAAGAAGAGGCAAAGGTTGAGGTGAGAGGAAAGGGAGAACTGTCATCGATGGCAGAAGACTTCCTTAAAAACAGAAAATAATGGAACTACAAAGCATAGACTATAAGGATTGGTTCTTAAATCAGTCACGTATTCCTGATAAGGATTCTGAAGAATACAGACCATTCTTTAACTACCATAAGGAGCTATGTTTAAATGGAGCTATGATGGATGGGGTTTATATCAACCCCTTTTTGTATTGGCATCTCAACTTCTGGAATACAGAGGTGGATGTTATAGATGAGAGAGGAAGAATCTCTCAGAAATATGCCAACCCCTATCTACGTGATAATGAGTGGTTGATTACAAATGAGATAGATAGGGCCCAACAAGAGAAGAAAGGATTGGTTATATTAGGAATAAGACGTTTGGCCAAATCAGTGATAGAGAGTTCTTACATAGGTTGGGGTGCTACGTTTGATGAGAACAGTCAGAACATTATTGCTGGTCTTAACGCTCCAGATATAAAACTTATTACAGATAAGATTGATAAAGGACTCAACTTCCTACCAGAAGCCTGGAGATGGCAAAGAATAGAGGATAATTGGAAGAACCAAGTGAGTCTTGGTATTAAAACTAAGGCAGGAGAGAGAATCCCATTCTCACAGATTCTTATCAGGAACCTCGATGATGGTAATAATGAAGAGGCTATTGCAGGTACAAAACCTCGTAAGCTAATTATAGATGAGATTGGTAAGGGAAACTTCCTTAGAGGACTTCAAGCTGCCATACCAGGTTTTACAACACCATTTGGTTGGGGATGTTCTCCAATTCTTACAGGTACAGGTGGTGATATGAAGAAATTTATGGATGCTAAGTCCTTAATGTTTGATGTGGACAACTTTAACTTCCTTACATATAACAATGAGAAGGATGATAAGCGTATACATGGTTTATTCATCTCATATAAGTATAGGATGGAATCTAAAGAAGATTCTACACTAGGAGCTTTTCTAAATAAGCCAGCATCAAGTGAGCTACACAATGTTAAGATGCTTGTTAGCAATGAAGAGAAGGCCAAAGAAATAACTACAAACAATCTTGAACGTCTTAAGAAAGCAGGTGATAGGATTGCCTACCTAAAGGAAAAGATGTACTACCCATTAGAGGTAGATGACATATTCTTGAACGAGGATACAAACATCTTTGATATTGAGGCTGCCAAGAGACAGAAGTCTAAGTTGTTACAACAAGAAAGGACAGGCACTCCTGTTATTCTATTCAATGATGGTGAGAAAATATCACACGAGTTTACAGATAAAAGACCAATTACAAACTTCCCACTAAAAGCATCTGATATGAAGGATGCTCCTGTGGTTATATATGAGTTTCCAATAGAAAACCCTCCATATGGATTGTATGTAGCTGGAGTGGATCCTTACAGACAAGGTAAATCTGCATATAGTTCTTCTCTAGGATCTGTTTATGTTTATAAAAGGATGCACGATCTTACAGGAGAGAAATATCAAGATATGTTTGTGGCCAGCTATTGTGCTAGACCAGATAAGAAAGAAACTTGGGAGGAACAAGCTAGATTATTGATCAAGTATTTCAATGCTCGTACACTGTGTGAGAATGATGATATATCATTTATAGAATATATGAAGAGCAAAGGGGATGCTCACTATTTAGAGAAACAACCTCAATGGCTTCTTGAAGTGGTTCCTAATACAACAGTGAAGAGAGAATATGGGGTGCATAGAAGTGCTCAGAAGATAATTGACTATCTTCACAACTGCTTGAAGAAGTATATGGAGGAAGTCATACATACAGAAAAGAATGAAGCTGGTGATGTTATAAGAGAACAAACAGGTGTGAGCAAGATGTTTGATCCTGTTCTTCTAGAAGAGATTATACAATATAATGATCAGGGAAACTTTGATAGAATTGTAGCAGCAGAATTGGCCATTGCTCAAGCACTTAAAATGGATCCTATAATGGGAAGAGTTGGTGGCTCAGGTGATGAAAGAGTGAAGGCCATGTTCTCAGCACAAAAGAAAAACACATTGTTCTCTGAATCAAGAGGGCTATTTAATAGTAAAAAACGTAAATTATTTACATAATGGCAATTATTAGGTATACAAAAGATGCTACAATACGTTATGCGTATTTGAATATATTTCCAGATCAGTTTAAAACTGAGAAAGAAAAACAAGATGAGAGCTGGATTAAGAATACAATGGACTACTTTGCAAACAAAGCTTATGCTGAATATGTAAAGAACAGAGAAACATTTGTAAAGAACTATGATCTTGTAAAGGGAATTCTTAGAATGGAAGACTTCTATCAGGAACCTCAAGTTAAGAGTTTCACTGATATGTTAACAACAGATCTTCAACTTCCTGCATATGTAAAACACTATTCAATAATCACCACTCCCATCAACGAACTTGTAGGTGAAATCTCTAAAAGACCTGATACATTTAGAGTGAAAGCTTTTGATGATGACAGTCAAGCAGAAGAATTAGAATATAAGACAGGAGTGTTACAGGAATATGTTATAAATGAGGCAAAGCAAAAGATTTTACAGAAGCTTGCAATGGATGGTCAAAATCCTGAAGAAGTAGATCCTGAAGAGCTTGACAAGATGACAATGGAAGATGTTAAAGATCAGTTAGATAATTACACATCTGTAGCTGAGAAGTGGGCAAACCACGTTCTTACATGTCAAAAAGCAGAATTTAATTTAAAAGAAAAGAGCGAAGATGCTTTCAGAGATATGCTTATTTCTGCAAGAGAATTCTACCATATATATGAAGACAACTCAAAACTTGGTTTTAACATTGAGGTGGCAAATCCTAAGAACACGTGGTTCCTTACAACTCCTGATAGAAAATATATCTCTGATCCCACAGGAAGAGCTCAGGGGGCTTACGCAGCTGGTACAGTACAAGTCATGGAGCTTTCTGAAATTATTGAGTCAATTCCTGACTTAACAAAACAAGAGATAGACCATCTTAGATCTTCTCTCCAGGATTATGGATTGATTAATGTACGTGAGTCAAATCTTGGTAATCCTGATGCTATACCTGGACAAGATTCTGTACAATATGATACATACGATCCTGCTGTATTACAAACAAGAATGATTATTGAGAGTGAGATGAAGGAGAACGATGATGGGTTAAAAGACTTCTTAGGACTTACATCTAACGTATCTTCTTTTGGTTATAAATACGTAGTGGTTAGAGCTTATTGGATTTCTAAAAAGAAAATAGGAAAGCTCATCTATACAGATGAAATGGGGAACGAGCAATCAATGCTTGTAGATGAATCATATAAGAGTGGAACTATTCCTACACAAATATCATTAGAATGGGGATGGATTAATCAGTGGTATCAAGGAGTTAAGATAGGTCCAGACATCTATCACATAAAACCTTATAAGCTTCTAAATTATTGTCCTATAATAGGACTAACTCATGAGATTAAGAATACAGAAGCTAAGAGCTTAGTAGATCTTATGAAACCTTTTCAAGTGTTATATAACGTATGTATGAATCAGCTTTACAAACTTCTTGAGAAAGAGGTGGGTAAAGTATATCTTACATCTATCAGACATATTCCTATTCCTAAGGATGGAGATGCACAAGATGCTCTTGATATATGGGAAATGGAAGCTCGTAATAGAGGTGTTATGTTTATTGACGATTCTCCAGAGAATCTAAAATCTCCATCTAGTTTCAACCAGTTTAGAGATATAGACCTCACACGTACACAGGAAATTCAATCTAGATATAATCTAGCAATGCAATTAAAGAATGAGTGTTGGGAACTTGTAGGTATGTCTAAACAAAGAATGGGAAGTGTATCAGCTTCAGAATCTGCAACAGGTACTAATACAGCTATACAACAATCTTATTCTCAAACAGAACCTTTGTTTGTAGCACACGAATATATAATGGGACAATTGTATCAAGCTATTATTGATGCAGCATTGTATGTAGAAGCTAAGAAACCACAATCCACGCTTTCATACATTACATCTCAAGGAGAATCAGCCTTTGTACAAGTGAATGGTTCTGAATTAAGATTTAGAGATCTTAAAGTGTTCTTAACTAACAGACCAGAAGATCAACAAATGTTCCAAGAGATTAGAGCATTGTCTCAAGCTGTTCTTCAAAATGGTGGTTCTCTATATGACATTATTGAGCTTTACAGCACTAAGTCTATTAGACAAATGAAGAAGGTGTTCAAGACACTTAAAGAAAGACAAGAGCAAATGCAAAATCAGCAAATGCAACAGAAGCAACAAGAGATGGAGCAACAACAACAACAAGCTCAAGCTCAATTGCAACAAGCTGCTCAATTGGCACAAGAGCAACAAGCTCATGATGACTACCAAAAAGAACTTGATCGTATTAGTAAGAAAGAGATTGCTATCATTCAGGCTACAGGATTTGGTAAAGTGGAATCTGAAGACACTAATCAGAACACTGTTCCAGATATACTAGAAATGGGTAGACTTACACATGATCAAGATAAGGCTGCTAAAGACTATCAATTAAAGATGGCTGATATACAGTCTAAGAATAAACAAGCTGCTGATAAGATGACAGTAGAGATGGAAAAGCTTAAAGTGGCCAGAGAGAACCAAGCTAATGATCTTGCAGTTGCAAAAGAGAATGCAAAAGGGAGGAACGCTAAAAAATCTAAATAATGTTTGATAAACTTGTAGATCTTATTGTTGATTGGATAGATCAAATCTTACCAATAGTTATTATTCCTTCCTATGAAGAAGGGGTGCTGATGAGATTTGGCAAGTTTAAGAAAGTTATATCTGGAGGAGTTTATTTTAAGATTCCATTCTTTGATGAAATACTTAGACAGCATGTTGTTGTTACAACACTTAGTCTTCCAGCACAATCCCTGTACACACTAGACAAACAAAACTTTGTTGTCAAGGGAGTGATTAAATATAGAATATCAGATGTAAAGATATTTCTAATGGAAGTATATGATGCACAAGATGCATTGTCAGATATGAGTATGAGTATTATTAAGAATGTGATTATATCTTTACCAGCAGAAAAATGCATTGATCCAGAACTTGATAACATTCTAACAAAGAAAGTGAGGGTGGAAGCAAAGAAATGGGGAGTTGATATTCAACAGGTTACATTGACAGATGTTGCTCCAATTAGAAGTTTTAGGTTGATAAACGATAGCTTTTCAAACAAACTTGATTAGATGAAAACACATTAATGCTATATTAACCAAAAAATTGATTTATATAGTGTTATATCTCTTTGTTGGTATTTAGCTTTAATATACATTTACATTATAAAACCAAAATAAACACAACTACATTATGGCTGAAAATTACGATAACCAATCATTTGGCAATTTCGGTATTGAAAACACCATGGAAATGGGAATGGGAAATGCTGAACTTTTAAACGATCTTATGTCTCCAGACACTGCTTCTAGTAGTCCTGATGACATTAAAGAAATCACCACTGAAGAACCTATTGCAAAAGAAGCTCCTAAGAAAGCTAAATCTGCAGGTGAAACTATGGAAGAGGCTCCTGAAAAGAAAGAAGAAACATCTATTCAAGATTTCTTATTAGGAGAAGATGATGATGAGGAAGAGGAAGAAGAATCTCCAAAGAAAGTAGAAAAGAAAGAAGCTGTTGCTACAGAAGAATCTGAAGAAGAAGAACCAGAAGTTAGTAAGTTTGGAGCATTGGCAAATGACTTATTTAAACTTGGTGTATTTTCTAAAGATGAAGATGAAGAAGATGATGATGTAACAATTTCCACTCCTGAAGAATTCCTTGAAAGATTTCAAGCTGAAAAAAAGAAAGGAGCTATTGAAGTGGTAAACAACTTCATTGGACAGTTTGGAGAAGATTATCAACAAGCATTTGATGCCATATTTGTAAAAGGAGTTGATCCTAAAGAATACTTTGGTACATATAATAACATTGCAAGTTTTGCTGAATTAGATCTTTCTGAGGAACGTAATCAAATATCTGTTTTAAAGCAAGCATTAAACGATCAAGGATTTGAAGCTGAAGATGTTGAAACAGAAATAGAAAGATTAAAAAACTACGGTGATCTTGAAACAGTAGCTGCAAAGCATCACAAAGTCTTAGTAAAGAAAGAAGCAGCAAAGTTACAACAGCTTGAGCAACAGTCTCAAAAAGAATTACAACAAAAAGCAGCCATAAGAAATCAGTATATACAGAATGTACAGACTGTTCTTCAGGATAAGGTGAAAGCTAAAGAATTTGATGGCATTCCTATCAATCCAAAATTAGCTGCAGAACTACAAGATTTTCTATTAGTAGATAAATATAAAACAACATCTGGTGAAACCATCACAGATTTTGATAAATCTATTCTAGAACTAAAAAGACCTGAGAACCACGAAATGAAAGTGAAAGTTGCTCTTCTTTTAAAAATCCTAGAAAAAGATCCAACACTTTCTACAATTCAAAAGAACGGAATTAGTAAAAAGTCAAATGAATTATTTGGTGAGGTTGCAAGACAAGTGAGTAAGAGTGGTGTAAAATCATCAGGTGGTTCTAAGAATTCAAGTTCATGGTTTTTATAAACAATTTAAACAATAATTAAAAAATAACTAAAATGGCAATTCAAACAATTCCTGGTTTAACTGGGTTTACTTACGCAAGAGTAGCCTCTATGGATAAGCGTGCTGTAGGAAAACTTACAGACTCAAATCACTTAGAGAGCTTCCATAGCACTGAGCCTGCTGATTACGATAAGAAAATCATCAGTCTTTACACTCAAAGTTCATTGTACAGCAATGACTTCTTGGACATGATTAACAAGAGCACTCCTTATTACATTGATAATAATAGTGATGCTTGGAAATGGCAAGTAGCTGTTCCTTACAAATTCCCTAAAATTATTGACATTCCTGATTACACAGCTGACTTAGATAAGCCAGGTATTGATGGTCAAGAGTTCCAATTAGTTTTAGACACTAATGAGTTCTCTAAGAACGCTATCGTTTCTGTAGGTTCTCGTCAGTATGGTCCTCGTTTCTATGTAATCAAAGATCCAATGCAATGGAACATGGGATGGTTATATTCATTCACTTTAGTGACTGATAACCCAACTATAGATTTCGTATCTTCTACATTCTTACAAACAGGTATTGAATTAGAATTGGTTGATGCTGCAATCGGTGAGTTTGATCAAGACTTATTAGGATTACCACGTTTAGGTGAGCAAATCACAATGTTTGAATCATTAGGATCAGCATATGGTTATGAGCACAAAATCACTGAGTGGGCTGATGACAAAATGATGAGAGATGCTTCTGGTAAACCATTAGACATCTTAGTATATGCTCCTCAACGTAGAAATCAATTACCTTTAACTCGTAATGATGTTAAGTGGGAACCATTCATTGAGTTCTGGATGCGTAAGTCAATGTTAGAATTGAAAGTTAAGCGTATGATCTGGTCTAAACCAGGTACTGTTAAGACTAACGGTTCTAAGCAAGAATTAAAGCGTACATCTGCTGGTGTTTACCACAGAATGAGAAATAACGGTAACTTAGTTCAATACAATCGTGGAGAATTTTCTGCTAACTTGATTCGTTCAGTATTTGGAGATCTTTTCTACAGACGTGTGGATGTTAAAGATCGTAAAGTTAAAATGTACACTAATGAAGCTGGATTCGATGTATTCCAACAAGCTTTGAAGGCTGATGCTTTAAACAGTGGTTTGACTTTCATGGCTGATTCTGGAAATCGTTACATGCAAGGAGAAGGACAACACATCACTTACAACTTTGCATTCGATGCAATGGTTACTCGTGAGACTGGACGTGTTGAATTAATTCACTTGAAAGAATTAGATCTTCCACAAACAAACTTGGAATTCGGTCAAAACAAGAAGTCTACACCAGTATTCATGGTATTTGATGTATCTCCAATGAGCGATGGTTCAATGGTTAACAACATCAGAGAAGTGAGAATGAAAGGTGCTCCTTCTATGACTTGGGGTTATATTGATGGTACTCGTCACCACTTAGGTTTTGCTAAGTCTCAAGGTATGAGTTCTGCAAACAAATTCCCAGGATACGAAATCTGGATGAAAGATCGTTGCGATGTGTTCATTGAAGATTTATCACGTACAGTTTTGATTGAAGAGATTCCACAATTCTAATAACAGTATCCCTGTTGCTTACCGTAAGATCAGCATTTGGATCTTTTTACCCTACCAAGATGATTCCTCCCAGCACTCCAAGCTGGGAGAATCTTCTTAAAATACAGAGATTTGGATTGGGGAATTCCCAGTTGCTAAAACTTCGATGTTTATTTCTCTGCAAATTAAACCAATAAAAAACAACTACATATGGGCAGACAGTCGGTCTATAAAGATAGTATTTTAGAATTAAGAGAACAAGGAATGACGTATAAAGATATCTGTAAAATACTAAACTGTTCTATGTCAACAATTTCTTATAATACTATTAGTTCTGAAAGAGAAAGAGAGTTAGTAAGAGGGAAGCAAAAAAGAGAAAGTGGTAAGGCTTATTCAGATAGTAAAAAATTAAAAGAAAGAAATAGAACATTTGTAACAGATTATTTAAGTACACATCCTTGTGTTGATTGTGGAAATTCTGATATAAGAGTTCTTGAATTTGATCATGTGAGAGGTAAAAAATTAATAAATGTATCACATGCTATCAAAAGAACTTGGAGTTTAAAAAAGTTAAGTGAAGAGATTGATAAATGTGAAGTTAGATGTGCAAATTGTCACAGAATAGTAACAAAAGAAAGATACAATAAACCAATAATTATAAAATAAAACTACATTTATGGGCAGAATAGGCAAAATTTCTACGTTAAAGAAAGAGTATAACAACTCTCAGTTACAAACAATGCAAGGTGGTTTATCTACCAAAGGCTTAACAAGAATTCCTGGTACAGGTGTTTTCAAGTATCCTTACAAAGAACTTGATGGACAGTATAGAACAGGACTTGATCCAAATGCTTCTTACATTAAAAGAATTCAAGATCCTTTAGAAAAGGAAATAGAAATTGAACGTGTAACAGCACTTAAAGCAAAACTTGAATCAGCATTAGGAGATGTGAACTTAGGACCACGCTCTTCTTTTTGGAATTACGGACTATCAACCTCTACAGAAGATACATTACATGTACAAGCTGTTAAATTATTAGATGGTGATAATTTCTTTGATCTTAACGTTCCTTTTCAGGAATTAGCATTCTCTTGGTTAAGAGTTCATCCAACAATTGCTTCTTCATATCAAGCATGGGAAAGAGGTGAGTTTGCAGCAGATACACAATTTTATGTAGCTGATGATGAAATTGAAAATGCAGTGGTGTTTAAAAAGAAACAACTTATCAATAAAGCTATTGTTAAGTTTGATTCAATGACTCCTGAGAAGAAAAAGAAAGTTGCTAGATTATTAGGACTTCCTGTAACAGAGGAAACAAAAGAAGAATCTGTTTACAATCAAGTTGATAACATGTTGAAACAAACAGAGTTCAAAGCTGGTAAATACCAAGGACTTAACCCTGTAGAAGTGTTCAATAGATTTGCTGATATGAAGGAAAATCTGCTCCATATTAAAGACGTTGTTAAACAAGCAATATCACATTCAATATATAGAGTGAAGCCAACAGGCAAGGTTTATGAAGGAGAATTTGAAATAGCAAAAGATGAAGATGAATTAATCAAATTCTTAGCTGATGATGATAACCAGGATGAACTAATCACTTTGGAACAAAAATTAAAAACTAAGAAACTAGCTTCAGTATGATACCAGTAGATAGTTTATTGTATAAAATAGATCAAAGACTAAATAAACTATCCACTAACGATCATCAACAGATTCAATTAGAAGATAAGATTTTAGCTCTTAATGAGGCCCAAATTAAATTGATTAAGCAAAAGATTGATGGGTTTAGTACATTGAGTGGTCTTGGTCTTGATTCTTTTAAAAAGCGTTACGAAGATCTTCAAAGCCTTGTTGTGAATTACGTTGATGGAAAATTATCATTGTCAATAAAAAATAAGGAACTAAATCAATGGATGGCAAACATTCATAAACTTGTTCCTAAATATATGTTCTACGTAGATTCATATATATTGGCAAACAAAGGAAGATGTAAGAATAGAAAGATTTGGATTAATCGTGATCTTGCTAAACATGGTGATCTTCAGTTTATATTAAACAACGATCATTACAAGCCATCTTTTGAATACCAAGAAACGTTTAACTTCATTTCTTCTGATGAAATTTCAGTGTTTACAGATGGAACATTTACTCCCACTGAAATATATATAAGTTACATGCGCTATCCTGTCTATATTGATAAAGAAGGATATATAAAGTTTGACGGAACAGATTCTACAAATCAAGATTGTGAACTTGAGACATATTTGGAAGATGAACTTTTAGATCTTACAGTACAAAATCTTGCGATGTACACAGAAAACCAAGCAGCTGCTCAAAGTGCTGCAATGAGAATACAAACAAATGAATAAGTTTTTTAACAATTAAAATAAAATAAAATGGCTGATTTTTCATTAACTACCCTCTTTGTAGTTCCCAGTGGCAAAACAATTGCTAGTTCTGGTTCTACACAAAACTTAACTGAAGGCCAAATTGGTTTCTTCGGTCAAACTGTAAGTGGTCCTTACGCAGTATTAAATTCTGGTAATATTGTTACTGCTCCTTATTTCTATGTTGCTCAAGGTAGAAAAAACACCTATCTTCAAGGATCTAAAAGATCTGATAAGATTTGTGGTGTAGATAACACAGGTCAGACTAACGTTACAGAATGGTATGCTGTTGCAGGTTGTCCTACTGCTGCCACTCAAGTAACTGATGTTACTGGCTGGAATGTAAAATGTGGTGACACTGTAACTTTAACATTGCGTGCACACTCTTCTTACATTGACACTTTGTACTTCAATGGTTTCACTCGTTCAGTGACTGTTCAAGCTCCTTGTTGTGATTGTGGTGGAGATCCTTGTACTACTGTTGATGTTCCTGCTTTGATTGATTCATTCATTGCTAAGTTAACTCAACAAGCTCCTGGTATCAACCCAGACAACATCAACTTTAACACTTTCTATCAGTTCCAAAGAATTGGTAGTGATGCAGCTGCAATCTTACGTATCTCTGGTAAACCATTGACTAAATATGCTCAACCATGTGATGTTGCTGCATTCCCTCAAGAATATGACAGAATGTATTTCCGTACATTTGTTTACTCAGGTCCTGCTACAACTGCTGACTTCATTGTTGCTGATAACTGTAACATTGTTGCTACAGCTACAGTCACTCAACGTTCTTCTTATGCAACTGGTCAAGATGTTGAGGTGAGACAATTAGAGAAAAACTATTATAGCTACCAAGCTGGATATTTGAAGCATTTATACAGAATGGCTGGTTATAATGAGAACTTTGAATCATTTGTTGAAGATGGTGTTACATATAACACATACTACATCAAGTTCAATGAGTATGACAAATCAGCTTACAGCTGGGGTGATTATATCAAAGAAGATTCAATGGTTATCATAGCTGTTCCAGCTGGTCAGTTAACTACGGATGTAGAAGGAATATTAACTGCAGCATTAGGTGATCTTGCAGGTGGTAATACATGTGTAGTTACTACAAGTACTACAACTAGTAGCACTTCTTTAACAACAACAACAACAACTAAGATTCCTTAGTAGAAAAGAATAGAAATCATATAACCTATGCCAGGGGAAAGAGAGGATAATCTCAAAATCCTCTGGCATATTTATTTTAAATAATATGGCATCTCTTAATTTAAATATACTGGTAGTTCCTACATATGATAGTAGAATCTTGTCTGTTAAGGACATATCTACATATGCAACAACTCCTTCAGCACCGAATATTGAAATCACTATTCCTGGAGGATTTGGTTTTGTAAACCTACCATTCAACATCAATACAACAAACATATTCAATTCTGCTTCTTTAGGAATAACTTCTCCCACAGATGCAGAACTACCTCTACCAGATGGTGTGTATTTTTTAAAATATTCTATAGCCCCTGCATTTGAAAACTTTGTTGAGAAATCAATAATGCGTACAGACCAACTTCAAGAGAAGTTTGATAACGCATTCATGAGACTTGATCTTATGGAATGTGATAGAGCTATCAAGACACAAGCTAAGGTGGAATTAAATAGTATATATTACTTTATACAAGGATCTATTGCAGCTGCTAATAATTGTGCTGTAATAGAATCTAACAAACTTTATAACCAAGCAAAGAAAATGCTTGATAATTTTATTAAAAATGGATGTAGATGTTCTGGGAACAATTACATTGTAAACTTTAATTAATATGGGATGTCAATCAACTAAATGTAGAAATTGTACAGCAATGTTACCTGCTTGTCAATTAGTAAATGGTCTTTGTGCAGGATGTCGTTAAAAAGTTAAATAAATAAAAATTTAAAAATGTTATCACCAAGACTTTCGGAATGTGTAGAATGTTCTAATATTTCTGTATTACTTTGTGACATTGATCACAAGCTTGCAGAGCTTGCAAACATTCAATATAATAATATTGTATTTGCTTTAAACAAACCTTTTCCTGGAGAAGTGATGAGTGACCTTTTAAATTATAAAAGAATACTTATGTATAGAACATGTAATTGCGACTATGCAGGAAATTTTTCAGTGAATCAAATTGGAAGTAAAATTAAACTTTTAAAAAATAGATAATAATGAGTTGTTCAAATTGTTATAATGGTTGTACAGAAATAGTTTCTGATCAATGCGTAAGATATACAGGAGTTGATATTCCTGTTTTAGGTATTAAAAATGGAGATTCTCTATCATATGTTGAACAAACATTGATAGGGTTTTTAGTTTCTACAATAGATGGTTCTGGGATTGTAATCACTATTCCTCAAGCCTCTTATTGTGCAGTGGTTACAAAGTATCTTCCTACGTGTGGAGATATTACAGCTAATGTATTATTTGAAACATTAGTGAAAGCAGCTTGCGATCTTCAATTACAAGTGACAGCAAATGCAACATCTATTGCTACACAAACCACAAGAATCAATACAATAGAAGCAGATTATGTAATAAACTGCCTAACAGGTGTAACTCCTTCTTCAGGAACCCACAATATACTTCAAGCTGTAATTACAAATCTTTGTTCTCTATCTATTGATGTAACCACTAATTATGTTCGCATCTCTGATATAAATACATACATTGCAAATTATTTAGCTCAAGCTGCTCCTCCAAATAACATATCTAGTAAGATGGTTCCTTATGTAGCTGTTCCATATTTTGAAAGTAACATATCAGGTAAATTTGATAATACAGGTGCTGGTATTATAGGAAGTATTTGGGAAAAAATATATTTATGTAATGGTAGTAATGGTACACCTGATCTTAGAGGTAGAGTGGCTGTTGGTGTTACATCAGGAATGAATGGTACAGTAGCTATGTCTCCTGTAGTAGATCCTAATAATAATAATCCAAATTATTCAGTTTCTTCTACAGCTGGTTCAAACAATATTATATTGATTGAAAGTCAAATGCCTACGCATACACATGCTGCTGTAGCAACTGTCACTCCAAACCCACACAATCATACATTGAATAATAGTGGAGCAAATGCTACAGGCACAGGAGCAAGTGATCAACAAAAAACTATGAAGAGTGGTTCTGGAACATTTGTTACAGGAGATGTCACTCTTGCTGTATCAGTAACAAATGCTAGTACAGGAGGATCTTCCGCACATCCAAATTTTCAACCTGGAATTGGTTGTTTTTACATAATGTATATCCCTTAATCTTTAAATAATTAACACATGTCATGTCATCCAGGAACTCCCTGTTATAATAACACTACAAATGCAGATCCTTGCATCGCTGCTAATAGTTCTAGCTGTGAAGGGGTTTTATATTATGGTCCAGCTCTTCCTAATACAGGAATAGACAATCTTAATAATCTTTGTGTAGCTTTTCAAAAGGTGGATGCTGCTATTGCAAATATTTCAGCAGGTAGCATCACTGCAAACAATGGTCTTACTAAAACTGGTAATAATATTAAACTTGGTGGTCAATTAATAGAGAACACAACTATTAACACCAATGGTAATTCATTATTTGTAACTAACCTTCCTACAGAAGTAACCACTCCTGATTTTATACTTACGCAAACATCAACAGGAATTGTTAGAAAGGTTGCACCCACTGCATTAGGTCAACAAATCACTTTGCAGAATAATGTAGGACTTGTATGGACAAATCCAGGACAAACAAATCTTTCTACATTATATAACACACTTATAGGTGATTCTATAACATCTGTTCAAGTAGGTGGTGCTGCACCTAATACAGCCGCTAACTGGAAACAGCTTACGTTAGTGCAAGTGTTAGATGCTATATTGTTTCCATTAAGACTTCCTACATACATTGTTCCTACAGTTACAATGACTTTAACACCATCATCTTCTGGATTTTTTGAGATTGGTACTACAGTTAATGTTGCTGCAACAGGTGTAGGAACTAGATGGGATGCTGGAGCATTCACTTCTATGACTTTGCTTAAGTCTATAAATGGTGGTGCTAATTCTCCAACAACATATACAATTCTTGAAGAGCGCACACTTTCAGAGTTTGGATCTGAGTTTGGATTTCTAGATCCTAATAGTCCTAATAAATCATATACTACTACTGAATATACAAATTCTCTTACCATACCTATTCCAACAACTGGACAAGCAATCTCTACTGTTTCATATCAGTTTACAGGATCTTATGGTGCTGGTCTTCCTAAATTTAAAAGTGATGGTACACTTGATACTAGAACTGCTGGAACCACTGTAAATACACCACAGGCTGCTAGCAGTACATCAAGTTCTTCTGTAACATTCAATGGTCTTTATCCAATCTTCTGGGGAACATCTAGTACACAACTTAATCCCACTCAAATTGCATCTGCTATATTAGGAGGAACTGCAAACAAAATAATACTTCCTGCAAGTGGAACAATCTCAATTCCATATAACAATAGTGTTGAAGCATTTTTATGGGTGGCATATCCTGCAAGTGGTAATACCACTAAAACAAGATGGTTCAATACCACTTTAAATACAGAAGTTATGGGCCCTACAGCTACTTTTGGTCTAGCGCAATTAGTAAATGTAACTAGTCCAGCTATTCCAGCTCTTTGGAGCAATATTTCTTTTAACACTCATATAAGTAATTTTCCAACAAGAGTTGTTGGCAATGTTGAATTTAGAAATGTATAATAATTATGGCAATAATATTAAATGATAATATAGATACAAGAGCACCCAAGCCTACAGATAATAGGTTTGGTCCATATACAACAACTGCTGCAGCTCTTGAGGGTATTCCTGCATATCAAAGATATGTAGGGCTTACTGTGGGTGTTGGTACTCCTATTGTGGAATGGTGGTTTGATAGCACACTGACTCTTGTTTTAAAAACTACATCTGGAACTGTTACAGGAATCACTGCAGGAACAGGTATAAGCATTACAGGAACTGTAAACCCAACTATATCAGTAACAACTCCTACACAGCTTACAACAAACTTATCAATAGACGTTATTGCAGATGGAGCAAGTGATGTAAAATATCCTTCTGTAAAAGCAACTAAAACTTATGTAGATGCTAATGTTGCAGGACTATTAGATGATAGAGGAAACTTTCCAGCAACATCAGGAGACTATCCTACAACAGGAGGAAGTGGTCCAGCAGGTGCTATCAGGAAAGGAGACCTTTGGTTCATATCTGTTCCTGGAGATTTGAACGGTATTGAAGTGGGAATAGGAGCAAGTGTAAGAGCATTGGTAGATGGTGCTCAACCAAATACTGATGCTGACTGGGATATATTAGATACAGGTCTTGGATTTATTCCTGAGAACGTTGCTAATAAAGTGATACGTGGTACATCAATTGCAGCTGCCCCAACTAGTGAAACACTATACGCTTCATTAAGTGCTCTTACAGAATACCTATCATCAATCCCCCCAACCACTCCTACATTAGAACAAGTTCTTGCAGCCACTCCAACTCAAACTGCTGCAGGATATGATATTAACTTAGAAAGTCTAGATGCAAATTTAACAACAAATGTTGGAAGAGGAGAATTTAGCATAACAAATGTATCAGGAGGAACTTCGGTAATAGCAGTTGATGATACACTATCAATATCTTCTATAAACGATGAGGTATTTATTACATCTGATAGAATAGAATTTACTAACGATATTCTTGGAACATTAACACTTACAGCAGTTCCAAACAATAACACTCTAGTTCTTCCAAACCAAAATGCAACATTAGTAGCAAGTGTAAACAATTCTATATTTGCAGACCCTGATACAGGAGACATCACTATTCCTTACCTAGGAGGAACTGGTACAGAAAACTTTGTTCCTAAATGGAATGCTGATGGTATAAGTCTTACAGATAGTATAATACAACAAGTAAGTACTAATAATATTGAAATAGGTAGTAGTTCAGTAGCTGATACAGAATTAGATTTAATTAGTTCTAGTAGAGTGGATTTTAGAATGTATCCTTATTCCACCACAACAGATTATTTTGGAATATATTCATATGGTCCAACAGGATATGGAAGTGCGTACACTCAAATAGGACTTAACGATGGTGTTGTTTCTAACCAACAAGGTGGTGCTCTTTATTTAGATACAAGAAGTCTTGTACCACCTGTTAGGTTAATGGTTAAAGATGATACTACTAATACTATGACAGCTGCCCTATCTGTAACTAAAGAAGGGTATGTATATATAGGTACTCTTTCTGCATTTCCTTCAGCAGCCACATTATTAAAATCTAATTTTGGTACAGATAAAGAGATATTTTCATTAGTTGGCTTTAATCTAGATTCTCCTACTGCAGCTGCTTACATACAAACAGGTATGTTTAAAGGAATATCTGGAAGTTCTGTTGATTTTTGGGCTGGTAATTCAATAATTGCAAAATATAATTATACTGGAGGTGGTTTAGGTGATTCATTTACTATACAAGATAGTTATAATAGTGGTATAGCAACAGGTGTTGTTAATGCTTTGAAAATAAACGGATCAATAGGTAATACTACAATTGCAAATACTGTTGAGTATAATCAAATAAACATATCTCCTAGTTATAGTCAGCTTTCTCCATTTGGTGTTCCTCTAGGTACAGGTACAATAAGAGGTATATATTACAATCCAAATGTTGGTAATATCAATGGATCTAAACACATAGCTTTTGAAAATACAAGTGGAAATGTTCTATTAGGAACTACAAGTGGTCAAGTGGGAATAGCTACATCCACTCCAAATGCTGCAACTAAGTTAGATGTTAATGGAAATTGTCATATTGGTACTGGTTCACCAACTACTTTTATTGGAGCAGGGCATACAATGGAAATAAGTGCCACTGGGGTTAGTGTACCTTTAACAATAATTGGAGGAAGTCCAATATTAGAAGCTTGGTCAAATTCTACAAGATCTAATGGTGCAGTTGCTTTTGGTGCAGCATTTCCTGGATCCATATCAGATGGTAATGTTCACATTTCAACATATAGAAATGTTACCAGTAGTTGGTTTGATAGAATTATAGTGGAGAAAGATGAAGGTAGAGTTAGAATAGGTGCAGGTAGTTCTGTAGCTGTTTCATCAGCATTGTTAGAAGTGAACTCTACAACAAAAGGTTTCTTACCTCCAAAGATGACCACTGCACAAATGTTTGCAATTGTTTCACCTGTAGAGGGACTAATTGTATATAATACAGATGCTCATGCATTAGTTATTTACGGTGGATCACCTTTAGGATGGCAAAAAATTTCAATGGTACCATTTTAAAATCAATAAATAATAAAAGATGTCAATAATACTAAATGATAATATAGACGTACGAGCTCCTAAACCTGCAGATGCTAGATTTGGAACTAATATATCAGGAACAACAGGTTTTTATGCAACTACATCAGATGCAAATGCAGCTATTCCAACATACCAACGTTACATAGGTCTTACTATTGGTATCAAGGTGGGAAGCAATCCTATTCAAGAATACTGGTATGCCAATGGTATAAACAATGCAGATCTTGTGGTAAAAACTGGAACTATATCAGGCGCAGGAAGTGGACTTAATCTCTCCTCAGGAACAATCAATTTAGGAGGGACTTTATCAACTCCTACAACACTAGTTACATCATCAACAAATACACTATCTCTTACAGGATTGTCATCAATATCAACTCCTTCAACATTCTTAACAATTGACTCAAGTGGTGTAATTACATCATCTGGATATAGTGGAGTGGCTACAAACATCCTAACAAATCTTACAGCAGATAATGGACTTACAAAAACTGCAAATAATATAAAGCTAGGAGGAACTCTTACAGCTGCTACAACTGTCACTCTTGGGAACAATGAACTATTGTTCACTGGAGGAGATTCAGCAATATATGGTTATGGATCATTTAAAAAATCTTCAGCTATTCTTGAGACAGGGGATAGGTTCTCAGCTGCTCCTACAGGATCTTATACAAGAATCATATCATTTAAAAGTTCAGCAGCTCTTTGGTTGACAAACTATGATAGTCCTGCATATAATGCTCAAGCTAATTGGATAGCAGCACATCCTTGGATAACATTTAATCCAGTAAATAATTTCCAAGTGATAGATCAAATACATTCTGTAAGTGAAGAATCAGCAGCTATTGCACATTATTTTGATGAAAGAGTGGCTAATCGTAATTGGGTAGATTCTTGGTATAGTCCTATAGATCCTGGATTTCCTGGATGGATCCCTACAAAAGTATATACATTAACAACATTAAAACTTGGTGATGTATTTCCTATAAGTATGGGATCTACAATAAGTGGTACTGCTGGTGCAGCTGGTTGGGTTTTTAGATCTAATGGAACTACTCCAACAACATGGAATGGATCAAGAGTTGATGGTGACTATCCTGTAATAGAATTTGCACAAAACTCTTCAAGAGTAGTTGTAGACGAAGACTCTTTAGGTAATGGTAGAGTTAGAGTGGATGCTGTAAACACTGTATTTACATCATCTATAGATCAAAGACTTGCAACAAGAGGAATAATGCCTGCAAGATGGGATGATGCAGGAAGACCTACTTCTCCTAATAGTGGTGAGATGGGATATAACTCTCAAGCTAATAAGATGGAATATTATGATGGTTCAAGTTGGATACAATTTTAAAATTAATATATGAATGTATTAATACAATTAACAGTAGCAGATATAGATACAGGTCCTTTATTTAATCTATTTTCAGATGATAATGGTTATTCATCACCATTTGAAACTGGTGTTAGTAAGGCAGCTCTTCTAACAGGGTATACATCAAATGTAGTTCCTACAGCAACATCTATAATAAGAGTGAAGTCTACAGGAAAGTGTTTAAACTATGTTGATTTACAAATAAGTTAAAAATCCTGTTTTATTGGTTTTACAGGGTATCCCCGAATGTTTCCACATTTGGGGTTTTTTATAACCAGTTTGGTTAAACTATATAATTATGTTAGTTAAAATAATTTGGTATATTTAAAATAAAAATCTACCTTTAGTCTAATTTTAACCAAAAAAACTATATATGTCATTGAACCAAGGATTGTTACAACAGTTGGAACAAATGCTTTGTTGGAAGAAAAGTAAAAAGGTGTATGCTGAAAAACTGGGAGTGACAGAAGAAATGGTGGATGAATTACTAAAAGAATTAAGAAATAAAGAAAGAGTGAGAGATGATGCAGAGGTGGCACATTATATTGATGTTCTAGAGGAGTTGGTAGTGAAGGTGAACAATGAGAAAGGAACAATGGAATCTGTAATAGAAACTTCATTTGAACCTAAAGATGATATTGAGCTTGCAAGATTACATAAAATAAACTTAGACAAATACAAAATATCAAACTACTGGACTAAACAAAAATCCAATGGTAAGTTTACAAGTTCTGTATTTGCTACATTAAAACAATCTAAAGATTACACTCCTGAAGACTTTGCTAAGTTTCTAGAAACTTATGTTCCTAATAAAACAGAAGTTGTTAAGATTGAAAGAAAGGCTGAGTTTATGCAAGTGGTAGATATTGAGGTGTCTATAGCTGATTTCCATTTAGCAAAGAAAACATTAGAAGGAGAAACTATAAGAGAAAAGAAAGAACAGTATTTAGATGTGTTGTGTGATCTTATTGATAAGGTGAGATCAAACTTTATGATTAATAAGATTGTATTTCCAATATCAAATGATTTCTTCCATACAGATAACTATCAAAATCAAACCACAGCAGGTACTCCTCAGGATGTGTTAACGGGATATGATCATGAATATGAAGAAGGATTTGATCTTTTAGTACAAGCAATTAACTATTTGCAAGAAGTGTGTCATAGTGTTGAAGTGGTGTTAGTACAAGGTAATCATGATAGAACTAAATCATTCTATCTCGCACATGCGCTAGAAGTCTTTTTTAAAAACAATGATGCAATCAAATTCCAAAGAGAACATTCTGTAACCAAGTCTGTTGTATTAGGAAATACATTTATTGGATATCACCATGGTAATTGTAAGATAGATGATCTTCCTTTATTGTTTGCTACAGGAATAGATGCTCCTAAGTTTGGAAGTTGTAAATATAGAGAGGTTCATACAGGTGATAAACATCACTATATGGCCAAAGAAATAAAAGGTGTAAGAATTCAACAAATGCCTTCTTTGTCTGGTACAGACAGATGGCATGCTGATAATAACTTTGTAAATTCAATAAGAGCAGGTATTGTTCTTATTTATGATGTTATGCTTGGGAAGATTGGAGAATTTGAATCAAGAATATAAATCTATGTCAACATTAAGAAAATTAATATCAGATGTACGCTCAATGCATAAATTGTTATCAACAGATAGTTTGATAACAGACCGTGCAATAGCGAGCGAGATAAAGAATAATGCTCTCTTATTAATTAAGAGAGAAACAAACTTAAGAAAACTTTGGTCAACTTCTACATTGTTCACCACCATTCCTTGTTTAGAAATGGTGGAAGTTTCTATTTCAGAATGTTGTGAATATGTTGATCCTTGTACAATTGGAAGAAGCAGATTTAAACTCCCAAGAATCACAGAGGGAAACTATCAATATCTTATCCAGGGTGTTTATTCTGTAAATGCAATGGGTGGTACAGGTACAAAGTTTAAAGAGATTACAATCAATAGATATGTAAATCTTTTAAAACTTCCTATTATAAAGAATGAACACTACTATTGGATTCAGAATGATTATTTATACATTAGTAATCCTTTGATGAAAGCTATTAGAATGGCTGCATTGTTTGAAGAAGATGTACCAAATGAATTAATGTTTCCTGAGTGTGGATGTGGAAGTCCTGAGTTTACAGATGATGAATGGTGTAAAAACCCACTAGATAAAGAATCATATGTTCCAGGCTATCTGGAAAAACAAATATTAGAATTAACATCACAAAAGCTCCTATCTACATATTTTAGAATCAATGATGATAAGACAAGTGATAATAAAGATGACCAAGTAAGTGAAAAATAATGAGAGTAGCAGTTGATTGGAGAAGTGCAAGTAGAGAAAATTACAAAAGTTTTTGTAAGAAATATCCTTCAATAAAATTAACATTTGATGAATGGAGAAACATCATCTATTCATTCAACGAAGCTTTTAAAATCTATATATTAGAAACAGGAGAAAAGGCAAAGATGCCTTTTGGATTTGGTGAGTTTTCTATTAACAAAAAGAAACGAAGGAAGAAGAAGGGATTAAACGATGAGTTTATAAATCTTCCCATAGACTGGCAAAAAACTAAAGAGAAAGGTAAATACATATACAACTTCAACTATCATACAGAAGGATATTTTTTTGGATGGAAGTGGTTCAAAGAAAGCGTAAGAATTAAACACAATATGCTTTGGTATTTTAAACCATCACGCACAACATCAAGACTTCTTTCACATTACATAAAAACCAATGACAAATATCAACACCTCTACAGAGAGTGGGTCCATTAATTTAAAAAACAATTGATATGAGTTATTACTATAAATATAATTTTGTTTCTCCAGAACCTGTATATGCTACAGTGAAGGAAGAACTTAAATCCTACTTTGATACAGGTGCTATAGATGATCTTATGTTTCCAACCTACTTAGACAAATGTTTAAGGAAGTTAGGAAGAACAACATATGTAATCTCTGAAACAATTCTCCATATAGAGGATTTTGAAACAAGACTTCCTGATAACTTCTTTGCTGTAAGAGAAGCATGGTTGTGTACAGATGCTGCAGGTTATCCTTATCAATCAGCAAATTCATTCTATTCTCAGGCAGCTGATCAAACAACAATACAGGTGAGTCCTGTGGTTTCTGGAGGAGTTGCTTGTACAAACATTGAATGTACAACAGGATGTCCTGAATGTATGCCAGAATTGATTCAGGCTGTATATAAGACAAACAACTCGGTGAATAGACTCTATCATAAACAATATCTATTAAAACCAGGAAACATTTCTGTAAGAGCAAATTGTACATTAGATTGTGCAAATCTTGGAAGTTCTTCTGCAGATTCATTCGATATTAGAGATAATAAATTTGTTACTAACTTTAGAAATGGAACTGTTCTTCTTACATTTTATGCTACAGAATACGATGTTGTTGGAAATCAAATGATTCCTGATAACTATCGTATAAGAGAGTATGTTGAAGCATTTATTAAATACAAAGTGTTTGAAATGTTGTCTAATCAATTGACTGATGAAACATTCCAACAAATTCAATCAAAGCTTGTGTATTATAAACAGCTATCTGAGGAAGCATTTATTATGGCAGATATTGAAATTAAGAAACAAACTGCATGGGAAAAACAAAGAAGGATCAAGAATGACCTTAATAGATTTAATATGTACGAGCTTCCTAATAGAACTAATAGATATGGTTGGAGGCGTAATTCGTAATTTATGCCTATAATTTATAAAATAACAAATCCTTCTGGTAAAGTATATATTGGTCAGACTTGGGACTGGTCAGTGAGAGTTGCTTTTTATAGAACAAATAATTGTAAGACTCAAATAGGAGTATACAATTCTCTTTTAAAGTATGGTTACGATAGTCATAAATTTGAAATAGTTTGTGAGTTACCAAAAGATATAGAACAAAAAGTACTAGATACTTATGAAGTATTATATTGGCAATTTTATAAAGATTGTAAAGTTCTAATGTTAAACTGTAGAGAACCAGGTAGAGGTGGTAAGTTATCAGAAGAATCTAAACTTAAACTATCAAAAGCTCTAACAGGTAGAAAATTATCAGAAAAACATAGAAAAAAAGTAACGCAGGTTAATCAGTCTGAGGTAGAAAGAGAGAAACGTAGAAAAGCATTACTTGGACATATTGTGTCTGAAGAGACTCGAAGAAAAATATCAGAAAAAATAAAAGAAAAGTGGAGAAATAAAGAATATTCTAATAGAAAACCAAAAGGTTTTCATAATAGTAATTAATTTAACAAATGGCAGAAGAACAACAACAAGGTAATATCACTCCTGAATATAATACAGCATCTGTGGGAATGAATATGGATAATTCCATTACTCAAGTTCCTAAAGGTGCTCTTACGTATGCATTAAATGCTGCTGTTGAAAACTTTGATTCTAATTCTATTAACTATCAGAATGAACCTGGTAATGAATTCTGTTTACAGTTTCCTACAGGATATCAATTAATAGGTGAGCATTTTATCAATGAACAAAACAAACATATATTCTTTATTGCAAATCCTAATACAGGAGAATCGCAGATTGGATATATGGATAATAACGATTGTCAATATCGTATTTACATAGATGCTCCTTGTTTAAACTTTAATGTAAATCATCCAATACACAAGATAGTACATAAGATTACAAACTGTACAACAGAAATTTATTGGACAGATGGTTTTAATCCAAGAAGATATCTTGATCTTGGAAACATTCCTTATACACTTAAGTCAGGATCTAGATTGTGCAATCCTGAATATACAACCATAGTTGATTGTAATCAGTTGAAGTTACAACCAAACTTTGAAATTCCTCAGTTAGACATCATTGATGTTGTTACAGGAGGAGATCTCACTGCTGGTACATATCAGTTTGCTATTCAATATTCAGATCCAAATGGTAGCCCATACACTTCCTACTACTCTGTAACAAATCCCACTCCTATTGCAAATCCTCAATTGACCACTCCTAATTTTAATTATCAGGTGGGAAAGTCTATTAGGGTTAATATTAGCAATCTTGATGCTACAGGACAGTTTCAATATTTTAATCTTGCTGTTGTTAAAACAGTGAATGATATCACTTCTATAGAGCTTGTAGGAACATTTTATATTGATAATGCAGAAATGCAAATCACTTACACTGGTCAAAATGTAACAAATATACGTTTGGCTATTGGTGATATATTTGAGAAGTTTCCATATTATGAAATAGCTCAAGATCTTACAACAGTTCAAGATGTGCTTGTATGGGACAATCTTACATCTATAGATAGAATCAACTATCAATCAATAGCAAATCAAATCTCTTTACTATGGGAAACTTATAGAATCCCTGCTACAGAAAACTATGCAGATGAGCTGAATGCTACAAACCTACGTGGGTACATGCGTGATGAGGTGTATGCATTTGAAATAGTGTTCTTATTAAGGAATGGTAAACAAACAGATGGTTTTCATATTCCTGGTAGAGAAAAGAATTATAATGAGATTTCAAATGCAAATGTTCCAGATACAAATCCTGATTTTATAGGTGAGCCTGATAGTGTGGTAAATGGTGTTGGATATAGTCCTTATTGGAAGATATATAACACTGCTAGTGTAATAGGAGCATCAGAAGGAAGATCTACAGCAGTAGGTTATAAAGGCCCTTGGGAATATGGAAAGTTTGCTTATTGGGAATCAACAGAGCTCTATCCTTGTAATGATGCAGTTTGGGGAGATCTATCTGGAAAACCAATAAGACATCATAAGTTTCCAGATATTGCTGTAAGCCCAGCATTTGAATCTAAGCTTTTTACATCATCAGGAAGTATGGTGATGGGAAATGATGCTGTGTTTCCAATTGGTGTTAGGATTGATTCAAATCAAGTGGCAACATTAATAAAAAATTCAAATCTTACACAAAGTCAAAAAGATGATATTGTTGCATATAAGATTATAAGAGGAAACAGAGGAACAAACAAATCAGTTGTTGCTAAAGGGATTTTGAGAAATGTAGGAAAATACAATAGAGAAGAAACAGACTACTACTATCCAAACTATCCATATAATGATCTTAGAGATGATCCTTTTTTAAATGTTACAAATAATGCATGGTCAAAACTAGCACTTTCTTATGATGTAATAGTTTCAAAAATAGAACCAGACTTATATGGAGGAAAACCATATGCTGAAATTACATATACAGACATTAATACAAATAGAACAACCACTCAAAGATATTATGAAGCAGGAGCAACAGTGTATAAAGTTTGCTCAATAGGGTTTCCTACATTTTCTTATGGTGAAGGAGCAATTTCATATTCAAAATATGATGCGTATATTGTTGGTAGTAATTCAGGTCTTATTCAAGCATGTAATGGTTGGAGAGCTGAATGGACAAACATTTATGGTCAACTTGAAAGTCGATACTTTAGAGGGTATCCTTTTAATGATCAAGATAGAATTAATATAAAACTTGGAACAACTATTTCTTGTATTGAGGATTGTGGTAGCTGTGGACAATTTGAAACTTTTATTGAGACAGTGGGAGTTGATAATTGTGTAGGTCAAACTCCACTTCCTATAAGTTCTAATACCACTGAGTCCAAATATAGACATGTATTTAATTCTCCTGAAACATCTTTTGGACAACCGTTCTTAGGAGATGTACTAAAACTTGAGAATGTAATATTTGGAAGTGGAAGAGCACATTTTGTAGAAGTTAAGGAGAACGCAATGTATAAGCTTCTTACAAAGGAAGCTCAAGAAGATGCTTTAGCAGCATCTGATTCATTAGCTTCATATACAGATCCTTGGAGTGCAACAGCAATGTTTGCTGCATACCAAGCCTATCTTACTATTTATGTAAATGGAATAACAAGAAGAAACTATGCTTATTCATACAACTCTATAGCAGATTATAATTACAATGATATAATAGAAAACAATCTTGGTGTTAAACAAAGAATGTTAGATATTGCACAATACATAATTCCTGGCGTACAATCTACAGGAGATGACTGTGTTGTAAATAATTGGAATAGAGAATCTTCTGTTTATTTAAAAACAAAAGAATCTGTAGATCCACTACCATTTCCTGATAAAACACCAAGCATTGCTCCAGGAGGAGTAAGTCTTGTGTCTGATGAATCAAGATCTACAATATCATCTTCAAACATGTGTGCAACCCCAGCACAACAAAAACCAATATCAGTGGTTTCCTATTATGCATCTATAAAGAATATAAACATTAACCAATGGGGACAAATATATTCTTATGAAACATTAGATACAGGATTCCAAAGAAGTATAGACCCTGTAATAAACCCACTACCAGAAACATTCTTTGGAGGTGATACATTTATTAGCAGGTTTGCATTTAAAACAAAGCTTCCTTTCTTTATTGATAATAGAGTGGGAGCTCCTGATGATTCAGATATTTTCTATGATGAGATTGGTAACATAGCCTATCCTAAATATTGGCATTCTGCAAGATCTGTTCTATCAGATTTTACTTCTACAGGAGGTGTACTACCTAACATAGTTTCATATAAGGCTAACAACTTTGATTGTCCAAATAGTCAACTTCCTGCACCTCCTGCAAACAATCCAAATAGAACATTCTATAATGGATATTTCTATTTATTTGCTTATGGTATTCCAAATTTCTATTGTGAGAGTTCTTACAATACAGATCTTAGACAAGCATTCAATAATAAAGAAGGTGATTTCTGGCCACATGTAAGTACAGATATTCCTGATGATTGGTTACAAGAGAGCTATGTTTCAATTCTTCAAGACAATACATATTTTTATAATGTAACGTTCTCTAAACAGAATAAAGAAAACTACTTCTCACATCTTCCTCAGGATTGGAAAGAACAGCTTTGCTATACAAACTATCCTTTCAGAGCAATATATTCGGAAGCACAGAACATTAATGCTGATGTTAGAGTGAACAGTTGGTTGATCTATCGTCCAATAGCATCTTTTGATTTCCCTCAAAACTACGGTAAGCTTACATCATTAGATGGTATTCAGAACAGAGCTGTACTTGCTAGATTTGAGAATAAGAGTCTTTTGTATAACACTCTCTTGACTATAAACACAAGTAATCCTCAGGCTGCCTATCTTGGTAATGATACATTATTTAAAAGTGCTCCTCCAATAGATTTTGCTGAAACAGATCTTGGATATGTAGGAAGTCAAAATAAATTCTTATTGAAGATTCCTCAAGGTCAGGTGACAGTGGATGCTAAAAGAGGACAAGTGTTTTTAGTTGCAGGAAATCAAGCTACAGATCTTTCAGCATTTGGTTCTGGAATGAATAGATTCTTTACAGATCATTTAGCATTTGAAATCTTAAGACATTTTCCTAATGTTGATACAGACAATCATTTCAATGGTGTAGGACTGCATGGTGTATACGATTCTAAATTTGAGCGTGTTATTATATCAAAGCTTGACTATATTCCTTTGTCTAAAGATATTAAATACGATCCTGAAACAAATGAGTTTTATATAGAGGAAGAAATTGATTGTATTCCAATAACCACTACAACAAGCAGTAGCACTTCATCAACTTCTACAAGCTCTACAAGTTCTACATCAAGCACAAGTTCTACTACTAGTAGTAGTACAACTGTTCCAATACCTACAGCATCTTTCTTCTGGAGTTTTATTAAGTCTGGAAGCATGACTGTAAATATACAACTTCAAAACTTTCTAACTTCTGAATATTTAATTAATGAAACATTGTCATTTTCTAATTCTGGAGTAGTGAGTATTCCTATAACACCATATAATATAACTATAACATGGCAAAGTGGTGGTAGTCAACCAATTAAATTTAGACTTTGTGACAATACTACAAATGATGAAATATACTATATAAACAATATTGGAGAAGGTCCTACATACACTCCAACTACAACACTATCGTTTACACCAATAGCAAATCATACATATGGTCTTCAAGTGGTTAATGGAGGAGCAGCTGAACCAAATCCTTGTAATATAATATAACAAAAATGGCAAATAGAAATTGTACACCAATTATAAAAAGAACAGTGGTTAAGCTTACAGATCCTGAATACTTCTGTAATAAATCCTGGACTCTTTCTTTCAACTTTAATACAAAGAGTTGGATTAGTTTCCATAGTTATATTCCTAACTGGTATATAGCTGAGAATAACTTCTTTTATTCAGGACTTAATGGATGTTGTGATGATCTTGAAGCTATTGCTGTTAATGAGCTTCCTGCAACCACTACAACATCAACAACACGCAAACCAATAGTTACACCAACCACATCATCTACAACAACTAAATCAAGATGTGGATTAGAAGGATTTGCAAAACAACTATAAATATGTCTCAAACAATTCTTATAAGATTAACTTCTAGTAGTAATAAACTTATTGGACCATTCACAATCACGGATGATCAAGGGAATGTTATTGCCACTGATGTACCTAAGTCAAGACTTATATCAGGAGTGGCATATAGTGTTGGTAGCAATGTAAGAGTGATGATTCTCCAATCTACAGGAAAATGTAAGATTACAAAATACATAAGTGTATCACAACTATCTCGTGATCAATTAGCAATAATTGAATATAAGGAAGTGAATACAGGCTGTATATGGAGACATCTTACAGACACCATAAACTATAACCGCTATTACGGAACAACAGAGCCTTATATAATAGAATATCCATTCTCATACAAGTTCCAAGATGAAATCCTACAGAATATAAAAGACTACACTAAAGTATATAAATACATTAATATTCCTGATGGTGTATTCAATGATAATGCTAAAATAGAAACAGACGATAGATGGTTTAACAAAGCTGTTCTATATAACGGACAACAATCAACAGGGGTGTTAGAGCTTGTACCAAAACCAATGCACAACTTAAGCACCTATCTATCCTATCCAATATACAGCACAGAAAGTAAAACTATTACATTTACCAAGAGTGATAACTTCTATCAATATAACACTTTTTGGTCATTAGTTAAAAACAAATCCATACCTTTGTTCACAACAAGTTGTGAAAGTCTTTCTATAGATAAGATTGTAAACCAAGCTAATATGGATTATAGCAAAAGGTCTTTTAAAAAGGAACCTCTAAGAGCTAAAGATCTTAGAGTGCGTCACATCCTTGACTCAAGAAGTGACACACACCTAGTGAGCCAATTCATCATAGCTCCCTCCCAGATTAGTTATAAATAAATTTGTTAGATATATTAAAAATACTTACATTTGGTGGACAAATAAATATTTATTATGAAAACTAAAGTAAATTATAGTAAAGGGGATAATGTAGGTAATTGTACCTTTATAAGAGAAGTTTCTCCTAGGATTGTTCTAAAAACAGAAGAATGCAAAAGAACTCGTATAAGAAGGAAAGCTTTGTTTATATGTTCTTGTGGAAATGAGTTTGAAGCAGTAATAGATAAAGTTAAGATTAATAAAGCTTCTTGTGGATGTTTGCAAATAGAAAAGATGAAAAAACTGTGTTTGGGTAACATAACACATGGACAGAAAAAACATCCTTTATATCATATCTGGCATGCTATGTTATATAGATGCAATGATGTAAATAATAAATATTATGGAGGAAGAGGAATTAAAGTTTGTGATAGATGGAAGGATATAAATCTATTTATTGAGGATATGTATTCTACTTATTCTAAACATTTAGAAATAGATAGAATAGATGTTGATGGTAACTATGAACCAGAAAATTGTAGATGGGTTACTAAAAAAGAAAATTGTAACAATAGACGAAACAGCAGAAATGAAAAATAAAACTCAACAAACCACTGGATGGTTGGATAATTTTAATGATTCTAAAGTAACTCTGCCTCCAGGATTTATTGGTGAAGGAACTTTAAATGGTCCTCAGTGGGAATCTCCTGCATGGGGAGGACAGTTTGCTATGGGAGGTTCTCTTCCTGGTTCTGTAGGATTCATGTATGCACGCACAGGTGCTCCATCAGAAGGTCCTTATGCAAAGAAGACACTTCCTTCAGCACAGAATGGTGAAGAGATGTCCTATTACAAAAATGGACTAGATTGGAAACCAAAGAGTATTAGTAGAGATGGTTCTGTAATAAAAGATAATCGTGGATATTGGAATCCTGATAACTGGGGAAAGGTGGTGGAAATAGATTCTCCAGATATAACAATGAAAGGTGTAGATCAAGACCTAATAGGAATATCAGATGAGGGAGATGTTCAATATATGACACCAGGAAAAGATTATAAATTCAAAGGTAAGAAAGTTAAAGAATACCCTGTAGGAAAGAATGGTGTAAATCAACAGGATGAGAAAGTCATTGAGCAACTAGATCAATTAACCAATTTCACAAACTATAACAAACCAACCAAAGGTGGATGGTTAGATAAATACAACTAATATGAAAGCAGAAATCTTAAAAATTGCTGGTGTTAAGAATGAGAAAGAATTCTACAAGATGTTTCCTGATGAGCAATCATTTATGGCTAAACACGGAGGAGCTTTTAGAAAGGCTAAACGTGGTGATGTTATACATAAAATGCAAGATGGAGATGCTCCTTGTGTAGGTAAAAACTGCAGAGGTAAATCATGGTCACCTCTTGCTGACATATCGGTGGGTGGTGGTAGTGGTGGTAAACCAGTTAAAGCAATTCCTGAATGGAATGATATAAGTGATATAAAAAACTTAGGTCTTGACAAGAAAAGTGCAAAAGCTCTTGAAAAAGAATACGAAAGTATTAAAGGTAATTATTCAGGATTGACCTTTCCACAGTATGTTGCAGCTACTAGAGATGCTGATAGAACAAATCGGGTATTTAAATATCAAACTCAAATAGATGAAAAAACAGGAAAGCCTGATGATAGATATTCAAAATACTTTAATCCTGAAACAGGAGCACTTCTACCAGATGCAGATCCTAGAAATGTAGATAATTTCATGAGATTTTACAGAGGTAAGTTTCCTACACAATCTAAAATATCTGCACAAGATATATTAGGAGTATATGGTGGTATGCCAGGTGGTGTTTCTAATTATGAGAAGTATGCTAACTTTGGATATAACCCTGAGCTAAGACAAGGTGGTCTTATACAAGCACAAGATGGTATAGGTTCTTACACAGGAGGAGAACAAGTGTATAATCCTCAACCTCTAAACTTCCAAGATGCATTTGATGCTTACGATGTTCAAATGACAGGTTCTACAAATGCACAAAGACAAGCACAAGCTCAGGCACAAGCAAAAGCACAACAAGCTGCACAAAAACCTGCAAGTGGTGGTGGTATGGGTGGTATGGACATGTCTAAAATAATGGGAATGCTAGGTGGTGGTTCTGGTGCTGGTGCAGCTGATCTTGCAGGTGGAGCAGATGTTGGACAACTTGCTTCTGCAGCAGGAGGAATGGCTAAAAAAGGTAAGAAAGTTCCCAAATACCAAAATAGTGGTGCAGGATTAAATAGTCCTGCAGGTGGTACTGCAACAGGAATTCAAGCAGCAGGAACAAATCCATATGCTCAAGGACAAGGACAAGGATGTCCAGTAGGATTTATATATGATCAGTATAGTACAGAATGTGTTCCTGATCCAAACTATTCTCCAGTGGGTTCTATAACTAATAAGTCTTCATCATTGCCAGATGGTCCTGGAGAATATGAAGAGGTTCAGAAGTTTAACACAAATTCAATCTTATCTACAGGAACTCCTAAAACAGGACCTGGTACAGGAAATAATCCTTCTGCTGATGTTCCTAAAAAAGATCCATTAGATGCAATAGCTAAAACTAAATATGCTGGTCTTGTTGGAAAAGTGTATGGTGGTATTAAAAAACTAAAAGCAGAAAAGGAAGCAAGAAAGTCAGCAGAACAACAAGCTTCTGTAAGTGATCTTAGTCTGAAAGCAAGTCTCTCAAAACCAGAAGAACAAAGACGTACATACAATAGACCAGAAGATGCATTGGTACAACCAGATCAAGTGTTTCCTTCTTATGGTGTAGGAACAAATGTTCTTACAGCAAAAGACGGTATGCAGATAGGTGGTAATCAAACAGAGATACAGAACATGTATAATCCTGGAGATCTCTATCAAGATCTTGGATATGAACCATTGAGTGATTCTGAAATAGTAAAACAATATAGAGCTGGTGGACTTATACGTAGAATGCAAGGTGGTGGTGGTATGCCTATGCCTTCTTGGGAAACTGTAGGAAATGCAGGACAAATGATTGGACAAGGTGCAACAGGAAATAATGCAGGTGGTGAATTAGGTGCTGATATAGGTGGAGCAAGTGGAGAAGCTATAGGAATGGCTGTAGGAGGACCTGCAGGAAAAGCTATAGGCAAAGCAATTGGACAAACTGTTGGAGCTATTGGTGGTGGACTGTTAGATAGAAACCCACAAAAAATGGAAAAGGCTCAAAACAGAACAAAACGTAATGTACAAACAGCAGCTGCAAATTCTATGGGACAAGCTTTACATTCTCAATTTTCTGCTAATGTAAGAAACGGTGGAGATATTCCTTATGCAGAAGATGGATGGGTGTCTAATGATTGGTTGCCACAAGTGATTACACAGTTTGGTGAACACAGTATGAAAGATCTATTAAGACCTGATCCTATGATGGACACATTAAGAACAGGTGGAAACATCTCACAAAACAACATCTATCCTCAAGATCGTTATGCTCTTGGTGGGGAACTTAAAACTACATGGGGTGGACATGCTGAAACTATGTCTCATAACCCATACTTACCAGGAACAGGTGAGACTGTAATGTTCAGAGGTAAATCACATGAAGAAAGTGATGGAAGAGGACATACAGGAATAGGTGTTAAATATGGTGAAGGTGGACACGATAGTTATACAGACTATGCAGAATATGGTTCTGAAAATGTTGATGCTGATGTTGAAGTGGAAAGAGGTGAACCAGCTACAGAAATGATAGATGGTCAAACAGGAGAAAAGAACATGGTGGTATTTGGCAATCTTAAAATCCCTAATCAATTCTTAGATCAAATAGGAGATCCAAAAGCTAAAGGTAAGAAGTTTAAACATTACATAGCAGGTGTTTCTAAAGATGAAGCTAGGCAGAATAAAATCATAGATAAGACATCAAAACAACTTGATGAATTAGATGTGTATACACCGTTTGATAAATTAAAATTAGAAGGTCTTAATGCTACAAACATGGGAGCAAACATGAAGTTGCAAAAGTTTGCAGAGATAAAGAAGAATGCTTCTGCTGTACAAGATGCTATTAATGAAACAGCTAAAGAACATGGTGTAGATGCTGATGCTCTTGCTAAAGGTAAAGTTAAAATAGATAAACAAGCACAAAAAGAAATGGCTAAATACGGTAAAGAAATATTAAAAGGTCAAACAGGACTTAAGTATAAAGTTAGAGGTGCTGGATCAATTGATTACAATGATATAGGAGCTGCTGGTAATGATGAGCTTTGGGGAAATAAAACTAATTATGAAAAGAATTGGAAACCTAAAGTGGATGAGGCATTATCTGATCCAAAAAGAGCTGATGCAATTATTCAATCATTGGAATCTTATACAGGTCAAGATGCTAAAGATGTTGTAGCAGCTATTAAGAAACAAAAAACAAGAGCTGGTAAAATAGCTAAAATACAAGAACTTGGAATAGATGAAAAAGTTGGACCATATCATAATCTATTAAATCAGACTATTGATAAAACTGCTGCTCCAAAACATAAAATGACTGTAATACCTTCTATTCCTGAAGACTATCCAGATACAACTAGTCCAACTACTACACTTGCTGTACAACCTCTTAAGCAAGATCCTTGGATGACTGCACTTAATCAACTTGCTCCTTATTTAAGACCTAGTGATGTAGATTATAATGTAGATCTTTATCCTGAGATGATGGCTGCAGGAATGAATCAAGTGGAACCAGTGTTTGCTCAAGGATACCAACCTCAACTATTAACACCATATGACATTTCTTATCAGGATCAATTAAATGAAATAACTGCTCAAGCAAGAGCTGCTGAAAGAATGGCTGGACAAAATCCTGCAGCTGCTGCAACGTTATTAGCAACAGCAAGTGGTGAGAAGAATAAAGTGTTAGGAGAACAGTTTAGACAAAACCAAGCTCAAAGAATGGGTGTGTACAATCAGAACATTGCTACATTGAATGATGCTCAACTTAAGAACCTTGGAATATATGCTGATCAAGCTGCTAAACAATCTCAAGCAAGATCTAATACAAAAGCTCAAGCAATGGAAATAGAAAAATCTATGTCTGATAAGATTGCTAAGAATAAGTTGGAAAATAAAACTCTCCAAACATATGAAAATCTTTACAACTATAGATTTGGTAAAGATGGCAGAGCACAGAATTACAATCCTTTAGCACAGTTTGATATTAGTGCAGATGGTAAAGTATCTGCTCAAGCTGCTCCTGAAGGATATGAATATGAAACAATTCTTAAAAAGAAAAAGAAAGAAGAAACTGCTAGAAACGGTTCCATTGTAAGAGCTCTTAAAAACTTCTAATTATTCTAATTACACAAGATTACCAAAACTTATTAGATCCTTTGGTAGTTATAATATTTTAAATTACATTTGTTAATAAACTTAATATGGCTTCATATACTGACGCAATAACACAATTTAATCCCTATGTCTCAACACTTCCTGTTGAAGCAATGGTGAAGGTGGGTATGCAAAAGCAAGCTCAATATGAGCAAGGTGTTCAAAAGATACAGCAAAGTATTGATAATGTTGCTGGTATGGATGTGTTGAGAGACGTAGATAAAAACTATCTACAAACAAAACTCAATGAGCTTGGGAACAATTTGAAATATGTAGCAGCAGGGGATTTCTCCAATTTCCAATTAGTAAATTCTGTATCTGGAATGGCTAAACAAATTGGTAGAGATGAAACTGTTCAGAATGCTGTAAGCTCAACAGCTTGGTATAGAAAGCAAGCTCAAGAAATGGAATCTGCTGTGAAGAGTGGAAAGTCTTCTCAGTCTAATATTTGGGACTTTAATGAAAAAGCAAATAGATATATTTCTTCTACAGATCTTAAAGATAAATTTACAGATAGATATACACAATATACAGATGTAAAAAAGAAAGCGTTAGAGGCTATTAAATTATTACATCCTAAGTTACAACAATATGATGTTCCTTTTGAGGTGGTTAATGGAAAAGTAAATACTAGAAAAATAGCAGATGCTATGCAAAGGTATAAAATAGAAGGTATTGATGAGGGACAAATTAAACAAGCTATATCTGCAACTCTTACTCCTGATGATATAAATCAATTATCTATAGATGGTCGATATCAATTTAGAGGTGTAACTTCAGATCAACTTGTTGAAAGAGCAACGTCACAATATAGAGCAAATAAAGATGAATCTATTGCAACTATTAGTTTTTTAAATAACAAGAAAAAAATTACAACCGATCCTACGGAGTTGGGAAAAATAGATAAACAACTTGAATATTACCAATCACAAGTTGGCTCTGCAGGAAAGCCTGGAGCATTAGATGAACAATTAGCAACTGATCTAAAAGATGCTAGAGAAAATCCAGATGCTGTAAAAACTTCTATATACAAAGATGGATTTACAAAAGAACTAGCTAATGCATTCTCTTGGAAGAATGAAGAAATGCAATATGTTGCTAATCCATTGAGAGCACAATTGAACTGGGTAGAGGAACAAAAACTCAGAATACAAAAGGAGAATAGAGAAAGATATGAATTTAGTGTAACTAGTTCTCAGAAAACTCAAGAACTTGCGTTAAAAGCTCAAGAAGTTGCTTTGAAGAATGCAGAAATTTATGGTGTAGATTCTCCTTGGACAACTCTTGGCAATCCTACAGATAACGTTCTTAAAGCTAATGAAATGTTTTCAGAACATTCTGAATCTATTGCAAATAATATAAATTCAGGACGCAATGCTTTAATTGCTGCTGGATATAATGATGCAGAGATAAACATGATGCTAAACAAAAAAATGGATATTCCTCCAAAAGCAATGGGAACTATTCAGGAAATATTAAAACAACAAAATTATCTTCAATCATTAAAAGATAAAAGTGATAAGATTAGAGCTCAGGCTGATAAAGAAGCAGGTGTATCTGAGGAAAAAGCAAATGCTGTTAAAAACAAACCATCATTAAATATTACATGGAATGGTAAAAACTTACAATTAAGTCCAGAAGAAATATTAGGAATAGAGGCAGCTACAACTACAAGTACACAAGCTTCTAGAGGTGGTAATAGACGTATAACAACAATTAACACTCAAGGACTTAATAAAAGACAACTAGACTTTGTTAATTCAATGAAAGGAGTGATATATGGTCAATTTGAACCAGGTCCTCAACCTAAAGGATATGATGCAATTCGTGGACAGATAAATGCTGTAACTAATCAGTACAACGCTGGACTTGATAGATTAAGAACAGCAATGAGAAAATCAGATGAATTGTATAATCAAAAACTTGCACCCCTTGTTACAGACTTTGTACCACAAATTAAAGCATTAGGGTCAGATAAAGATGGTTCTCCTACTTCTGCTACATTGGGAAAAGTTAGTGCTCTTGTTACAGCAACAATTGCTAGAGGCACATACGCTGATAGCGATTATGATCCTGAAACTTCATCAAGTATGTTGGAAAGTAAAAACTCCAAAGATACAAGAATTTTTATACAGCAATCTGGAGATAACTATGAGGTGATTCTTAAGAGTGAATCTGATCCAAAAAAAGTTCAAAGAATAAAAGTATCAAGAGATGAGGTAGTTGCTAACTTTGGGGCAAAATATGTAAATGATAATACACAAGAATCGACAAGACTTAAGATGGGAAATGGTAATACAAATGTTACAGGTGATCCAAACCAATCTTATATGCAAAAAGCGTTTGGTAATTTTCCAGGAATTAAAAAAATGAATGTTACAGCAGACTTTGATCAAGATATTAGTAATCGTGAATTATATATTCCATCAATAAATATAATGAAGAAGGATGGTAGTTATCAAAATTTTATTTTATCAGGAACAGATAAGTTATCAAGAGTGGGATTTGATCAAGGTAAAAAGAACTTAGATAATTTAACCGACAATGTTCTATTAAAATATTTGAAAATAGAATATCCAAATTATGATTTTTCTCAACTAGACATTAAGTAAAAATATTATGCCAGATTTTGATAAAGGTTTAAATCCAATTTTAGTAAATACTCAAACAAGTATTCCTAAATTAGACAATCCAGCTACTCCTGTCCCCTCTAACTATGCACCTCTTGAAGCAGCTAATGGTGGAGACATAGATCCTATATTTGGAAAAGGTCCCATTGTGTCAAAAATGTTACCTACTGTTTCAGCAGGTGAGTTATTTAGCAATAGAAGATATGCTACATATGATGCTAACATTATAGATATAGAAGATCAGAAAGCATATGCCCAATCTAATTTTGATAAGGCAGCTAACGGTGTTCTTAAAGGATTAAATCTTGTAGCAACAACTGTTGCTGGTACAGGAGCAATGTTAGGTGGTGCTGTTAAATCAATATTTTCAGGAAGACTTGCTGATATTTGGGATAATGAATTATCAAGAGATTTGGATGAATGGAATAATAAAGTGGACAATGAATTTCTTCCAAACTATTACACTAATGCAGAAAAAAATACTGAGTGGTATTCTACAACAAACTGGTTTAAAACAAACTTTCTTTTTGATAAACTAATTAAGAATGCAGGGTTTGCTGTAGGAGCAATGGTTACAGGTAATATGGCAAATGCAGGACTTTTAAAATTAGGAAGTGCTGTTGGTAAAGCTGCTATGGCAGGAGCTACAGCAACTGAAGCATCGCAAGCTTTTAAACTATTCACTCCTTTATTAAGAAATACTGCAAGGGCATTTTCTACAGGAAAGAATATTGAGGTGGCTAACATTCTTGAGGGGGGTCTATCTGATATTGCAGATGTGACTGCTAAAGCATCTAAGATTGCTGAACTTTCAAAACTATCAAATTCATTTGCTAAGTTTGGAGATGTTGGTAGAAGATCGTTGGTTGCAGGATTTTCCTCTGCAGGAGAAGCATCCTTTGAAGCAATACAAACAGGAAACGAATTTAAAAAGAGTTTAATTGAAGAATATAAAGCTACACACAATGGTGAAGAACCAACAGGTCGTGATTTAGAAAGTATTAATTCTAGAACAGACTCTGTAGGAGCAACATCATTCTTTGGTAACATGGCTCTTCTTTCTATTACAGAATATGTACAACTTCCAAAACTTTTAGGATCTAACTATTCAGCAAGTAAACAAGCTGCTAATAGTTTAATGGGAAGAACAGACGATGTTCTTTTAAAAGAAGGAAAATATGTTGCTAAAGAAGCCACTACTAAATTTGGTAAACTCTATGATAGAGTTACTGGAGTTTCTAGATATGTATTTGATCCTAAAGAAGCTGCTCAAGAAGGTCTGCAATATGCTCTTCAAGTGGGTACACAAAACTATTTCAAAAAGGCAGGTGAATCTAATGATGCTAATGCTTGGGTAGATGGTGTATTATATGGACTTGTAGGTAGAGATGCAAGTGGTAAAGGTGTAGGTACATTTGTTTCTAAAGAGGGTATGGAAAGTATTGCTCTTGGAGGTTTAACAGGTGGACTGATGCAAATTAAAGGAAACATCCAAGAAAGTAGAGCTTTAAAAACAAACACTCAAAATTTTATAAATGAATTAGATCCTGCTCCTACATTTAAAGAAGCATTTAAAGAAAGACTTGCTGGTGCTAATAGAGGTGTTGTATTACAACAACAACAACAAGCTGCTGTAATTCAAGGAGATAAGCTTGAGGCAAAAGATCTTGATGCTGATATGATGCATAACTATATTGCTCCTAGAATTAAATATGGTAGGTTTGATATGGTGATGGATGATATTGCTGATCTTAAAAGAGAAGGTTCTACAGAACAAGGACTTGCTGCACTTAAACAACAAGGGTTTGCAAATATTAATGACACTATTCAATCATATCAACAAAGACTTTCAAACTTTGAAACAGTTGCTAAGAACACACAAGAAATATATAAAGCAACAGATCTTAGATTTAGTGGTGAAGTGTTAAGAGATGATAATGGTGAAGCTATATTAACTCCTGATGGAAAACAACAAAAAAAGTATTCTCCACAAGTTATAGATAAGATGGTTTATGCAGCTAGTAAAGTGGCTGATTACGATCTTCGTATTCCTCAAGTAGCAGCAGCAGCAATTTCTAAAGGAATTGATATACAAAGTATTGTAGATGATGAATTATCAAATGATTCATCAGTAGCATTAGCTTCTCAGTTAAACGAACTTGATAAAAATGGTGATCCTATATCAACTCCTAATACAAAACAAAGTGTTAAGGATGTTGTAGAAATGTCTTTAAGAAGAAGGAAGTTTTTAAATGAGTATAAGGATATGGTAAATAATCCAAATGCTTATGATGAAACAGGAGAGAGAAAAGGAACAAATAAGCAGGGAAAGAAATTTAGAACAACTCCTTCTAGTGAACCAGAAAAAGGGGGGCCTAACTATGCTGTTCAAAGTAGACTTCCATTTAAAGGTGATAAAAGAACATATGACGATCTTGTAAATCAGTATGGTCAAGGAACACAAAGTAAGTATGAAGTTCTTAAGAAGATATTAGAATCTCCATATGCTACAACTATGGAGAAAGAACTTGCTGCTCAGTTTATGAAGTTTACAGATAGAAACGCTAAGATTATTCTTGGAGATAGAACTCTTCCTAATCCAGGAGTATCTACTACAACATTAACTAGTCCAACAGATGCTATAAGTAGAATAAACTTTGAATACAACGCTGATGATTATGAAGGAACTACAATTCCTGTTGAATATGTGATACTTCATGAAATAGGACACGATCTTACAGTGTACGCATTATCAGATAAAAGTAATTCTTTTTATGATGAATTACTTCCTCTATTCAATTTTGTTCAAGAACATTTCAAAAAAGATGAAAATAAATATTCAAAAAATGGTCTTATAAGAAATGGAGAATTTTATGCATTTAAGAACATAAAAGAGTTTGCAACAGAAGCTCTTTCAAATAGAGATTTTCAAAGATATTTAGATAGCATTCCTTATAAAAATACACAAAGGAGTACTTGGGATACATTTGTAGACAATCTTAAAACTTTCTTCAGAAGATTATTTGGTATAGAGGATGATACTGCTCTTGATGAAGTGGTAGGCATTGTTACAAATAATATTGATAAAGTTTACAAAAGTCAAGCTCAACAAAATAAAAAATTAACAGAAGAAGAAGAATTACGAAAGAAAGAAATTGATAAATTAAAAAAGAACAAGGAAGAAATAACAAAACAACAAGGTGAGATTGTTAATAACTCTGGTACTGTAGGAACAAACAATCCTAATAAGGATAGTGTTGCTCCTGAAGGAAAAATCCCACCTGCAAGCATATTGTTTATATCTGGAACATCAGAATCTGAAGCTGAAGGATATTACATTGATGAGAATGGAGAACCACTAGATCCAAAACAAGCAGCAATAAATCTTAGAAACCAAAGAGAGTTTTTGAATAATGTAGGAGGAATGGCTAATAGAAAGAACATGAGAGCTATTCTTGTCACTCCTGCTCTTGCAAAAGCTTATGGACTGGAAGGACTTGTAGAACTATCATACAACAAACCTCTTAGTGAAATTCCTGATGTAGAAAGTGTTGATAAGGGATTTATTGCTCAAGTGTTTGTTGAACAAGTGGGTGATAGATTATTCTTTGTAGATAAGGAAGGAAATCAAATAGGTGAGGTGGGTGTACAGGTGGAAAATTTAAGTGATGTTGTTTTTCAAACAATGCGTACAACAGAACTTAATTATAAAAGCGGAGCACCAAGACATAGAAAAGATCAAAAAGCTGAAGCTGAAGCATATGCTGCTGCTTGGAAAATACAAAGAGCAAAAATATTTAGTATAGATCCAAATGAATCACCAACACCTTTTGCATTCCAAGTGTCTAGAGGTATTGCTAAGATGGGTGATGTAGACAATCATATATCAGGTGTTCTTATTGATGAAAAGACTGAAGCTCAAACACTTGCTACAGATCAAACACTGATTCAAATTCCTACAGCTGGTGTTGTAGCACATCATACAGGACAGATTAATGTTCCTAATGGTAGACCTATGCTTGTGCATAATGACAATGTTGAATTCTTAAACAATAGGAAGTTTACAAAGAAACAAGCAGAAGGTATTTATGAAGTTATTAAACAGATAGCTACAGAAATCAATGAGCAATCTAATGCTGGAAAGAGAATCATTATAAACAAAAAACTTTCTAGATTTTTACAGAATGTTTTATATTGGAGACTAGGAAAAACAGAAGCAGAATCTAATCAAATAAACATCTCTGAAGATGGAAGTTCTATTTCTCTATCAGGAAACACTTATTCTATTCCTGAAATAGCTGAAAGAAAAGATGATATAATAGAGACTTTAGAAAAAACTTTCCACAATGTAAACAATGATCCTCTTACTCCTGAGAACTTCAGCAAGCCCTTTACAGAGTATTACATGAAGGATGGTGTGCTAGTTAGCAATGATTGGACTAACTATCAAACATATCTACTTTCTTCTAAATATCCTAATGGCTCCTCAAGGAGTGTAGAAGATACACCTCTTTCTACAAAAATTACAAAACCCACAGATGCAGTTCCTACAACACATGAACAGAAGTATTCTACTCTTGTAGGACTAGAACTTCCTGTAGGTGTAATAGCTAAACCAGTTCCCCCAGCAGCTCCTCCAGTAGCTCCCCCAACACAATCAAAAAGGAAATATGATTATGATGGTGAGACAGATAATATATTCACAACACCATTTGGTGATGTTATATTCACTGTAAAAGAAGGAGAAGATCCTAAGTTTGATCAAGAGGATAAGACATTTAAAACTACAAGAGATAAAATCATTAAGAAATTAAATGATGTTAGAATTAAAAAGGGAGAAGCTCCTCTTTCTGAAGAAGAACTAATCCCTCAAGCAAACAGCATCATCATCACTTATGTTAAAAAGGAATTAGAAACAGATGTTGTAGTTGCTCCTGCACCACCAGTAGTAGTTGTACCACCTGTAGCTCCTATAGTTCCTCCTGCCCCTCTTACTGAAATAGAAAAATTAGAAAAAGAAAGAGATGATAAGTTATTTGAATTAATAACTGGTACTGAAACAACAGAAGAATTTGATAACAATCCTGCTGTAATAAAGATTAGAGCTGAATATCAAGCTAAGATAGATGCATTAAAAGGAACTACATCAGCTCCTATTTCTACAAATGCTAAAGCTGATAGTTTAAAAAGAGGAGATATTATTAAGTTTCAATTAGATGAATACCAAGTTGAAAGAGTTACAGAAAATAGTATAGATGTAAGAAATTTAAAAACAGGTGATTCAGAAGTAATTTCTAAAGAAGATTATAATGCAGAACTAGCTGCTTTAGAAGGTGGTCAAGTTTCTACTCCTAAGGAACCAGGATCATTCAATCCTAATAACATAGGAAAGAGAGATGATGTTGGATTTAGAAAGGTTGGTAAGGATAGAACAGATAGAATGACAGAAGCTGATCTTAAAGCTTTTAAAGAATGGCATGCTAAATATGTTCCATTCATTCCTTTTGAGGTGTTGGAGAACATGATTAATCTTCACAATGGAGAAAAAGCTTGGGGTGTGTTTGAAAATGGTGTAGCTAAATTTGTCAAAGGTGGTCTTAGGGGTACAGAATACCATGAGGTGGGTGAAGCCATCTGGAATGGTATGCTTACAAAAGAAGAAAGAGCAGCACTGATTGCTGAATTTAGAAATAAAACTGGACAGTTTACAGATAGAGAAACTGGTAAGAAATATAATCACGATGATCCTACAGTGAGTGATGATATGGTGAAAGAAAGAATCTTAGATGATTTTGCTGATTTTAGAGTAGGTAAACTTCCTGTAAGAACTCTTGGAGAAAAGATTACAAACTTCTTTAGAAGAATACTTGATTTTATAAAATCCTTTGTAGCAAAACCTTCTCTTAAGGAAGAATTGTTTAAAGCTATTGAATCAGGCAAGTTTAAAGATAGACAACTGTCAACTGAATCAAAATCAATACCTCCTCAATATAGAGGTGCTGGACATTTAACAGAAGAAGAAACAAATGCTTATGTTAAGGATATGATGGCAATTGCTTCTAATATTATATTTGGAAGTGGTAAGATGGGAACAATAGATAAGACTGCCTTGTACAATCTTAGAAATCTTACAAGTGATGATATATTCAGCATGATTGATGAGTTTTACACAAAACAAGGAGTGAGACAAGAGTTGGGTGACATAGCTTGGAAAGATCTTGTTATTAAAACTAAACAAGAATTGAAAACATTATTGAAGGTGGATTTCAATGAAGAAGATCTTGTAAACATAAATGAAGGAGAAACAAACAAGAATGACTATACTAGAGAACCATTCTCTACAGATTGGAAAAAGAATGCTCCTATGGGTATTAAGTTTGCATCTGCTACACTTCTTGATAGAGTTCCAACTAATCAAGAGGATAGTAATTCATTCAATCTTCCTAAACCTAAGATTAATAAAAAGTATCAAACTTTCTCTCTTCTTCCTTACACAAGAGCGTTTGTTACAATGCTTGATGCATTTAAAAATACCACATCAATAGGAAAGCTTATTGGTAAAGTTGTAAAGCTTGGTAATGAAGATGCAAATTATGTATCTATGTTCCAAAGACTTGGTGGTAATATGGAAAATAAAACTATTAACTTCAAAGATTTTAAATTTGAAGACTGGAGATTTTTCATTGAGTTTATGCAAACTTACACTAAGCAAAAACCTAACGCTGTTATACAATACATCTCTCAAGGACAAGTTTATTCTGGTTCTGCGTTAGTTACAGGTATAGTTAATAAAACTGTAAACAGCTGGGTGTCAAATCTAAAAGGACTTTCTAAAGAGGAAGACTCTGTTATTAAATGGGATAGTGTTGACAAATCATATTCTGTTACAGATCTATCTGGAATACCATCAGGTACTCCTGAAGAGAAAGAAAAATTCTTAGCTAAGCTTGGTATTATATTTCCACTAGAGGCTTGGGCTAAATTAAAAGACCCTCAAAAAATAGAATTTACACTTGCTGTAGCTAACATCAAAGAGTATTTACAAAAAGCTAAAGAGATTAAGAGTATACAGAAAAATACATTAGATGTTGGTGGTCACTATGATACACTTGCTACGCTTCTTGTAAATGTAACACATCCTAATCAAGAAAGTACACGTATAAATATTGATGGTAAGCAATCTAATTCATTCACTGATAACAATGTTCCTTCTGTATTTGAGAATGAGTTTAATGAAGCTAAAACCTTAGATGAGCTTCTTGCTATTAGGCCAGAACTTAAAGATCTTTATTCAAGAGGAGCTTTGCTTCTTAAGAAAGGAGGACAGTTCTTTGATAAAGATGGAAAGAGAACTAAGCTTGAATTAAAAGTGGGGTATATTGAGGGTACAAAAGATAAAGATAAAAACAAAGGAACTAGTTCTACAGCTCTCACTGAAGGTGATCGTTACACACAAGAGATAAATCAAAACCTTACTGGGCAGTATTACATCATGATTCCTGCAGATGGTTCTACAGAATGGATGATGAATATGGGGAACCATGTTGCCTTTGAGGATATTGAACAAGGAAAAGATGGTTGGAAGAAGATTAATGAAATCTTCAGAGGATATTTAACAGATGATGTAGCTCTTGCTCTTGATGCTGATAATAGAATGCAGGTAGAGAATGTTGGTGGTTTACGTAAAATTGCTGATATAGAATCTAAACTAGAAACTTTAAAAGCTGTAACTAATAAATCAGATGCTCAAAAAGAAGAAGTTAAAAAGTTAAATGCTCAACTAGAATATCTTAAGAAAAAACCTTACGAGCTTCGTTTCTTTAAGGACATTCTTTCTGAAAAAACATTGACTAAGATCAATCAAATGATTGAGGAAAATGCTACACAACAAGATATTGAAAGTTTTATAGATGATAATATTGAAGATGTAAACGCTTCTATAAAAGAATACATAGATGGAACAGTTGCAAAAACTAAAGACTTCTTATTACAGAACAATCAAGTGAAATTTGTTACTAGAGATGCAGCGACTGGTATAGATTATTATAGATATGACATGTTGAATGGTAAGTTTGCTATAAATGAAAAACTTAACAAGAGCAAACTTACAATAGACGATCTTACAAATATTATAACTTTTGCAAATGCAAACTATATAATCAACAACATAGAGTTTCACAAGATTATATTTGGTGACCCTTATCAATTTGCTATTAAGGAAGATGGAACATTGGATGCAACTAAAAGGTTTAAATCTTTCTTCTCTCCAAGAAGAACAACAATTGATAGTCCTGAATTAAACACATTCATAAATGAGGATTTGAATAATGCAGGAGATATACAATTACTACCTGGAGAACCTGGTTATCATCAGGCTAAAGCATGGATGGATACAGTGACTGTGAGTGATGTTAATATTGTAGGAAGTGTTACTAACATGAAGAATGTTCCTGAAGATGTAAAAAAAGCATTTGCTAAAACAAATGAAGGTGATGCAGCTTCTATAATGATGGATGGTACATATAGAGAAATGAAAATTAAGAATGGTCAATGGAACATCAAAGGTGTTGAAGAAGCTTGGCATCAATGGCAAATGGCTTACACAAGACAAAACCTTCCTGGATTTAAATATTCAGAAGATGTTAGAGGAAAAGCTCTTGAGAAACATGACATAGCTCTTCTAAAGACTAAACAGCCTGATCATAAGATTGAGATAGTTAAACCTATTGTATCTGGTGTAACTAATGGGGTTAATAGAATAAACCTTGTATTAGATAAGTTTTCCCAAATGCCTTTGTATTACAGTATGGTGCAAGGAACAAACCTTGAAAAACTATACTTAAAGATGATGGCAGAAAAGAAAGGATATATCATCATGATCTCTGGTAGAAAGGTGGGAGCTGAAGCTTTGCATGATCTTTATACTAAGAATGGTCAATTCAATGATGCTGCATTTAACAATAATATAGAAATTCCTTGGAAAGCATATGGTATTCAGGTGGAAACTGCATATGAAGGATCTGGAATGCAAACAAGAGGATCACAGGTTACAAAAATTTCTACACTAGATCTTTATGAGAATGGAGAACCTATTGGTGCAACTCCTCAAAGAAAAGAAGAGATAGCTAAAGAGGTAGCTAGAAATAGAGACATCCTAAATAGACTGCATAAGAATGGTTATGAAAGATTCTTAAAAAGACTTGGTATTGAAGATCTTGGTGGTTCATATAAAATTAACGATAAGACAAGACTTGCTAAAACATTACAAGATGAAATGTTCAGAAGAGAACTTTCTGATAATGTTAAAGATTCTATACAACTTGATGAGAATAAGGAGTTTATAATTCCTTTCGAAGCATCCCCTGCATATCTTCAGATTAAGAGTATTCTTTATTCCTTTATAGATAAAGAAATTACATCTCCTAAAATGAATGGTGGTGCTTATGTACAGGCCCCTGTTACATTATGGGAAAATGAAAAAGCTGGAAGGAAGATAGCAATTAAAACAGCAGATGGTTATAAGCAAATCACAAGACAAGAATTTGATGCACTTTCTGCTGAAGAACAAAAGAAGGTGGTTCTTACAGATGACACTCTTAAGTTTTATGAAGATGAAGATGGTAAACGTTATTGTGAAGTTATGCTTCCTCATTGGTTTAAAAGTAAGCTTGGTAAACATGCAAATAAATCAGATGAAGAACTTATAAAGTTTCTTAACACTACAGCTGAAGGAAAAGAATTGCTATCTGGAATAGGTTTCCGTATTCCTACACAATCTCTATCTTCTGTAGAAGCATTTAAAGTGAAAGCATTTCTTCCTAAATACATGGGTAAGACAGTGATTGTTCCTTCAGAGATCACTACTAAATCAGGATCGGATTTTGATATAGATAAATTAAACATGTATCTTAAATCTGTATACATTGATAAGAATGGTGAAATCAGGATTATAAAATTAAAGGGTACAGAAGAAGCTACAAAAGATTTCTATGCTAAAGTGTTTGATGAAAAGCTTGAGTTACAAAAAATAAACAAAGCTGAACTATTTGATGCAGCTACAATAATGGTGGAAGGTCTTGATGATCCTAAAAACCTTGGTGATAGATATGCAGATGCAATAGATATTTTATTTGCAGAAGCTAATACATTGGAAGAAAAAAGAGATGTATTGGATGATATTATGAAGAGACTTGAGAAACTTGGAGACAAGGATGCACAAGCATTGCTTAAAGAAAAGTTTGTAGAAGATTCTTATAGACGTGCTCTTGAGAATGAATACTATGATTCTCTGGAAAAACTTGTAACAATGCCAGAAAACTTCCAAAGATTAATATCTCCTGTAAGTGATGATGGTCTTAAGGATTTGTCTAATGTATTAGATGAGTTGAGAGGATATGATGAGAGTAAGATTAAGAACAGACTTCTTGATAGAAACTACATGACTTCTCTTAGACATGCGTTCGTTACAGCTAAGAAGTGGGTGGGTATAGCTGCTGTTAATATTACAGGACATTCTCTTACACAGAAGTTTAAAGCATACATTGATCCAGCTAGATTTAATAATGTTTCTAAAGAAGATAGAGACATATTAAGATATAATGGTGGAGAAATGTTATTAGATCATAACACAATTGAAGATAATGGGAAAAGTTATATATCTCTTTCTGGTAGGCTTGATACTGATGGTAAATTTATATCTGATGGATTGTCTGGATATGCAACTTCTTTCGTGGATGTGGCAAAAGATCCTTACATTCTTAAAATAATAAAGAACAATCTTGCTGTTGGTACATTTATGTTCCTTAGAAGAACAGGTGTTCCTAGCAGACAACTTGTAATGTTTATGAACCAACCTATTATCAATGAGTATTTAACAATGCTTGATAACAAAGGTGTTAAAACTTTATTTGATACAAGGCAGATTTCAGCAATTAAAAATAAGTTTCCTTCAAGAGTTGCAGAAACAGCTAGTACACTTGGGTTTAATAAGGGAGAACTAGAAGCTAATATTAAAAACTATTATGCTACAAAAGATCTTGGTGATGCAAAGAACCGTGAACAAGTTGCTATATTCAACGAGTTTTTGAAATATTCTAAGATGGCTGAATACAGTTTTAACTTTGGTCAAGCATCTAACTATGACACCACTAAATTCCAAAGTGGTGATTCACTCCAGTTAAAACAATGGAGAACAGAAGCTGCCCAAAAGAAAAATATCATTTCTTCTGTAGGAAACCTTTTACAAAATAACTTTATAGGGGTGCAAGCAGAATATCTTGATATGAGTATGGATGCTCTAGGTGAGGCATTGGTTTTAGAAACTCCACAGTTTACAGATGTTACAAATGAGGTGTTGAAAAGTTTTGAACAAGATAGATTCTTAACTAAAGATAAGTTTGATAGAATAGCTAACAAGATTAAAGCTGCGTTCTTAGACTACATTATACAGAAAAGATCTGACATAGCTACAAATCTACAAGAACAATTGGTAGATGATCGTAAGTCTGTAGCACAAATGTTATTGAAAGCTAAACAAGAATTCCCAGGAGTACAAATCTTAGAAGACCTTGAAGTGGATAGTTCAGGAAGAATTGGTGGTGCACAAACCATCAAGCTTAAAGTGAACGATAAGATTGCATATAATGAGAATATGTATGCAGGAATGATGAGGGAGCTAAGAGATGATCCAAGAACAAATGCTTTATATAAAGGAATAGTTAGACTTGCTATTATTCAAGGAACCTACCAATCTCCTATTTCTATAAAGAATATTATTCCTGTAGAGGATTATTCTGCACACATCACACCTATTCTTGCAGGCTTAACGGTAGATGATGAGATAAGAGCATTTGCTACAAGCAATGAGTTCCAAAGAAATGAGTGGCAAGATAATGATGTAGTTCCTGTTATAGAACCTACATTTGAGGCAGAAGAACAAGACAGTTATGCAATAATAAATGATCTTCCAAGAACATTTCAAGGAAGAACTAAAAAGTTGGGGAAATTTAATGATCAAGAAATACTTGTTCCTGGATTTTTTCCAGTGGTAAAAGAACTTGGAGCAAATCTAAAAAAGCAAAGAGATCTTTTGTTCATCAGTGCAAAATATCAAGGTAAGGTGGCTAACTATGATGTGATCAAGGTTCCTAGAACAGTTCCTATAAACAAGAAAGATGTTACAGAAGGACGTATAGATGTTGCTACAGGAAAAGAAATTACAGCAAGAGATTATGCTAAGATGGCTGAGAAAGGAGATCTTTCTCTTAGAAACTATTATGGATATCAAAAAGTAAAATATGCTGATGGTTCTCCTGTAATAGCAAGATATGACAAAGATGGTAATCCTACATATGTTTACAAGTTTATCAACTTGCATGGTGATGGTCAGTATGCTACAGAATATTATGGAGATGGAAGACCTTCTATTTTCAACAATGGTTCTGAAAAGAATATAAAAAATATAGAGGGTACGTTAGTGAGCAACGAAATACCAGACCAAGCAATCATTGACTTCTATGGAGGAGAAACAGTTACACAAGATCTTGCAGATCCTATTATAGCAACGATTGAGAAAGAATCAGAAAAGGTTGAAGATATTGGTAGACAAGCTGAGATAGAACCTGGATATGGATTAACTGCTGCTAATTTTGAATCTCCTGAAGGACTTGATGAAGCTCTTGCTAAACAAGCTGAGATTGAAAATAAAATTAGTAAGTTAGAAGAGCGTATAGAAAATGGTGTAGCTGGTCCAAATGATTACAAAGATCTTGAAAATTATAAAAAGCAATTAACAGCTCAACCTACACAGCCTGTAAGTGAGAAAGCTGAAGAAGGATTAAAACTTCCTGAATACACTGTAGATAAAACTCTTAAGAATACTGATGGATCAATTAGATATGCTTCTACAGATGGTGGTAAAATAATCATCAATCCTGTGAGTGATGCGAATAAGTTCTTTGATTATTTTGAAGGAAAAGAAGGAGGGCCTACATCAGCACAGAAAGCTCAAGTGCTTAGTGAATTAGCTAAACAAGGATATACAATAGATGTTATAAAATCTATGCTAAATACTAACAAGTTAATTAATACTTTCTTAATTTTGCATGAGCAAAGTCATATTGACAACAATGATAAAGATGTGTATTGGTTAAACAGCAAAGACCTTCTTACACCAGACAAGATTGCTATTGAAGTGAGAGCTACAGTAGATGCTCTTGAAAAACTTGGAGGAAAACCAAGTGCACCTCAAACATTTGATCCAAATAATGAAGACCTTGATGGTGCTGATGAACCAAACCCTTGTGGAATAATATAAAAAAATAATATACAATGAGTAATGTTTGTAGAGTAGAATATATAGATAGACAGTTTGGAGACTATCCTCAGTTAGCCAATAGACTGACTGACATCTATCATGATGTTTGGAAACAAATCACTGGTTCTGGATTGTTCAGAAAATATGGAAGTGGACCAACTGCTACATATTTATTCTCTTCTCCAGGAACAGAACAAAACAAGAAACAAGTAGCACTGATTCAGAAGATTAATAAGTCTTTAAACGCTCCAGAAGGAACTTCTGTGATTAAATCAAAACTCACTGTAGCAGGAAACAATGCTAAAGTGATTGTGAGTGTACATCCTATTGCTCAACAGGAATATGATAAGTTACCAAAAACTCCAACACAAGGAACATTATTCCAATTAAACAAAGTTGCTACACCAAAACCTATATTTGAAGATGCAGAAAAGATGAAGATATATGGTATTACATCTAATCAAAAAAGTAAAATACCATTAATCAATAAACTTCTATATAGAGCACTCACTCCAGCTAACTACAATAAAACACGTATATTAAAAAAATCACTCGTTTCTTTATTTGTAGGTAGAGATTATAATGATTTCATCAACACCATTAAGAAATGGAGAGAAGATGATCTTGCTAACAATGTAAGTGAGGAGAACAAGATTATACCAAAGTGGGCTACAGAAATCACTCCTGAACAATATAAGAAGAGAGAAGATGCTTGGGCACTATCAAACGGTCTTCCACAAAAACATAATACATTCAAATATGTAGGTAGAGGATTTATTCGTAATGGTAATGTAGTGTTTGATAATAATGGAGAAGACATCTATGACTTCAATGATTTTGAATTTAATGAAAAAGATTTAAATAGATGGCTTAGTAAAGGACGTACTTCAGGTGTGGATAAACAAAATGCTACAATGGGTAAGTATGCTATGAAGGTTGGTAGAGATGGAACAGGATATTATCTTCAGTATTCTGATAGATGGGATCTTGATCTTAACACTCCCATTATAAAACAAATGGTAAACCTGACACAAAAACCATTCATTGTATCTGGTAAACTTTATAAAGCTGCTACATATAATGATGATGGAAGTATATTTATATATTACACACAGGATGTAAACAATAAAGATATAAAAGTGTATAATGATTTCTTACAAGAAATTAATGAGGAAGAAGCTATAGAACAAGAACAAAAAGGTAATGAAGAAAGTACAGTGTCTTCAACAGCATCTCCTAAAACACTTGCTCTTGTTAAGGAATTCCTTAAGAGAATAGGTGTTGATATTAATGGAATGAAAGAGATTGTTATAAATGGTGTTAAGCAAAATGCTAATGGTGCTGCTTTAATTGCACAAAATCTTGTACAAGTGGTTGAAGGAACAGAAGGTGTTTCTCTTTCTGAGGAAGCGATGCACTTTGCTGTTGAGATTATAAAACAAACAAACCCAAGTCTTTATAAAACTCTCCTTAAGGAAATTAATAACTATGCTTTATATAAGCAAGTGTTATCTGATTATGGATCTGATCCTAACTATCAAGGGAAGGATGGTAAACCAGACATCTTAAAACTTAAAGAAGAGGCTATAGCAAAAGTGTTAGTGGAAACAATCATTAACCAAAATGAAGGAAGTACAGAAAAACCAGAGCTCCTAGCAAAATCACAGTCTTGGTGGTCTTCTATGGTGGAATGGTTTAAAGGATTGTTTATGAAGAGTGGTTTTGATAGAGCTGCTATGGACATTATATCTGGAAAAGAAATAGGTACAGTGGAGGATATTAGGGCTGAAGAAGGCAAGGTGTTCTTACAAAAGAGTAGACAAGAATCTGCTATTGATAAAATTAGAGAGATAGATGCTAAGCTTACAAAGAAGGAAGTCATAATAGATGGAGAAAAACAAGATCGTTATTTCTTAGATGGTGTTACACAGATAGCTAGAAGAGTCTCTGATGAAATTAAAGACTGGTATGCAAGAAGATTTAGAGGTGGAGAGATTCTCAAGAGTCAAGAAGCTAAAGCTGTTGATGATCTTAAAGCTGAGAAAGGAACAGCAGGACATAATGATTTTGAATACTTGATAAGAGGGCTTAATGATGGTCGTGGTGGTGTGTTAGTAGATGAGAATGGACATTTAAGAGATGTTCCATTGGATGATTCAGGATATGTTCCTCAAATAGATCCTACAGATCCTAATAGAAACATATATAACACTCTTAAAGAAAATCTTTTAGAAAGACTTAGATCGTTAGATAAGGTGGATGCTGAAGGTAATAGAACAGTGTTTCTTTCTGAGATGCAGATATTTGATCCTAAAACAAACAAAGCTGGTACAATAGATCTTATGGCCATCACTCCTGAAGGAAGAGTAAACCTTCTTGACTGGAAGTTCATGGCTCTATCTGATGCTTATGAAGAAATTCCTTGGTATAAAGTGGCTGCATGGAAAAACCAAATGGATCAATATAAGACAATGTTGATTAATGCGTATGGTATTAAAGAGGAACAATTTGATCAAACAAGAATGATTCCTATTAAAGCAAAGTATTCTGAAGGAGACATTAAACAAAGAATACTTCCTGAACTAATAGGTGTAGAGATAGGTGCTGTAGATCCTAAAAATATTACAGATGCATATCTTGTTCCTGTAGGACTAGAGGAAGAAAGAACAGGAAATGATGATGTTGATAAGTTATTGAAAAAGCTTAATGCTGATTATAGAAAACTTTCTGAAAAGACTGTTCTTCCTTCAGAGAAGAAGAGTAAGGCTGAACAATTGAATGCTTTGTTTACAGCTATTAGACAGCTTCAAATGAGACAAAACCTTAAACCTTTGTTAGAACAAGCTAAGGTTTTCAACTCAAGCATTAAGAATCTAATGGAGAGATTTGAGAATAATTGGAAAGGGAATGATCCAAAATCTTTTTCTGAAGAAGATGTAAATGCTTTCGTAAAAGAAATATTAGATGCTGAAAAAGCACTTGGTACATACACCACTCTTGATGTTGATCTTGCAGATCTTTTTATAGAAGATGAAGATCCTGATCTTGAAAATGATCTTTCTAAAACAGTGAAGATAGCTAGATCGTTAGAAAGCAAGCTTGATAGAATGAAGACTGAATTTGTTAAGAATTTTATTGGTAAGGCTGAAGAGGTGGAAGATATTACAAAGGAGGAAAAAACAATTAGTGGGCTTGCTAAATGGTGGAGTGATACAGCAACAATACAGCTTAACTCTGCAAAAGTCTTATTTAGAAAAGCAAACAGAGCTCTTACATTTGCAGCTATGGATACAGTGGACCAAAGTAAGAAGCTTCAAACTCTTAAGGATAAATATGATGCTTGGGCTAAAGGAAAAGGTTTAACAGGTAAAAACTATTTCAATATCCTTAAGAAGAAAGGAACAAACGAATTGATTGATGAATATCAAGCTGACTTCTATAAGGAACTACAGAAAAGAATTAACAGTAAAGATCCAGATCTTTTCAAATGGGTTAAAGATAATATAAACATTTCTGAATATAACGCATTCTTAAAAGAAGAGATTGCTAGTGAGAAGACAAGAATCACAGAGAAATATAAAGATAGAGAACAGTCTGATGAGAATGAGCAGAAGATGAACAATGAGTTAAACAAGGTGGATAAGATGTACAACACATCTACAAAAGATGGTGCAGGATGGTTTCAATATGAACTTATTAAGAAGTTTCCTAAAGAGAAATGGCAAACAGCAGAATGGAAAGAACTACATGCTCCACAAAATCAAGCAGCTCTGGATTTCTATAATTACATTAGAGAAAGAAATGAATACTATCGTTCTATAGGATATTTAGGAAGAGGTGAGGATAGAACATTCCTTCCTTGGATAAGAAAGAGTCTTGTAGAAAAGATTGTTATGGGTGGGAATATTTCCTTGGGAGAACAGTTTTTAAAATCTATATCAATGTCTGAAGGTGATGTTGGATTTGGTAAAATAGATCCACATACAGGAAGACCTATAGACACTATTCCTAAATACTTTACAACAGAACTGCAGGAAGAAGCTAGTGAAGATCTTTTTAAGAACATGTCTTTATACAATGAGATGGCTATTAAGTTTAAATATCTATCAGAAATTGAAGATCAAGCTCTTGCACTAATTGATTTAGAAAGGAACAAAGAAACAATAAGAACCTCCAATTTTTCTAGAACACAATATAAAAATGGAAAAATAGACGTTTCTCCAGATAATAGTAAGAATGCTGAGCTTATAGAAAGTATGGTGAAGGGTATTATATATGGACAGAAGTATCTTCAGAATGATACATTTGATCAAGCACTTGCCACCTTTGGTAAGTTTGGAGAGAAGGTGAATGCAAAACTAGGATTTAAATTATTCCCAGAAGGACTAGAGGGAAGACAAATTTCTTTGAACAAGTCTATTGATACATTGAACAAGATGTTTCAGACAAAAACAATGGGATTAAACTTACTATCAGCAACTTCTAACTTATTTGGTGGTACAGCTCAATCTATAATTAATTCAGGTAAGTATTTTACTAAATCTGATTATTTAGCTACAGAAGCTTGGATTAATAGTAAAATGATTGGGCTTGGTAATACAGATTTTCAAAAGAAAGCAATAGGTGCACTTGAATACTTCCTTCCTTTAACAGAAAACTACAATAGAGAGTTTGCTAAAAAGCTTTCATTAAACACATTAAACCAGGAGAACATTCAAGATGCAATGTTTATATTGATGAGACAATCTGATAAACATGTTCAGACAGTGAATTTCTATTCATTCCTAAAGAATTCTATAGTGGAAAATGGAGAAGTGGTGAATGCTAGAGAATTCCTTAAGAAGTCTCCTGAATATGCAAACTTCTATGAAGGAACAAATGAACAAAGAAAGACTAGAGAAGCTAAGTTTGAAGAGGATGTTGCTAAACTTATAGAAGAAAAAGGTGTTCTTAAATTAGGACAAATAGTTGATAATGAGTTTGTCATACCAGGTGTTGAAAGAAAAAGTGAAAGTGTTGTTGCACTTAGAAGAAAGATACAACAAATAACTAAGGATGCTCTTGGTAATGCAACAGATGATAGCAGAAGGCTTATAGATATGAATGTGTACGGAAATTCATTCATGATGTTTAAACGTTGGATTCCTAGACTTGTGGATGTTAGAGCAGGAGATCTTAAATACAATTCTGCATCAGATGCTTATGAGTGGGGAAGAATGAGAACTGTATATGGTATGCTTTCTTTAGATCTTATAAAGAGTGTAAAAAGATTGAGCAACACTCTTTCAGGTAATGAAGAAGGTGTTAAATACATGAGAGAGATGTGGGAAAAGAAGAAAGAAGAATATGAAAGAGAAACAGGAAAGACTCTTAACATGACAGAGTCTGAATTCATGGATCTTGTAAGAAGGAATGTTAAAAGTCAAATGGTTGATACATTGTTCTTCTTATCAATGATTGGTCTTGTTTTAGCACTTAAAGCAAACGCTCCTGATGATGATGAAGATCCTATGGTTAAAAATCAGTACAAGTTTATGATGAGAGCTGCTGATAAACTAAAAGATGAGATTCAGTATTTCTACAATCCTGCCAATCTATTACAACTTGTATCTGGAGGATTGTTCCCTTCTATAGGGCTATTGACTAATTTTGGAAAGCTTATAGGAAACTTTATGGAAGAAGTGTTTGGACTTGTTCTTCAAAATGATGAGTGGGTGGAAAGTGCTAAACCAGTCAAATATTTAATGAAACAGTTCCCTGTATCAAATCAGATTGTACAATATCTACCATTGTTTGTTCCAGAAGTGGCCAAAGATCTTGGTATTAAGGCACAATCTCAATCAGGATTTGTTCGTTGATAACGCTATATTATATCAAAAATCCCATAAGACTACATTGTAAATACATTAAAAACAATTAATTTTACTATTATGAGAACATCCCAAATTTGCCCAACCTGTACAACATATATAAATTCTTTATGTGTTATATATAACGGAACCTATTTATCAAACATCAACGCATCTCCATTAGATGCTTTAGATAAAATATTAACTAACATCAACAGTTCAGTTGGTGCGGTGAACACTAGTATAACCACACTCAATTCAAGTGTTATAACAATCAATGGTAATGTTGCTTTAAAAGAAAGCTCTTCTAATAAATCTACTGATGGTACATTTAATACAGGAGTTCCTTCAGCTACATTATTCCCTACACAAAGTGCTGTTGCAACATATGTTGCTAATAATGCACCAACGCTTGATCAGGTTTTAATTGCTGGAGATGTTTCCACAACACCACTTACTATTGGGAATACATTAACCACTCCTACAGAATCATCTATTATTGATTCAGGAATAATTACCTTAGAGAGTGCGATTGCTGATACAAGTACAACATATCAGTCTACAGGTATTGTGATAGATAGTATAATTAATACTGATCAAATGGTGATAAACTTCAACAATAATGATCAAACTATTGATTTTCCTTCTACAACTGGTACATTAGCGTTAGAAAAATATAAGGTTTATACAGCATTTCTTAGCTACGATGGCACTTCTACAACAACTATAGTTTTACAGAATACAATAGGTAATGGTTCTGCAGATGGTATAAATGATATTGCATGGGCTTACACAGGCGTATTTTTTACAGCAACAATGACTGCTGGTCCATTTACAAATAATAAAACAGCAGTACCTACAAGTGGAATATATTTTCCAGGGTCAGGATTAGATAGTTACTGTTTGATAGGTTTAAGAAACACAGATGCTATAGTTCGTATATTTTCAAAAAGATTATCTGATGGAGCTACTGGCGCACTTCCATTTGCAAATCAATTAATTGAAATTAGAGTTTATCCATAATAATACAATATGAATAATATTTGTTCAGCACCTGCATGTCCTATAATATTAGATAGCACTTGTGTATTTTACTCAGGAGCTAATCTTGTATATACAGGAGTGAACACCAATGATAATCTTCAACTTGTATTAGAAAAGATTGATAATAAGTTTAGAGATGCAGGACTTGGATATGTGTTTACAAATGGTGTGATACAAACTGCTCCTGGACAACCAGTAAAACTTGGTGGTGTGTTAGTTAATGATACCGCAATCAACAGTCAAGGGTTTACATTTGGTCTATCTGGAACAGTTCAAGCTAGTGCATTTATAACAACAGGAGGAACATCTTTCCAGTTTGTTAAAGGTGATGGTTCTTTAGATGATGGAGGTGCACAACGTCCAGGTGCATATATTACAGAATTAACAGGAGATGGAACAGCTAGTGGACCAGGAAGTTCTGTGTTTACATTATCTACAGTTTTCAATGCTCCTGCTACATACGGAAGTGCTACAAGAGTTCCTATTATAACAGTGAATGCTAAAGGACTTATTACAGGGGTAACAACAACAGTGATTGCTGTTCCTTCAAGTAGCGTTGTTATTAATGGAGATGTTTATGGGTATGGAAACACAGGATCTCCAATTAGTTTAACGTTAGCAAATGTGCTTTCTACACCTGGAGTTTATGGAAGTGCTACAGCTATTCCTATTATAAATGTGAATAGTAAGGGACTTATTACATCAATTAGTCAAGTGGCTATAGGTAGTGGAGGAATTGGAACAGTAACAAGTGTTTCTGTTACACCAGGAACAGGGATATCAGCATCTGTATCAAATCCTACAACAACACCAAACATAACAATAACTAACACAGCTCCTGATCAAACAGTTGTGTTAAATAATGGAACAGGTATATCGGTTACAGGAACCTATCCTAATTTCACAATTGCTGCTACTGGAACAAGTGGTGTATCAGCTGTAACAGCAAGCTCTCCATTATCCTCTACAGGAGGAACCACTCCTAATATAACTATTCAGCAAGCTAGTGGATCTCAAGATGGTTATCTATCTTCTGCAAATTGGACTACGTTTAACGGTAAACAAAATCCAATAACACTAACTACTACAGGATCAGGAGCTGCTACATTCATAGCAAATGTATTAAATATACCTACTCCTGGAACTGCAGCATTCACATCTCTCACCACTACAGGCTCATCAGGAGCTTCAACTTTAATAAGTGGTGTACTAAATGTTCCTACATATACACTTGCAGGACTTGGTGGTATAACTCTTACATCTCTTAGCTCAACAGCTACAGGACTTACATATACAAATACTACAGGTGTATTTAGTCTTACATCAGGATACTTAATACCTACAACAGCTAGTTACAATAATACAAATTGGGATTCTGCTTACACTAATAGAATTACATCTCTTACAACCACTGGTTCAGGAGCAGCAACATTGGTTGCTAATGTTCTAAATATACCAACACCTCCAACAGCTACATTTTCATCTCTAACTGTTACAGGAAATAGTGGAGCAAGTACATTAATTTCAGGAGTGTTGAACGTTCCTACATATACATTGAGTGGATTAGGAGGACAACCTCTTGCTACAAATCTTACATCTTTATCAGGACTAACGTATGCTTCTACATCTTTTGTAAAGATGACAGCTGCTGGTACATTTGCTTTAGATACAAACACTTATTTAACATCTGCTGTAACATCAGTAGGAGCAACTAGTCCTATTACATCTAGTGGTGGAAATACACCAACCATATCTACATCAATGGCTACCAATAAATTGATTGGTAGAAGTTCTGCAGGAACAGGTGTTATGGAAGAAATTACTGTTGGTTCAGGCCTCACTCTTACAGGTGGCACACTTAATAGTACAGCCACTCCTACAGCTACAGGATATTATGGTGCATTTCAAGATACTACAACACAAACTGCTGCATCTATTAATACTGCTTATGCTGTAAAATTAAATACAACAGATTTAACAAATGGTGTTAGTGTAGTTAATGATGGTAGTAGCAATCCAACAAGAGTAACATTAGCAAATACTGGAATTTACAATATACAGTTTTCATTACAACTTGAGAAAACAGGTGGTAGTGGAAATATGATTGCAGACATTTGGATTAGAAAAAATGGTGTTGATATTCCATCAACTACAGGAAAGGTTGTATTAACAGGAAGTGCAAACGCTTCTCCAGTTGTAGCAGCTTGGAACTATGTTTTAGATTTAGTACAAAATGATTATGTGCAATTAATGTGGTCAACAAGTAATACAAATGTTGAAATAGTAGCTTCAGCTGCTGCAGCTCCACATCCAGCAATACCATCTGCAATTTTAACAGTAACACAACAAAGTGGAATAATGGCTGGTACAGGTATCACTGCTATTAATAGTCTTACAGGAGCAGCACAAACATTGGTAACAGGAACAAGTGGTACAGACTTTACTATTGTTTCCTCAGGAACAACACATACGTTTAATCTTCCTGATGCTGGTGCAAGTGCAAGGGGTTTAATTACAACAGGAGCACAAACTATCGCAGGACAAAAAACATTTACATCAAATATAAAAATACCTAATAGTAGTGGTAGTCAATTAATATTATGTGTAAATGCAGACCAAAGTGTTACAGGATTACCCACTGCAACATATCCATCACCAGGTGAATTGGCATATGTAAAAGGAGTTACATCCTCTATACAAACTCAAATAGGAACAAAACAAGCCACTATAACAGGAGCTGCTACAACAATAACATCAGCTGATCTTACAGCATCAAGAGCATTAATTAGTAATGTAAGTGGTAAGGTGGCTGTAAGTGCTACCACTGATACAGAACTTGGATATGTTTCAGGTGTTACAAGTGGTATACAATCACAACTAAATGGGAAGCAAGCTACATTAACTAACCCTGTAACAGGAACAGGTACAAATAATCAGATAGCTTATTTTAATTCAACAGGAAGTACAATAGCAAGTCTTAGTACAGCTACATATCCATCATTAACTGAGTTAAGTTATGTAAAGGGTGCTACAAGTGCTGTACAAACGCAATTAGATAGTAAAGGATATACATTAGCATTAGTAGCATCAGTAGGTAATTTAAATAATGGAACAACTTATTATTTTGGAAATGTTGGTAGATCACCAGTTATTGTTCCTGATGTGTCAAGAGTGTATATTCCAAAAACAGGCACAATAACAAAAGCTTACATTGGACACTATTCAGCTACAACAGGTACAATAACTTCAATTACTGTTAGTATAAGACTGAATAATACAACTGATACATTAGTTGCAACATCAACAGCATCAGCCCTTTTTAGGACTTATAATAACAATGCATTATCAATAAATGTTACAGAAGGAGATTATTTTGAAATAAAGGTAGTATCTGTTAATACAGTAACTCCAGGAAATAATGTATTTGGAGGAACAATTTACATTGAATAATAAAATATAAAACATGGTACAAATTAGATTAAAAGCAAAACATTATTATTACATAGTTCACTATCTAAGAAATAGTTCAGTTCAACAATATTTTTCATTAATCAATAGATTGAAAACAGCATTAAATGGGAATAATGATTTAGATGCTTCTTTTGATGTAAATGCTAGTGTAGTGGAAGTTGTTGATATGTTCAAAACACTAACAGTGTTACCTGAAGGTCAAGCTAATAGACTAAATGTTGAAATGGATGATCTTCTTACTCCACAGATAACAGCAGGTGTAATACAAGAAATTACAGATGGTATAGGTCCAGATGAAGAAGGTAATATACCTGATAATGCATATTGGCAACTAATAGCTAGAGGTATAACATATGCTAAAGAATTGAATACAGCTGCTAGAGATAATGCAATAACACAGGGAAAAACTTTTATAGACTTGTTATGATTCTTATAGTTGCTACGATAATATCAATTATTCTTTTCCCAATAGGATTTGTATTTGCAATGTTCTATCCAGGAAGAAGAAAGTATTTTTATAATATAGCTAGAGCAATAGACCAATTAGGAAATGTTATATGTGCTAGATTATTCAATTCAACTTTAATAAAACATTACAGTATTTATAAGTTTGGAAATGAGGATGAAACCATTAGTAGTGTTATTGGGAAAAACAAATTGGTAAATACATTAACTAAATTAGGTATTGTTTTAGATTGTGTTTTGGAGCTCCTAGATAGAAACCACTCTCTCAAGGCTATAGAAGAAGATGAGTAAAATAAATTTGGTAATCTCAATACAATCATATATTTTTGTAAACCTAAACTACATATTCCCTCTCTCTTGAGCATGGGAATATTTTTTTTTAAACTTTTCTATGGAAACGAATACAAACTTCACATCCCAACTTGAACAAATGGAGGACAGACTAACCGATATGGAGAGTAAAATTGATGTAATTGATACAAAGCTTACACAAGTGGTAGATGCTATCCTTGGCAACCCTCTTACAAAAATTGGAGGACTCATGCAGGATATTGAGATTATGAAACAAAAGATTGAGATTTTAGAGAAGAGTCAATTGCAATATGAAAACTTCAAGAATAGAGTTTATTGGACTATTGGCATAGTGGTAGGGGTAGCTTTAATATTACAATATTTTGTAAATGTTTATTACAATATCAAACGTGCGTAATAAAAATAATATAATATACATTCTTATAATAGTATTGTTGATAATGATATTATATGAAACATGTAAACGTCAGAATGCTGGTGGTGGAGGTGTTAAATCAGATACAATTACATATGTACATTATGTATATTATAAAGATACAACTAGAACGTTCCCTATACTTATACAGAGGATAAGAGATACACTACTTGAAAGTTCTGTAGAATACTATCCTCAAGAAGGATATTCTGAACTGTTAGAACAGTTTCAAAGCCTTAAACAAGAACTTCTATCCAGGAATATATATAAGGATTCAATTTATTTAGACAGTCTTGGTTGGGTGAAAATTATAGACACTGTTCAAAAGAACACACTTACAGGAAGAGAGTTTGTAAAGAATATAAAGATTCCTGAAAAGACAGCATTTGTAAATAATAATGTTGTAGTGAACAAAAGAGAGTTTTACATTGGTCCTTCATTAAGACTCCTATCTCCAACATCTTTTGGTGTAAGCGGAGGAATCTTATATAAAGATCTTCACAATAGGATGTATGGAGGAAATGTTTTCTGGGAAGGTGGAAGATTGACATACGGAGTTTCCTATTATACATTGTTAAAAAAGAATAAATAATGGTTACATCAGCACAAGCACTAAAGAAATACGGAGATCCCAACAATCAATCAGCTATGATTATGTGGGATGTTCCAGGATATTTAGAGATAGGTGTTATTCCTAAGAAGATATATTGTAACAAAGATCTTATTGTTCCTTTAGCTGCAGCTTTCCAAGCTCTTATAACAACAGATCATGTTAAAGAACTTAAGACATGGGATGGTTGTTTTAATATTAGAAAGAAAAGAGGACAAGCTAGTATGTCTTTACATAGCTGGGGAATAGCTGTAGATCTCAATGCAGCTTGGAACTGTTTTGGTTGTAAACCAGTATTGTCTGCAGGATTTGTAAAATGTTTTACAGACAATGGTTTTTATTGGGGTGGTACATGGTCTAAACCTGATGGTATGCACTTCCAGTTGGCAAAGATTTAACTAATTACATTATTGTAATTTTTTCAATTACATTGTTAATTATAATAAAGTGTTTACTTTTGTAAAATAAAATTAATAAAATGGGAGTACCAAATAGACAAATAGGACAAAGTGTTGAAGCAAATCTTCTTTATCAAATATCTATGCAATTAGATAGATTGATCAAGGTGACAGCAGCATTAACAACAACCACCACTACAATACCATAATGGGAATATCAAAACAAATAGGATGGGGCCCTGAGGCTAATTTATACTATCAAATCTCTCAACAACTTGAAAGATTGATTAGTGTAACATCTAAAGTTGTTTTAGGTCCTCTTGTTCCTATCATTCCTAACGTTACATTAATGATTGATAACAGTCCAAACTTTGACATTCCTGAATATCAAGAAGGGATTGTTGCAGATAGTGATTATACAATAGAATGGTGGGCTAATATAGATTCTAACAATAATAATCCTAGAGCTTGGAGTGTGGGTTCTGCTGGAGCACATGCTGTTAGTATAGAAGGTGGAGTAATGAATTATTGGATTGGTGGAAGTATAGTTTTATCAGCTACATTACCACAAAACTACATAGGAACATGGTCTTATTTCACTGTAACTAGACGTAGAAATGAAATAGGGATTTTTCAAAATGGTATAGCGATAGCAAATGGATTTTACTCTGGTACTATTCCAACAAATGGTCTACCATTATATTTAGGATCTAGAGGAAATGGTAATGCAATTAAAGGCAAGATTACTAATTTTAGATGGACAAGTGAGCATTTATATAGCATCCCTAGTTTAAATTTCACTCCACCAACAGCACCTTTAACAGTATTAGCTAAGACTAAATTATTAATATTCAAAGGAAATACATTGTCTGCTCAAATAACAGATCAATCAGCAAGTGGATATACAATAACAAATGTTACAGGAGTTTATGATCCAATTAACCCATTTATAGGTGTACAGGGATCTATAGATTTTTCATACGTTTTAGGGTTTACATTTAAAGTAGATAATAGTGCAGGGAATGCTGGTAGTCCAGATGGTGCACAATATGATGGAATAGTACAATTAAACACTGAAATGTTTATTGATTGGGGAGATGGTAGTAATTTACAATATTATATTTCAAATCATCCTCAAATTATTAGTCATACATTTACTTCTAATGATATCTTTGATGTAAAAGTTTATATGAAAGATCCAACAGTTATAGGATATGTTGATAGCACTAGTGATCATGGTAATTTTCAAATATTAGAAGTTGATTATAGTAGATTGAATCTTAATACTGTAATACTTTATGGAAACAAACTATCATCTACACAAGTGAATAAACTTTTAAATCAGTTAGTGGCTAATGGAAACAATAGAGGTAGGTTATTGATCAATAGTCAAATACCACTAGCACCTCCAACAGGTCAAGGGTTGATTGATAAAGGTATATTGATAACTAGAAATTGGACAGTCATAACAGATTAAAACCAAAACTACATATATGAAGGAACTAAAGTTCGTAGTATGCCAGCCTGATGATAATTATTATGTTTGGCAAGTGCATTTATGGATTGAGAGTCTTAGGAAAATAGGAATGTCAGACAAGGCTATTGTTCTTGTGTTCACTCCTTCCTTTAGAGACAAAGCATCTGCAAGATGGGAAAAGGTTGTAAACCTCTATCCAGAAGCAGAATTTGTTTTCTACAAAGATGAAGAGAATGATATAAGTGATAAAATTGGTGTTTACATACCTGTTCTTAGACCTTATTGTCTTCAAAGATATTTTAAAGACAATCCAGATATGAAAAATAATGCTGTGTTCTATTGTGATTCAGACATTGTTTTTACAGAGAAGTTTGATGTTTCTAAGTTTATAGATGACGATGTTTGCTATCTATCTGATACAAATAGTTATGTAAACGCTTCATATTTTGATAGTAAGATTAAGGATGTTCTTCCAAATAAACTAGAGGAATATAAAAAACATGACATCCTTGGTAATGCAACTAGTCTTGTAGGAATAGATAGAGCAACATGTGAAAAGAACAATCTACATTCAGGAGGTGCACAATACTTCCTTAAGAATATAGATGCTTCTTTTTGGGAAGATGTTAAAAATCATTGTCTTTATTTAAGAGTGTATTTACAAAATGTAAATAAGGAGTTTTTTAAGGATGAGGATACAGGATTTCAAAGTTGGTGCGCTGATATGTGGGCTGTTCTTTGGAACCTTTGGAAGAGAGACTTAGAAACAAAGAATGTTCCAGAAATGGAATTTGCTTGGAGCTCAGATCCTATTGAGAAATTAAGTAGATGTACAATTTTACATAATGCAGGAATAGTGGGAGACTATATGAAAGGTTATCCAGCTTTCTATAAAGGAAAATATCACACTGGTAAAAATCCTTTTAACGATTCTCATTTAAACATTGTTTTAAATAGTGAAGAAAGTGCAAAGTATTGTACACATCATTATGTTATACAACTTATTGAATTAAAAAATAAATATAATTTAACCTATAACCCCTAAAAACAATTAGTTATGAATGGAAACAATAAGAAAGACTTAAGAGCCTTTGTTCGCTATGATGGTAGCGGAAGAGTTGTTGCAGGATCATTGATCTTGAGAAGACAAAAACCTAAAGTTGGTAAATGGACAGAAGTACAAGGATATGAATGTTGTACAGATCACACATTAACTACAACTGTAGCTACAGCAATCACTAACTTTAAAGTGAGAATGTATTGTGGTGGTTCTATAGGAAGTGAATTACTTTCTAGCACTGGTTGGACTGCTGGTACAGGATGGTCTGGTTCATTTGCTGCAGGATATGCTCATGCAACAGGAACAGCTGCTTTATCTAATTCATTAGCTGCTGTAGTAGGTAAACGATATACAATTAGTATTACAATCACTGGTGCATCTGCTGGAAGTATTAGTGTAGCATTTGGTGGTGTAACTACATCAGCAATAGCTGCAACTACAACCCTTAATGTATTAGCTACAGGAGTAGGAAACTTAGTAATCACACCTCTTACAGCGTTCAATGGTACTGTAATAGTTTCAATTAAACAATCTAATTCATTAGTTTTAACTCTTGCTTCTTCACAATCGTCTACTACTGTTGCAGACCTTGTTACTAGATTAAATACTACATATCCTGTTCTTGGAGTTTTCTCTACAACAGGTGGTACAAATTTAACTTTAGTGATGACAGATCTTCAGAAGCAAGCTATTTGCTCTGGACAACAAGCATTAACGATGACTGTATCTATATAAACCAAACTTTATGGCATTATCAATATTCCCAGAAGGAATGATGGAAGGTGTGGGAGGAAGCTCTCTAAACTTAGACAGCATAGCTGCTAAGCTTACACATTTTGTAGACCAATTACATCTATTACATTGGCAAACAACTAGTTATGCAGAACACCAAGCTCTTGGTGGACTATATGATAAGGTGTTTGACTTGAAGGATGAGATTGTAGAAAAAATAATGGGCTATTCTGGAACTCGTCCTAAAGCAATGAAGCACGAAATGTTAAGAGACTACTCTATAGGAATAACAAAATCTGTGGTGAACGATCTTAAGATGTTTGCTAAAGAGTTGGAAGAGTATGGAGAAGCTAATAACATGTGTGACATTGAAAACATTGCACAATCTCTATCTGGAGAAGCAGCTAAAACATTGTATTTGTTAACCCTGTCTTAATGCAAATAAATAAGAAGTTTTTTCCTGAGATTATGCCAGACAATGAGCTTGCATACTTCTCACATTTAGAAGGACTTATTGATTCCATAGATGAGCTTTGTTCAATGGAAATAACCAGAGGTCCAGAATCATATCATTTTAGAATAGCAACATCTGTTCCTAAATATAACAATCTTCTATTAGAGGAGTTGTTAAAGTTTCACAACATGTTCCAAATCAAATTAAATATGAGCAAGAGTATTAAAACTTCTGCAACAATAACTTTTGACATAGAGCTAAATTAAATTTGGAAATTACAAATCAAATACATATCTTCGTTTTTTAAACCAAAATAAATCAACATGGAAAAGATCACCTACGATCCAAACAAAAAGTACTCATGGACACCTGAAGATTCTTTCACTCTATCTGGAGGAGAATTTGGTGTAATTTTAAACACTTTAAGAGCTATTCTTAGCACACCTGAAGCAAGTAAAATCTTATTAGCAAACCAAGCTAACACAATTGTTGAAGCTACATTAGCTAAGGCTGTTGAAAATGGTGTTGTTAAAGAAGCTCCTGAAGAAGTTAGTGAATAATTTATTCTGTAACAATTAAACTTCAAGTTATGAATCAAAGTTGGAAAACAACAATCGGTGGCCTTTTAGCTGCTGCTGGAACATTTTTAGTAAACACTCAAATAGGAGTGTTAAACCTTGTTGGACAAATCATACAAGCTGTAGGATTGTTCTTCTTAGGATTTTCTGCTCAAGATGTAAAGAAAGTTAGCTAATGCCTAAGCAAATGATTAAACGTAAGGATGGTTCTGTCTCACAACGAGGGTTGTGGGACAACCTCCGTGCGAATAAAGGAAGTGGTAAGAAGCCCACTAAACAAATGCTTCAACAGGAGAAAAAGATTAAATCAAAATCTAAATAATTTACAATGGCAATGATGAAAAAACCCATGGCTAAAAAGTCTATGGTTAAAAAATCAGCTAAGAAAGCTGCTCCAATGATGAAAGCAGGTGGGAAGGTAACAAAGGCTAAACTTGGTACAACTACTAGTGAAAGCACAAAGTCTCCTAATTATAAGGATAGTGTTGCAATCTACGGTAAGCAGTTTGATGATTATAGTGCAAAGGCAGTGAATGCAATGGGAACTAGTAAAGCAAGTGGCCTTAGAAAAAAAGCTGCTGAAGCTAGAGAAAAAGAAACTAAGTTTTCTAAAAAAGCTTATGGAACTAGTCCAGGTCTTCCTCAGAAAAAAATGGGTGGTAAAATGTCTAAAAAGAAATAGTTATGGCTACAGCTAAGAAGGATAAAAAGTGGATACAGAAGGCAATCAATCCTAAACATAAGGGTTTTTGCACACCTGAAAGTAAGCCCACTTGTACACCGAAAAGGAAAGCATTAGCTCACACTCTTAAGAAAATGGCCAAAGCTAGAAAAGGAAAATAATGACAAAAAGTATAAAGTTAAAACCTTATGCAAGGTTTCTAAGAAATGGAGAAATAGTACCAGGAAGTCTTGGTTTATACACTCATGCTCCTAAGGTGGGTATATGGAAAGAGGTTCAACCTATAGAATATTTTAATAAGACTACTCAGCACTATCTTGATGTTGTACAAACAACCTATCCAGATGCTGTATTAGCTCAACATCTTGCTACAAGATTACAATTATTCCTTTCTGATAGAGGTGTGAAAACCAGTGATACAGTTTTAAATCTTACAGTGTGTTCAGATGATGTTAATGCTTCTGAGTTTGCTGATATTAATAACATAGGACAAAATCCTCCAGCATTAAATTCCTATCTTGGACCATTTATGGGTGGTGGATTAGCTGGTTATCCTCATACAGGAGCTCTAGCATTACAAGCTTGGCAAAGTCATGCTACAACAATGACTCCTACTGATGGACCATTATTGTTAATTAACATGCCTCACATAGGAGTTACACAACAAGCTGATCTTGTTACTGCTAATGATAATGTAGGTAGAATGTTAAGAAGAGGAAAGACTTCTGCTACAAGTGATAATACCTGTGGTGCTGTTGTTACAGCTGCTAACTGGGTTATGACAAATGGTTCTGGTGGTTCTGCTCCAACTAGAGGTGCTGGTGTATTTGCTGATAATGATCAATACTATACACTTGCTAGTATTCTATATACAAATAGAGCTACACTTTGTTCTGCTCCTTATAACTTTGTTTTAGACCCCACTAAATACAGTGCTGGTGTTAAATTAGCTACAGAATATATAAGAGTGGCAAGTTTTACAGATTTAAAGAATACATTGATTCCTGTTCTTACAGGACAAAAAGATCTTTATTTCCTATCTGGAACATTTATTAATGTAGATGATGGATATGCACCATCTATAAACTTTAATGAATTATGGTTGAGAAACTCAGGAACTTGGACAGATCTTACAACTGATTTTAGAAATACATTATAGTATGATATACGAACCTCACAATAGAGTGGAAGTTAGTACACCTAAAGGTGATGGTATCATTTGGTTAGTTACAGACTACGGTCATGAAACTGATACAATTTATACAGTGATTATTGATTCTACAGGAGAAATGTGGCAATATTGTCACAAGGACATTATAGTTAAGAACAATATAACATTTGGAAGAAATGGGAAGAGCAATAGTAAATAAAAAAGGCGGTATTACACCTGTATCTAATGGTCCTCTTATTAAGAAGAAAGGTCCATTTAAAGGATCTTCTTTAAAGAATGGTGGTAGCAGTCCAGCTTGGCAAAGAAAAGAAGGAAAGAATCCTTCAGGTGGATTAAATGCTAAAGGTAGAGCTTCATACAATGCTGCTAATCCTGGATCACATCTTAAAGCTCCACAACCAGAAGGTGGCCCTAGAAAAAAATCATTCTGTGCTAGATCTGCAGGGCAAATGAAAAAGTTTCCTAAAGCAGCAAAAGATCCAAATAGTAGATTAAGATTAGCAAGAAAAAAATGGAAATGCTAAATAAAATAAAATATAATATGAAACAATTAAAGTGGTTAATAGGAATGTTTTTTATGATTGGAATGCCTTTTCCATTATTTATTCCTGATACACACCAATGGTGGTTTGGATTTATAGGTTTATTGTCTGCTTTTATAGGTAGTGGGATAACGTATGGCTTTTCAAACTATACAACTCATCCAAAACATTTCGGGGACTTAAATATCAATCCTAAACAACCTGTAATTAACCAAGTGTGGATGATGTTCTTTGTATCTGCTGTTGTAAATCTGATTTGGGCTTCAACTTACATCAATTAAGAAATACAATTTATGAAACATATAGATAAGGTTTATCACTTTACTGCTGGTTTGATTATATACATATTATCTAATATTGTATTGAATAATTGGTTGTCTATGATTCCAGTTATAGTTATTGGTGCAGGTAAAGAAGCATATGATTATTATTCTAAAAAAGGAACACCAGACTGGTGGGATTTCATATGGACTATGGCTGGTGGACTACTTGTTTTGTTATTAAGTTTGTAAATAAAATCTAAAATATAAAAATGAAAAAATTGTTATTCGTATTAGCTGTAGCGTTATCAGCATGTGGTGGTGGTGCTTCTACAGAAGTTGTTTCTACTGATTCAACTAAAATCTCTGATTCAATCAAAATTGTTGACACTTTAAAAAAGTAAATAATGGCAACTGTAAAAAAAGCAAAAAAAGGTGGTTCTTTTGATCTTAATAAAGATGGTAAAACCACTTTCAAAGATGTGTTAATTGGAAGAGGTGTTCTTCCTAAGACAGCTAAGAAAGGAACGAAAGTAAAGAAGAAAATGAACTATGGTGGTGAAGCTGCTTCTATGAAACCTATGATGAAATCTGGTGGTAAGATGGCTAAAAAATGTAAATATGGCTGCAAGTAAATCTATGACAGCTGGTAAAGCTAAGAAATCAGGAGCTCCAAGAAAAGCTCCAAAGGTTGGTATTCCTAAGAAGGATAAACCTTTTTCCAAGAATAAATCTATGGATGACAAAGCAATACGAACATCACCTATGCAACCAATGATGCAAAAAAGATTATCAAAATAAATTAATATGAGACTATTTACCTTTATTATCAACGTTAAAGATAATGACAATATAGAAAATGACTCTATAGATAATGACACTAAGAAAAGACTTAGGCAGATAGAAAAAAAACTTGATATGATTCTTGCTGAGAACACAAAGCTCAAGCAAGAAATATATGATAAGTTAGAAGAATCTATAGATGATATTAATTCAACCGTTTAACCTCTAAAAACAAATAAACATGGCTACATTAGAAGAAATCTCTATGAAAGTAGATGAATTACAAGCTGCTCTTGATGCTGAGCAAGAACAAATTGCTATCTTAATTTCTGCAAAAGATGCAGCAATTACTGGATTAACTGAATCAATCGTTGCT